AATATACTTCCCTCCCAGGATAATAATATCAATGTCCATTCACATTGTCAACCAGCTCAATATCACTCGGCTCTACATAGCCCGATACTTTTACTGAAATTGGACACTTGCCGATGCGGCTCTCAAGATTCGTCACTCGATAGCACCCATTTACAAGTTTCCCATCAAAACGAACCCCATGTAGCAGGCCCACAGATGCCATCTGCAGCCAGCCCATGTCCTTTCTGATACTCAATCAGCTTCGCCTTGGTATTCACGCCAAAAATGCCGTCAGCCTTAACACCAAGATGCCGTTGTAGTACAGTCACAGCATAAGAAGCGCCGTTCATAGCGTCTTTCGCACCCTGTCTGATAGTCGGCATAAGATTTGCTACACTGATATATTTCGTACCAGATTTGCTGATCTAGCGGCTGCGTGTGGTGCGCACATCAACATGAACAAATCCGCTTGTAAGCACAGCACGACTATAATATCCAATACCACCACTCTTGGCAAAGTAGGGCAGGGAAGATACATACAGTGCAATCCGAATCGGGTCAACGCCCTTAATCCAGATATCAGCGGCAGTACCAAGGCAATGCTGGCTACGAGGGCTTCCACCGATGGAGATGTTATAGGCAGGAGTACGATACCCAGAGTTGATGTGGACAGGAGCGCCAAAGTGAGCGCGAATCTGTTCCAGCACCTCAATCAGCTGACTATCGACCAGAACTGTATCACTCTTATCGGAGCAGGCGAACTCATAGACGGAAAAATGAGCCGAAACCTTTTTGTTCTAGTCCTTCTTCATAGAGTATGTAATAACACCCATTTCATCACACCTTCAATTCTTTTTGAACTCGTCCTTGATTTTATCGTTCTGGATGTCCATCTCTTTGACAGCGGCCTCAATCATTGTCTCAATAGTCGGAGTGATCTTCACACCCAGACGCTCCAGAGCCTCCATAACGTATTTCTTCTTGTCGGCCTTTTCGATAGCGCCGGTTGCGCCCAGCTTCTCTGCGGCACGAACAGCAATCTGCACTAGCTTGTACACGCCGATCTTTTTCAGATAGGGGATACCATAGGCCATAAAGGCAGTACCAGCGCCAGCAATAACCAGGCGGACGATAACAGAAACCAGCTCATTGATAATATCCATCATAATAAACCTCCAAAATAAAAAGCCCGGGACACACAGTCTCGGGTTAGTTCATAATATTCTTTGTGTTGTTCTGACCATCGATCAAATAGTTCTCAAGTGCAGCCTTGGCCTCCTTCATCGGTTCAATTGCGTTGCCGTCGATGCCGTGACTTAGGAGTGCAAGCAGAGCCTTCATGGTGACATTATTGCCTTGCTCGCTGTGACTGATACGCTGTTCTGATTCGAGAATCTTGCGATCATGTACTTCCAGCGTGATACTGTTTTCTTTCTGGTGCTCTTCTAATGAGACCAGCTTGGATTGAAACAGGTCGAGTCTGTCTTTATCTGCACCTAGTTTTCTATTGATCTTCTCAAGCTCTGCATCGTGGGCATTCAGTCGCTCGTTCTGCTTGTCATCCGGGGCTTTCGCATGATTGATTGCCTTGATGATAACAGCGATTGCGGCTGAAATAGCAGTGATGCCACCACAGATGCTCAGCAACATGGTCTACAGCTGTTGTATGGTAAAAGAATAGACGTGAGGTGCGGCATTCAAACTTCCTATCATGTCTTCTCACCACCATTCGTACCACTGTCTGTGTTTTTGGCTTTCAGTGTTTTATTGATCTCGGTCAGCTGTGTAACAATAGCGTTCAGTGCTGTCACGATTTCTTTACCTGTCTCGTCTAATAACAGCGGCTTTAAGATTTCCTGCGCCATAATTCCTCCTTTCAATTGACAAATTCCTACCAACGTGATATAGTGAGAGCAGTACAAACCCTCCATCGGGCTAGTACAACCTCATTTCTATGAGTTGTTGCATGAGTTAGAGTCTCTGTGATGTAGCCATCGTCACAGGGGCTCTTTCTCTTTATGCGCGTTTTCCGCCATCACATACAGTACGCCAGTGATAATGCGGGCGCTCCTCGTGAAATAGAACGTAACGCAGCCAGTCATCAACAAAGATGCATAGCAACGCAAGGAAGAACCATAACACTGTAAATGGCAGGCAGATTTGACCCAATAGATTGAACGGCAGGGAAGAGTAGTCCCAGATATGTAAGCCAAGCATCAAATTCAGTGGGACACCCACCGCAAGCTCCATAGCAGTCACAAAGAGCGCTCCAATACCAGCCTGTTTCCAGAGCGGCATTTCCCAGGGAATATAGTTGTTCAGTCCACCGATCACAAGAAAACAGATGCCACCGACAACAGCCATCGTCCAATGAGAGTGTCCACGCTACAGAATCTCAATGCAATAATAAAGGCACCCTCCGATCAAAAAGAGGATGCCGCATTTGATTAGTTCACGAAGTTTGTTGCTCATCAATGCCCTCCTTTACCTCTGTATCGATCGTTCCATCTGTTGTCCCAGATTTATCAGGACTTTCAGGATTCTCAGTAGAATCATCATCACTACCATATACGATAGCGATAGCATCTACCTCTTCACTTGTCATACATGCTTTGATGTCAACCTCCAATTCCTGCTGATGAGAGACAAAAGGCTTCACATACACACCAATCGCCAGTGCCAAAGCAGCCAGATCATCATAAGTCCATTCCACACATTCATCGCCGGTAGAATTCCATGTCAGTTTAAAAGGCTGCCCGGCGGCTGTAGAGATCTGATATAAGGCAAGATTGCTTGTAAGAAGAGCTTGCTTCTCGCTGGTGACACTATAATACTTGCCATCTGTCTATTGAATTGGATGAGAAGCGAGATATTCAGACAGATATATCTTGCTTTCTTTAATTTTTGTTTCTTTGTAGAGTTTAAGTTGTTCTAAAAGTTCTTCTTGTGTGGGTGGCTGGGGCACTTCCCCGTATTCGTACACCTCATACTTCGCCCCGCATAGGCGGATGCCCCAGTAAGCTTCCCCTGGCTGTGCATTTTGGTTGTGTGCATTCACCGCAGCCTCGATTGCGCTGTAATCTGCCGGGGTGCCGTCGGTCTCGGTCGTCGTTGTGTACCCGGGGCGGATCATTGTTTCTTCCATTTTGAAATCTCCTTTCCGGGTGCTCAATTAATATAGTTATATTCGAGCCATAAGAACCCAGTAACCGTTGTCACCAGCGTATTCAGTGGCAGCACGATGCAGGGGCGCAGACCGTATGAGTCCTCTCTGTGGCGGCCTACACTGGAAAAACTTCCATCCGCATAAAACGTGTACATATAGTTGCCGTTGTGAGTTCGCTTGGAGCGTGTCCAGTATTCAGTGTCTGCTTTTCGCTTGTCGGTGGCAGCAGTTGTGTAGTCGAAGTAGTCCAGCTTTGCACCCTCCTGCGCCATCAGGCCATCCACACCCTGCCAGGTGTAAACACCCATCTCGACCGCAGAAAGCAGAAAGCACTTTCTCGAAAGGCCGTTCGAGCCGGAGGAAACATTGGCCGAACTGTAATCCGCCTGCTTCACGTAGGGCAGATGCACGGTCATCAGGCGGTTTGCCACACTGGAGGTGATATTTCCGCCCGGGTAGTTGACACACCAGTTGTCTAGTGCCCACCCTTCGTAACCGTAGATGTAGTTACTGCTATCGATCGCTGTTGAGCCTGCAATGTTCGTCCTCCAGAGCCATGCGCCGTTGGCCGTGCTGTCATACAACCCGCCGCCCGGAACGCCCTTGTGGATCAGCTTATACCAGTAGGTGTTGTTGCCGCTCGGGTCTTTAATGCCAAATTCTGTCCCCAATGCAAAGGAGCTGATGGGGTTGCCGCCGTCATAGAACTTCTTAGCCACTCCATCCACGCCGATATAGCCCTTATGTACTGGTCTTGCTACGCCATCTATTCCAGTATAAATTTTTGAAACTGATTTGGCGCTTCCGCCAACTCCTGTATAAATCGCCATAATCAATCCTCCTTACGCATATACCAAAAGCACCGTGCCGGTCGCAAGACTACTTCCGGCACCAGGGTCACTGGTTTGAGAGATGATTGTGTTAACTCCAAGCCAGCTTTTCAACACATCCTTGGAAACATCTTTAATCTTCGTGCCATTGTCCGTATAACCGGCAATGTGTGTCAAATTGGAAGTTGTAAGACCAGCGCTTGCGTAACCGATTCGAATTGTTCTGCCACTGTCGTTGTAATCCGTAACTCCCCCGTTTATATCTGCTGTAATAGTAGACCGATTTATAGATATACCCGGATAAGACGTTGTGGGGGATACTGTTTCTTCGTTGTTTGTATAAGATGATGTTTGTAAACTCTATGTGGTTTTATAATCAGCATATAGATGATATATACCACCGCCACGAAGCCAGAATACACACATAGAACCATTCCACATCATTGTGTACCCAACAGGCGGCTTTGATGAATCTGAAATGAACCGCTGATCATTACAAAGACATATACAATGTCCTCCTGTTGTGCCCCAACCTGGGCTTAATGTGAGTAGTTCCACGACAGCGGTAAAACCAGCACTATGCGTTGACCATGATGGCTTTGTTCCTGAATTTAACTGGACGTTACATTTGATATGATGTAGGCCAGGCCATCCGCAGTTTGTAACAACAGGGTACCAAGTGTTCGTATCTAAACTTGATAGATCGACTGTTTGCTCTTTGTCAATTTGCGTTTCAGTTGCAAAATTTGCAGTGCCATTTAGATTTGCTGTAATTGTAGCAGGTTGTCCAACTGCTTTGACGACATCCAACGTGCCATCATCATAAGCAATCATACGAACATTGTAATCTTTATAATTGGCACCAATATCTTCTGCATAAAAATCAACATATTTACCGACTTCTATAACACCATCATCACCAACTGCAGGAATTACATTCTAATAGCCTGTACTTCTCGAACTGACATCGTAACCTCTCAACTTCATTGCATTCAGCGCATCGCCACCCGGCTCAGTAGATCCAGCATAATTATGTGTATGTCCAACAGCAGCATATAACGTATCTGCCTTCGCTTTGATCCAGTTCCATAAAGCAGCTAGTGGTCTACGGGTATACTTCGTAGTCGCACTGCCATCGTCACTTGTAACTATAGCACCAACCATAACAGTGTTAGCATCTTCAACAGCGTCAGCGCTTGTCTCCAGTGTATCTGCTAATTCGCCCAAGTCATGCGTATGATCGGCAGGGGAGACACCCTCTGCGGTCAACTCTTCACTCGTCATTTTATCTGCTGTTACCACATGACCTGTATTATCAACACTGATGCGATATAGTCCAGCCTGTTTTGCTTCGTATACCGGGTGAGTATAATTATTAGCTCCAGCTTCAATACCATCCAGCTTTGCTTTATCAGCCGAGCTCATCAAACCATTATTTTCAGTAGTGGCTACATTAGGGTCGCTTAAACTAGCAAGCTTCTTTTTCTCTTCTGATGTATAGTCGTTACTGGACAGGCCGAATCCTTCGATTTTATCTACCTTTGTTCCAAGTATAGCCTCGATCGTTTTCCAGAGGTGAACCGCACCCGCTCTGTCTAGCCAACTTTTCTTTTCATCGTTCATCGATATGTGATCGCCTCCTTATAAAACGTCTTATTTGTAATGTGTTATTTATATCAGTCTGCGGAATTTGAATGTGAATGTGGAAGCGGTATCTGCGGCCATAGAACTCTTGATTTGAAGTCTTAAACCAACCCCTGTAGAACGGCCAGAACGAATTGTCCTAAGATAAAAATGTTGTCCGTTTGTAGAATGACCAGAACAATGTAAACCTATATCGTCTGCATTACCGCTGTTTGTCTCTTCAGCATACCACTGGACAACTCCACAAAATATGTCTCCCCAAATATTGCAATACGGGGTCGTGTCAGCACGAAACTGCATAATATAAGTTCCAGACGGCAGATCAGTTGAATGAATTCCAGTATCTTGCCAATCTGTTGTGATCGTAATCGCAGAAGTTTGAATCGTCACCACGTCCGGAATCACTTCGCTTGCTATCTTACTCTTAATCCAGCTCCACAATGCACTTAGTGGCTTACGGTGATACCCGGCGGCACTCGTGTTCATCACAACTTCGTCAGAATCTGTGGGGGGGGGGTAAGAACCGTATTGAGGTTGAACGGAATGAACTCACTATCAATACCAATATTCATATTTCCTAAAGCCATAATTCGTACCTCCTTTAAGCTGTAGCAATTTTCTTCCAGTCGCCCCATGAAGTCGTGCCTTGACGATAGTAAATGTTACCATTGCTAAAAGCGAATTCAAAGGAACCACCGCCCGTGTCATCGTACCAAGAAGATAAACCAATCAAAAACGCACATGAATGACCACTTGACAGCCCAATTTTGTCACTAAGCTTCAAACCACGAAAAATCAGACGACCGTTATAGTCGTTTCTATCAACGCCATAATAATCAGACGGAGAAGTGTTATCATTTCGATTATCTCCTTCAGGGTAAAGGTCATTATGTATGTGAGTGGCAGGGTTAAATTCAGATGGTTTATTCTGCACTTCACTCCATTCAGGGAGTGTTTTGTTCCCGCTATTCATTTCTCCTAGCGCCATATAATCCTCCTTATAAAACGAATATTTTACTCGGTTCAGTAGAATTAAAACTCATATAAATCGAGCCAATAGGGTAGGCTTCTACCCCTACGATATTTAAATCCCCGATTGCCATATTTCGTAATCCTCCTATTTTGTTTATGGAATGTAATAGTATATCAGCATATCTCCACGATTTGTTGGTAGTTCGGTTACCAAGGAGCTCGAAATGGTTAATTTATTTCTATCTAACAATTCGTAGCTAGTACCTTCCTGCCAAGCGCCTGTCATTGCGTGACCTATCGCGATTGCCCCATCTGGTAATGAAATATCAAGAACTGTCCAATTACATTCTCCAGTTTTATTTTTTAATTTTACTCCACTTATAGGAAGGCTTACACATCCGATTTTGTTTTTTAATGCTTCTGCAGAAGCGACTTTTTTAGCAGTATTTTCATTTGTTGAGATCTCTTCAAGTGATAAAACATCTTTGTATGACACTTTTTCACTTAGTTTATTATCCACCTGTGCCTTGGTATATCCCTCAACAACAGTACCACTACCGCTATCTGTTTGTCCGCCGCCCTGTACGATATAATACTGAGCTGTAATCGCAGTCGTTGGAACTGATACAGCTCTCAGACGCACATATCCATCAAAGGTCTCTGGGTTTGCAAACTGGGCGTATGAAGCTACCTTTGCACTTGCCGGTGTCACGCTGATAGAAATAACATCCTTTGAGGTGATTCCATCGATGTCAAGGTCAATATACTTTGAATATCGGTCCACTGTATCGTCAGTAAGCTAACTTGTAGTTGGAATAGTCAGTGTGTGGATATTGATCGTATTTGCCTTTACCTTCAGCTTCTCGTCGATCTCATTCTGCTGGTAGTACCGCTCATCATGGGTGTGACCATCATCGCTTTTCTTTGAGAGCTTTACATTGATTTCGTCTTCTGTATAATAGCGGTCATCGTGGTTATGTTCTGTATTTGCTTTCTTCGCCAAAGCATCACCAACAGCTTTAGCATCGGCAGCGAAATTTTCTTTCGTCAGTGTCTTATCCACCACAACAGAATCCAGCTTCAACTTGTCCAGCTCTGTACGCACATTGGTTAGCCCGGCATCAGCTGATTTTGCAATACTCAGTGCCTCAGAGATCTTTGTACCAGTTACCTTGGCATCGGCAGCACGTCCAGATACGGTCAGTGTCGCATCCACCACAACCTGCGGCGTAGGCAGGGGATTGCCGCTATCATCGACCATGCCTCCAGTGATCGCATCGATCTCTTCATTCGTCAGTGCAGCCAGCAATTCATCCGGGTGCGGGGTGTCAATCGTGATATCGCCCGTCTCTCCAGTTGTCACTGTGGTCACACCACCGCCAGCGATTTTGATTTTATCCTGCGCTGCACCATTCAGGATTAAATTGATGTTAACTTCGCCATTGACTGCGTTTTTGTCGGCTTCCAGTGTGAATTTTGATGGGTTCAAAAGAATCCAGTCATCGCCACTATAAACATACAAACTGTCTGGACGCAGGTAGTAAATCTTATTAGACAAAGGAGCCAGCGGAAGCGAGCTTACGATCTCCAAGTCTTTGCTGATTTGAATTCGTCTTGTGCCGATATCTCGATAAGTGCTTCCAGTATCAGTACATACGATCAGTTGGCCGTCAATCACAGGAGCTTGATCCAGCTGAGACTGTGCGACCTCGCGTAATGATAAATTTGCCATACTCAACTCCTTTGCTTAATAAGATTCACCACACAGCGTCATTGCCATGTGGTGAAACAAATCAATTAGCCATCAAGGGATTTCCATGTAATAGCGCCTTCCAGCACCTGCACACGACCATCCATAGTGGTATTCAGACCATCTGCATAAGTCTTTGCACTAGCCAGAGCATTATCAGCCTTAGTGGTCGCATCATCAGCGGCGGTAGAGATTGCCTCAGCCTTCGCAGCAGCCAGCTCATCCTGAGTGGGTTTTGCATTCCAAGCGGCGCGCTCGTCAGCAGTGATATGCTTTACAGCATCCTTGATATGCTCGTCCAGCTTGTCATTAACGACCTTAACCTTCGCGTCTGCTTCAGCCTTAGTGTAAGCGTCCGGCACTGCAACATACAGACCATCTTCCTCAACAGTGATGCTATTATTGCCCTTGGTAGACACACGAACACTGACAGAGATCTTATTGTCATCAGAAACAGTTACCTCAGCAGTAGGAGTGACCACACCAACATAGATATCGATCAGAGCGCCAACAGGGATCTTCACAACCTCACCAGTAGTAATAGTCAGTTCGATCTCGTGGGTCTTTGTGTTGTATGTACCGGTCTTCACAACCAGATCCTTGCCCAGATTGATCACCAGCTCATCGCCGCCAAATACAGGCAGCTTGATGGTGCGGGTCTCAGCATCATAGGTGGGATCATGGGTCAGGCCGCTCATCACGGTGGGAACAGGAGCACCGTTCTTTGCCACACTCAGAGTGCCGGTAGCAGGGGAGTAGGTGACATCCGTAACGAACAGACCTTCCTTGCCCTCGGTTGCTGCAATCTTTGCATTCACATAGTCAGCCACAGCTTTGGTGGTGGGCAGATTATCGTCGCTTGCATCCGCATTGGGAATCTCAGTCACAACGGGGCGATTCAACTGTACGAACTCAGTACCATTCCAGATGTGGAAGGTATAGTCAGTCATACGGATATACAGTAGACCCTGAATCTGACCGCTTGCAGGCAGAGCGCTCACCAGCTTGCAGCTCTTGGTGTACTCATCTGTACCCTTGAAAATCTGGCGTGTGTCTGTAATAAAATACAATGTGTTGGCATCTTTGGTAGTCAGCTTATCATAATTCGCTTTTGTACCGTAGCCAAAATTTACATTAGCCATCTTTGCCTCACTTTCTTAAAACTCTTGCCAAACAAAATTTGTCGGCTCAACATAAAAAGGTTCAATAGAAAAAAGCCCCGTGGCTTCGCTTTGTTGAACGATCCACGGAGCATATTTACCATTTTCGTCTTTCACCATAACGGTTTGACCTGCATAAGTGTCTTCCGTCTCATTTAATTGCTCGTTTGCTTCAGTAACGCTGGCGAAACAACGATTGCGGGGACGAATCTTTTGAACGGATAGATCGTCACGCACATACATGAACTCCGAAGAATCCTTTGTGATGATCATATCCCTGCCGTCCAACATTCCCAGCGCAATCGCAGCTTCTACATCTTCGGCGTTACCATATCCAAGCTTTGAATATTTAGCCTGTGCCATCTTTGCCTCCTTATAAAAGAAGCGGATGGCTTAGAACGGAACCACCCGCAAACTACCGTCTTCAGTTTCGACGCTCTCCTGAGTAATCTTGACTGCACTACCGATGGGCTTACCGTTGGCCAGCAGCTGCAGGGTATGGTCGTCATTGTAGCTCAGGTCATCAGCCTTACCATCCAGAATAGCGTTGTTACGATCACTCAGTGCCTTGATCTGTGCATTCAGTGCGATAATGCGCTGGTCAAGTGCGCCCAAAGCCTCATCAGGAACAATGTCGCTCCAATTCTGGATGGGAACAACAGTGATCACGCCAGGACCAACTTTGCGCACGTGCTGAACAGTCGTGCCATCTGGGTCCATTGTCACATCAACAAATGTCAGCTGGATCTGGATATCGCCCGGCTCATTGGTCAGGTTGGTGTCGATAGGCAGCTTATACTCCAGCTTGTTCTTATAAAGCTCTTCTGATTTCTCAAGAATCTCTGTCTTATATCGCTTGCTGATGGGCAGAACGTACTCAAGCATCACGGTAAATTCACTCATGTCAACATCCTTGTATGTAGTGTCAGCCAGAAAGTGAAGAGTATCCACCTGCTTACTGCGTTCCATAATGCATTCCCGCTTGCTTACGGTCAGTGTATTATCCTCATTGATCAAAAAGGTATACATATCACACCTCCTTCCTGATGATATACAGATACTCGTCCTTTGAGATTTTGTGCCCGGCAAACAGATTGTCCAGGAGCTTGTCCTGAATCATTCCGTCATTGTACAGTCGATGCATACTCTCAACAAACTCGCTATACTTCCTCTCGTCATTCATAGCAGCCCTCCTTGAATCAAACTCAAAGTGTAAGCATCAATAATAGCCTCGGGCGTTTTACCACCCAAGGCTTTCAGCTGCTCATATTCATACAGGTCAATTTCCTGCAGTTCCACGGTGTCATACTCGGGACATGGGATGAGATAATACCCGTCCACATGCCAGATATGATTACCATCACTGCTGATAATTCCCTGTGCATCATCCTCCACGCAGTTCACCATAATGTCGTGCTTGGGCTGATACTTTACAAAGCGCAGGTGGTCAAGAGCATCGATCACCCGGCCATTTTTCAATACCTTGTAGTACACTCTCAACACCTCCTTAAACGCTGAACATCAAGCGGATACCCTGTTCGTTATTTGCAGGGGTAAATCCGTAATATTCGCCAGTCACAGTCACAGAACAGAAATAAGAAGTCTGATCAGCATTCGGGCTTCGTGTCCAATATGCGGCAGGATTGCCATTTCCATCATTGCAGATGCGGCTGGTATTGTCAGTCATAAAGCTGATTGCCGTACCTTCGTAAATATAAGGCTCAACATTCTTAGACGGGAACAGTTCAGCCACAGAGGGCAGATAGAAATAACTGTCCGCAGTCACAACTTCACTACTCTTTCCACCAATGGTGCTACCTACCTTGACCTGCTTGATGATCTGTTGCCAGCCAATCGGGAGAGCTTCCAGAATACGACCGTCAAGGAATGTACGGATATTCGCATCTGCCCAGCCGCCAGTGTTGGTGGAGCCAGTATTCAGAGCCATCTTTTGACCAAGCAGTCCAGCTTGAATAAAGGTGATAGAACAACGCTTGTTGGAATTGTCACTCAGGTAATACCGTTTAAAGCCACAAGCCTCGAAGGTGAAGTCCTCATGTGTCCATGCGGCCAACTTCCGGCAGGCAGCGTCACCCAGGTCGGTATACCAGAGCTTGCCCCAGTAGATTGTACCCTTTGCGTAACGCTCGTAAGCGCCGTCGTCTGCCTTAGCACAACCAAACACCAAAGTGGCATTTGTCTGTGTGGTGCGAGTACGATTCAACTGAATATAGCCGATTTCAGCAGCAGTGGTATTCGCCGCATAAACGTGAATACCATTTTCGCCCTTGGTATGGCGCAGAACGATCATATCACGAGAACCAAGATGTGCGCCGGTGGTGGATTCAGTACCCCATGCAACCTTGGAGCCGTTGTTGACCCAGAAGCGGAAACCATTCATGCCATTGGTCTGGAAGCACTGAGCAATCACAGAGTTTGCGGCAGAATCTTCGTCGATTCGATAGTCCAGCGCCATAACCCAGCTGCGGTCTTCAGCCAACAGAGATACGCCGGTATCGACATAATTCTTGCCAGTAAAGATCTTCGGCTCGTTGAACAAAACTTTCTCTTCCACGTCGCTAAAGGTGAAGTCGTTGCCCATCTTGATGGTGATAGCGTCTTTGTCAGAAACAACACTCTGCTCCAGATTCACCTTGGTCATGGCATAAATCTCAACAGGGCGTAGGTCACTCAGCTGCTTGTCTCTGAAGTAGCCGCTGACGTATTCGCATATGTCGTAAACAGCATTGATATCCTTGTCGCCATTGACATAGCCGCCTTTGTCCCAGCCACTGAATAGATAATACTTATAAGCAGTCTCTTCGCTGGTATAGGTCGGAGTGTCGCCATCATACAGAACCATAGAGCCATACGGAGCAGTTGTCTGCTGTAGAACAGCGCCGCGATTCATATAGCGTACACGATACTGACGCACAGATTCATCGTATACAGCAGTAACAGTCTGATTTTCAAAAACAGGAGTGAACTCGGTGTCCCAGCCACTGAATGTAAATACCGTACTGATGGTACTCGGGAAGGTAGGTGTCGGGATAGGATTGTCAGAGCGGGTCACAGGGTCAACTGCACGCTCGCCCTTGTCAATATACTGGATATCCAGAACAGCGCCATCCTTATTCACGAACTTCCAAGCATACTGGTTGATCATGGTGTTGTAGGTGATCTCCAAATCAGGCCAGCGCTCTGTGTACAACAGCTTCTCACGCTCACGGATGATGGGTACATGAACTTTGCCTTCCACGACAGAATTGTCAGTGTTGTAGCCATTTTCATCCAGACCGCTCATTGCGTACAGACGATTCAGCAGGGAAGTATCAGCCAGTTCCCAATCAATACCGGTAATACGCACACGGTTCAGGTTGGTGCACTTGCCCAGCATATCTTTCAGATCGATGGTTGCACACTTCTCAACGGTCAACGTAGTGATATTGGTGTAATCCTCAATCGTCAGGTCAGTCAGATAGTTCAGGTTCTTTGCGGTCAAGCTGGCAATTGCAGGCAGGTGGGCGATTTTGATCTTGCCGCCGCTTGCAAAAGAGACACCGGTAATACCAGAGCCGTCAGCATAGAACTCGGTCAGGCTGGTGCATCCGGTCAGACCAATAGACTTCTTCAGGTTCGGCACGTTCTGCAGGTTCAAATGTTCCAGCAGAGTGTTATTACCAACAGCGAAGTCAGTCATGTTCGTATTCTTATAGCCGCTCACACCGGAACCAACTTTCAACTCGGTCAGCTTAACACCGTGGCTGAAGTCAACATAGCCTGGATAGAAGCCAGAGATATCACCAATGCTCTGAATGATAGATGCGTTATAGATATAAACTTCAGTATCGTTCATTGCGGTGATGGGGCATTCAATCGTGTAGGTCTGTCCGCGCTTGCCACGCACCTTCACAGGGTTGGAACCGTACAGAACAGAGACGTAGGTATCAGCGTAGGGTGTGATATGGAATGTGCCATCCGGTTTCACGCCAGTCCAGTTGGTGGGAGTATAACCACGAATGGTCATATCATCACTGGTTGCAACAGAACCGGAATACTTAGATGCCATGTATTTTTCCTGATAACGCTGGAACTGCCGACGCTGATGACGCTTGTTGCCATGCATCATGGGCAGATAGCTAGTGGTATTGATGGTGGGATCTTCGTAGGTGCGGAAGTATTTGCGCCACATATCCATGATCCAAAGCTTTTCGGGCTTCACATCCTGATATTCCTCGAACTTTTTCAAAATACGGGTCGCACTCCATGCCAGCGCATTCTCACGGTTGCGGAACATCGCTGCTATCTCATCTGGGAATAGGTCGCGCAGTTTGCACCACAGTTTGGAGTCAGCAGCATTAAACACATTCTTTGTACCGACGGTATCAGTGTCCTCGTAGCCATAAGTCAGAGTCAGACCACCCTCGTTATCATTGCCCATGGCGGTATCGTTATCGTAGTCAAAGCAAAAGTCCCAGTGAACCAGATCGCTAGTATGCGGGAACACGTTCTTTGCACGGTTATCAACCATGGTGTGACGCTCAGTAAACAGATAATGGAAAATAGCAGAATCCAGATCGAAGTGATCCTTAAAATGCGCCTTAAATTCCTCATCATCCGCATTCACCACCCAGTTCTGAGCTGTGATCCACGCCTGTTTACCGGCCTCGATCTCTTCCTCAGTACAGGCAGGGTTGCTGTAACGGAACTCAAAGGAGTGTTCGCCGTCCCAAGTTTCCTGTGAGAAATCGCCGCTCAGGAAGCGGGTTTGCTCATCGGCGTTGTTGTCGATCTCAACGATAAATTCCTTGTGGTTCTCTGGGTCCATACCCATCGTATCTTTGTTCTTTTTGGAGTTGCCAATGTCGCCGCAGGCATAGAAGTGCCACTGACCATCGTTAAATACGGTCGCATTGGTGGTATCGGTCTCCTGAATAAACACGACACAGGGATAGAACGCCATGGTATCACGCACTTTTGGATTATCCTTCTTAGCCTGACGCACATAGGGGTTGAACTCATTAAAATCGTCTGCCAGCAGGGCGTTATTTGCATTCTCAGAGGAAGCAACATTGACTTTGATGTTAAAATACTTCTCAGGAACGCTGTTTTCGGTCAGTGCATAGGTGTCGCCGGTAGTGTCGTCACCAAACGTAAAGCCGCCCTTGCAGTTGATGTCAATGTTTCGGGCAGATGCACCATAGTGGTCGGAGCTGGTGCCTTGACCCTTGTGGGAGCCGGTAGCAGTCCAGTTATCCTCCTTAGCACGACCATTCTTATAGATTTGCTGGATCGTAGTGTTGGCGACCTCGTTCTTCTTGCCGGTAGTGAAAGTAGGTGCAGAGATCTTGATGATACGCAGATCGGGGCACTTCTCTGCCAGCAAGTCGGGGGTCAGTTCGCCGCTCGCATCCGTAATGTCGTTGCGCATATAGCGAGAGACCATCTCTTCGGCGTTCTTCGCATCGGCAATAAAGTTATCCAGAATCTCATCATCCGTCAGGTTCATACCGTAGCTCTTCATGCGGTACACGATAACGTCACAATCGTCAGAGCCAATAGTAATGCCAACGGGAGCAGCCTGAGTAAAGCTGTCGCTGGTATCATACAGTGCAACACGGCAAGGGATACCGTCACACCACAGAACCATCTCGCGGAACTGTTTGTCCGGCAGAATATTGAACTCGAACTCGAGAAAATCGTCCTCACAGATGGGCAGATCAATACTGTTCTGGTGGCTGGTTAGCGTAACCTTCTGAGCCTGAATGTTCAGACCAACACCGCCATTCAAGCAAGTCACGGCAGTAGCATCATAGTTGCGGACGTTCGTGGTCTTAAACACCAGCTTGAAATTCTTGCCGCTCTTCTTTGCATCGTCTGCGAAAAGCTTATAGCTGATGGTAGCAGTTGTGCCAGCTTTGACGCAGAAATAGGTGTCGCCATCTTCATCGATCTGATAGCCGCCGTTCACCCAGTCAAAGTTGTCGCTGACAGTCATCTTATTGCTGCCAGAACTCCACAGGCGGTTCACATCTGCGTTGCTGCGGCCAGTGGGGTTAAAGTCCAGCATCAGGCCGGTCTTAACGGGCTCAATGGTAATACCAAGGTCTTCAATCTTTGCGGTGATGCTCTTGATGGTAGCGCCGCAAGTAATGGTCAGAGTGTGGGTGCCAATATCAGAAGATTTAAAGCTCCAAGTCTGAGCAGTACGACCAACAGTCAGTGTAGAAGTCTTAATGCCGTCAACTTCAAGCGTAATGCTTGCAGTAGAAGAGGCCGGGTTATAGACAGTGTAAACAATGCCAGTGGTACTGTACTGTTTTGCAGTGAACTCCTTTGTGGCACAGCTGATGATCGGTGTGCTATTGCCTTCCTCTGCCCACATGATATCTTTATAAATGGTGTTGCTAGTCACAGCTTTGCCATTGATATTTGCTGTCATGGTCACTTCCAGCAGGTGAGCGCCGTGTCTCTGTGCCGGGATCGCATAGGTCATCTGTCTGCCGGTAACCGCAGTTGTAACACTACCAAGCTTTTTGCCATCCAGAGTAAAGGAAACGTCCTTATTGATATTTCCGTATGGAGTAAAGCGGAAAGTGACTTCACCACTATAAACCAGAGAATCATCGAAGATACTCTCCAGATAAAACTCGACAATATTGATATTCCAAGTCTTTGAACCCATACTGCCAACAGAGTCAGTGACCTGCAATTTGATCTTGTTGTCACCATTGTGCAGATACTGAGTGATGTCGAAGCTGTTCTTGCCCTGATAAACAGTCGAAGTTGCAACTTTTGTGTTGCCAACATACCATACGCCGGTAGCATCGCCCGTGTCTTCGCCAGAGTTATCCACAGAGGTAAAGTTGAACTCGACAGTTGCGGTGTCGCCCTTAACAACAGCGATAGAAGACTCGCCAATACGCTCAATGGTGATTGTAGAGGTACTACCACCGCCACCGCCGCCACCTTCAATAATAACAGTGGTCTTGACCGTGCCGTTCTCCAACAGGTTCAGCTTGGAATCTTCGTAAGTGATATCATACTCGCGACCAGAATTCTCATCTGGCTTAAAGTCTTTCAAGGTTTCCTGAATCTTAGCGATATCCGCATTGGCCAGGTCAACAGAGGTCTGAATACCACCAACCGTATTCTTCAGGCCGCTCACATCACTGGATAGCACGTCAACGGTCGTCTTGTCTGCTTTCTTATCGAGCAGTGCGTCGGTGGCTTCCTTATTATAATAGGAGGACTTCAAAGTCTCCGGCAGGTCGCCAACACTGTCCTTCAGCTCCTGCACAGCGGCATCATTTGCAGTCTTATACTCAGTCAGCTCAGTCTGAACAGGGGTCACAGCAGTGCTGATCTTATTGTCCACAATGCCGTTATACATGCTTACCCACTCAGCAGAAGGATCAGTGTTCAACTTGATCTTTGTGATCTCTTCAGCACCATTCAGGAACGTCAGGGTGCGAGTATCGTTGTCATACTGCACATTGAAATTTGCCAGACCATCAACGGCAGCAATCTCGCCACGCAGCATCGTAACAAAGCCATCAACCTCGTCCTTCTTATAGAACTGCGCCAGCTTTTCATCCACACTTGCAACTGCATTCTTTGCGTCCTGTGCGCTCTTCTCAGCAGCGGATGCGGCAACCTGTGCTTCGCCAACCTTCTGACTCATTGTTGCCAGGAACTGGGTATACCAGTCATTACCACTCGGATCGACCATTTGCTTGCCGGTCAGCGATTTCAGCACATTCAATCGGCCATTCGGGCGGGTGCGCCACAGATAGCTCTTGGTGGTGCTTGTATTCGGGACATTCACAGCACCGGATGCCATGATCTCAAACTGCAACTCGCCCTCTTTTGCAGTAGCATCATTTGCCACCAGCCAGTAGAAGCGGATCTTGGTATTGCTGTAGCTCACGTTGATAGGGGAAGCGTAATTCTCCTCTCTGTCTGCATTCAGGTAGTGGATCTGAATCGTCATCTGAAGCAGGTCAATACCATCGTAGTAACGCGGCATTTCAAACGGAATAACCTGCGAGTTGGATTCCTGTGTGATATTGATCTGATTTGCATCCAGCTGAATGTCTTTGTTTTTGTCGATGTAAGACCACTGGTCATCAGAGTAATCAGCAAACCAGGTGTAATTGCCACTACGCTCAAATGTCTCTTCTCCGTTATCATCATACACGGCAATTTGGTCTTCGTCATTTAATTCCAGAGTTGCGACATCTATATCATCAACAGAAACATTTGCGGGGCTTGCGGCTTTTTTCGCAGCCAACCGCTTAGATTCTCCAAAAGATAGTGCCATTTGCTCACTCCTCTCTTATTGTTCATCTGCCGTAGTGGCAGTTAATTCGGGGAAATATTTATCAAACAAATTGTCCTGATAGAACGTATATTTGTTGTTTACGATATAAGTGTAATAAGGGTAATAGCGGCTCATAGAAAGCGACATCGTGCCTTCACCCAGATTCATAGAGATGCTTTTGATGATCCAATCCACGGGAGTCTTACCGCCCAGATATTTGGCGGCATACTGGATCTTTTCATTCACGTCGAGCCACGGAACCAGTCGCGTGGTCACACTCAGGCCGTCAGTCAGGCGGGCACGCTTCCACAGTTCGTATTGACAAACTTCCATGGCTGCGTCATCCGTAGTGTAATTCTCGTAGTCTCCACCCGATAGAATCTCAGTTCTACGACCGATCTTTTCAATGGATAACCGTGCATTGTACAGGTCATCAATATTGTTCGGGTCATTCACACAGATAAAAGCCATATTGTCGCAGTTATCTTCTGCCTTTTGAGCTTCGATCTCTTTGGTGGCCGGGATTTCGTCCACCAGTTTTGCCATAGCGTGGCTCTGCTGTTGACCCAAGAAGTAAATGCGGCCAGTATTCGGATTCCACTGGAGAACATAATACTTTGTAGCCTTAATACATCCTGGGTCTTGAATGATATCTGAACCATTGGCATCAGTCAAAGAACGATACAGTGTACTTGTCTTTGTCTCAGAGCCAACTTGCTCATTGCCGTCTTTATCCTTGTACTTCCATGTAAATGTCAACACAACCGTCATAGCGCCACTTGTTACGTTGCCATTTTTGTCCGTCTTGGCAGCTTCAACATTTGCAGGAGCCACAAAAGATACTTTCGTTTCACTTTTCCATGTTGATTCGGTTGCGTTCAATACAAGGTTGATTGTCTTATTTGTGCCAGACCATCCTTTTACAGTGGCTGCTCCATCCGCTTCAATCGTCGCACCAAACACTTCAACGCAATTTCGGACAGCGGCATAATCCACCGTGGCCGATTCACCATCGTTGGTCACAAGCTTCTCGAATACTTCTGGGTCAAGCACAGGCGGGTCATCAAATCCACTGGGAATTTCCTTGCATACAAACACATCATCGTCAAAATACATCTCAAACGGATAATACAGATCACGCAATTCGGAGAGAATATCCCAAACAGTCGAGCCAGTATCATAATCCAAGTCGTGTGGAACAGTGCGGCTCCAATAGTCGATGGAATATTTCTTGAACTCCGTTTCATCTCTCAGCACCGCCCAGATGGCATCACCGATACGAGTGCCTTTCTCGATGCGATGTGTGCCACCAACCAGCTGTCCACCCAAGTCTCCGTTGATACGAGAAACCAAATCAACACAGCTTGCCTGCACAGTATTTTCTGTTGCGCTATATGTAAAGCCATTGGATGTAAATGTATAGCACCCCTCGTTGTACCAATAGATTTTTACACCATTAACATAAGAACTGTCAGCTGAATTGGAATAGCTAAGGAACAGGTCGTTATACAGCTCATTCAGTGCGGTCTTTGTGTCAATCACTTCTGCCTGAATGTCGTGCATGGAATGTCCTGCAAACACACTGGTTTTTCCGTAGGTCTCCCTTAATTCGTCCTCACTCTAACCGGCAATAGCAGAAACATCCACCTTACCAAGCGTAACTCCGTTCAGAACCATGCCTTCAACAGCAGCAATCATCCCATGAACATGCATTTTGTTACCATACACGAAACTATCGATGCCTGATTTATCTACCTCAAGGATATTGGCAGGGGAGAGACCGCCGCTCATTGACTTCGCTTTTATTGCCACAGCATCCAGATAAGCCCAGATATCATCCTTCACAAGCGGCACAAGTCCGTCTTTGGTCTGCAGCATAGGTGTAAATGCGATATAAGGGCCATCTTGACAAATTGAGTCATCACTTCCCAAAACTGTAGAGTAATCACCAAGTTTGGTGTACCATTCTTCTGCTTCAGCTGGGTCATCCGGTGGCGTGCCGTCATTGATCTGGTCAAAGAACGTATGATACTTTGAGATATTGGCTCGTGTCCACACCAGCACATCTCGATTCAGATTGTCGATATTGCCGTATTTTGCATAGCCTCTATTTGTGATGTCCTGAATCAAATCATCATAATTCGTCGCAGCGAGCTGATAATCCGCATTCTCCCTGATCATCTCGTCAATACTCTTTGAAGCACTGATTTTTGACATTCCTCTTCCTGACAGACCAATGAATACACGCACATTTTTACTGATCCAATCCTCTTCCGTCAGGCTTGAAATGCCGCTCTTCTTACCCAGATACAGGGTCACATTAAAGGTTCGCCGCACGTCAGATTCTGAGTCGATAGAAATAGAACCATCGATCACAAGACCTTCCAAACTATCAATTGTAATAAAATCTTTGTTCAGCATATCAATGCGGCAGTAAATATTAGATGAATGATTGTTCAATAGCGCCAGGTCTGCGTCAGTCGGAAGATATGTCATACGCTGCCTCCTGGCTGATAATCACTCAGCCCATTGTTATACATGTCGCTCTCACTCTCTGCGTCACCGAGCTCCACAAAGTCGAACTCCAATACGCCCTTGTCGTAGTGATCAGAGCAGGAGATAGACACATTGCCATTGACACCCATTAGCCATCTGCGGCCATCAAACATCTTCAACAGCTTTGCACTGCCGTTGGTCAGCCACTCGCTCAGTTCATCACGGAATGCATTGCCGCCATTGATATCAAAGTCTTTCATTGTGTTATCAAAACGGATGCCAACACCAGAGAAGTGACCGCTATAATAATTGGCTTCACTGCCAGCAAATAGATACGGGTACTTGCTTCCCATTGTCTCGACAACTGTAGCAGAACGTACCTTCTCAACACTGTCCACTTTCGGTTCAAGGAAGATATGGTAGGTCTTATTGCCGTCAGTGATCACTGCACCGTCAAAGTCGCTCACAACGCTGGCCTTCGCATAGCCAAGCTCAATGCCATTTGCAACGGGAGCTACGGCGTACTCATAGTCGGTCTTGCGGCCAATGGCGTACAGGTCGGTGTAATCAATCATCACATAACCATCGTCAGCGCTGTACATATAAAAATCATTGAAGTCTTTTGGCTCCAAATCCTGATTCTTTGTTGCCGATACCTCAACACGATAGTATTTCATGTTGTTCAAGAAGGTCTCAGAGAACCACTCCTTGTATTCGCTGGAACTTCTGAATTCGTCGGTCGATGTAAAATCACTTGATGCCTTGATGAACTTGCGGTCAGCGGTATATGCAATCAAACAGAACGCTTTGTCCTCAGATTTGAACTGGAAAGAAAGAACTCGATTCTTGTCGATATAATCCGAGGTCACTGCCTTATAGTTGCCCATCGGTTGACCAGTCGTTTTATTGATGTGGAGGTTTGACCAGCCCATCTTCATAATGACATGGTTCAGATCAATCTCTTCCTGATAAAGCGAAGTCCAGATTGCTGCGCCTTTCTTGCGCCGCTTGATTCGCAGGGCATTTGCACCACTGCTTCTTGTTAGGAAATACTGTGCGTGCATACTGATATTAGCCATACGATAATTATTCTGCACGGTGAATTCTACGTCATCCACATACTCTGGATAGTCAGTTCGGAACGCCTGTAAGCCAGTGTCCAGCTGATAGCCGCCAACAGATTCTGCCGTCGCTCTCAGATAGTACAGGGTATGGTTATCCAGTCCATCGATCTGAAACCCCTTCAATGAGTCGCGATAATAGTAGCTCACTGACTTTTTCAGCAGCTCGCGGTTCGCATCATAGAGCCAAAATTCATAACGATTGACTGATTCACCCTCCGATACCTTATACTTGTAAGAGAACTCAAAGGAATAAGAAGGGTAGGGGATAGTAGTCACGCCAGAGGAACTCAGGTCGTTCAGTTTGATTGTTGGTTCCTCGTGACAATAAAACAACAGTTTGTCAGAGTATTCTGAAAACAGATTCGTGCCTTTCAGTCGGCAGCGAATGATCATATAATACGGATCTTTGCGGTTCTCAAACGTGCCTGCCGGAATTGTAAAATATCGTGCCAGACCAGTGCCACCGGCAGGGAATGTACCAAACTTATACACGCCTTTTGAAAGCGTATCACCCTGCAAAATACTGCCCGTCGGAGTATCGAAGACGATAAGAGCAATGATATCAATGTCTGCGTATGCGGCAAACTGAAATGTATGATCCTTTGTGGCATCAAATGCGCCGATTTTAGATAGAATTGGTTTCAAGTTATCACCTCCGAATTATCCTTCGATATATAGCAAAGCTCACCATTGGTATTCACAGCCAGATTCAGTGCGGCCAGAAAATTGTCAACAGTGATTTCTGAAATCGTTTTATTGATATCTGATACGTTCGTTTTCAGGGTCGAGATGTTGGTATTTGCAGCCGAAATCTTGCGTGTCATATCTTGATAGTGATTGGATTCAGCCGTTTTTGCGTCATCAAGGTCTGTCCTCAACGAAGTAATATCAGAAGCATTTTTCTCAATGTTGCTTTTATTGTCGTATACTTGTTTCTTTGTGGCGGTATAATCTTTGTTTGTGAAACCACCAATATTATCATTGAAACCATTCATCGAGCGCCACAGACTAGCTACATCGTCGGCTTCTTTTGTTTCAAGAGCACTTACACGCTCAACCGCTGCGTTTGCAGTTGTGTCATCCGTATACTTTGTTGCAACAGCCCAGTCGCTAAATGTCTATTTTTCGGTTTCACCTCTTGCAGTAATACAGATATACAATGCACCACCGACACCGCCATAAATCCATAGATCATTCACATCGTATGGAGCAGTCGGTGTGTCAGTAAAAACACGGACTTTTTCTGTCGCAAGATCTCGTGCGGATGTTGCCATCGACAGTGCATTGATAACACCGGCATCAACAATTTCCATCCAGAAATACTGCCGCTTATCCTGATCATATACCCAGCGATAGCAAATGCCAGTCCTTTTATCATAGTAGATGTCGTTGACGTGTGCTTGTTTCTCTTCATCTGTCTTCCAATCTGAGGCAGGATAGTTGTATGTATGCGGATGACCATTTCTGTACCAAGTATTGATCGTATTCTTTAGCTGATCTTGAACGGTGTCTTCTGTCTGCTGGGATTTGTCTTTCATCGACTCAAACTCGGCGTTCAAGCTATCGACACCGGTCACCAGAGATTTCACTGTCAGAATTTCAACGCTGGTATTACTCTCCGATACAATCAGGTTACGGAAGTTGCCCTGCAATGCAGTCACAACAACCTTCTGGCCCACAATATAGTCATGGTTTGTTACAATGCCGTACTCGCCACCGAATACAGCGATTTTATAGTGCTGGTCTTCTTTTTCTGTAATCACTCCATAGGCGGACACGTCAAATTTTGCATTCTTTACAGCGCGTTCAGCGGCAGAAGTCACCACCTCGGCCAGCACATCAATAGCTGATTTATCTGCCATTTCTTTTCCTCCTAATCAAAAATAAAAGCCGACCCGCTAGGCTATCCTAGTAGTATCGGCTGTAAAAGCTATTACTTACCGCTTGCTTTGCATTTGAGCAACCTTAGTCGGTAACTTCTGTTTGATTTCATTCGCCAGAGCGTCAGAGCTGCCAACAGGATTCGTGATAATAATATCGCCAATCGAAGTTGTAACATCTCCACCGCCACCCTGAACAATCGGCTGAGAACCGTACTTTGCCATCTGCTTCTGGAACCATGCATCCGGGTTGCCACCCATCTCGAACAGGCGAGAGGTGATATCAGCAGGGACAACACCGTCGCCGGTTTCAAGATAGGTATAGCGCCCAGATTGCGGCTGACGAACCAGCATCTCAGGACCCTGCTCGTCAACGTTAGCAAAATTAGACTTCTTTATTTCCTTTGTGCCACTTGCAAAACCAAGTAATGATCCAAGGAACTTAAACGGTGCTGTAACAACATCGGCTATGCCTTGGCCAACGCCTCTAATGAACTGCCCGGCTCCTTCCGCAATATTCTCAAGAGCCCCTTTCTGTTTAGCAGGCTGTTGAGCAGTTTGTTGTTGCTGTTGTGTCTCTTGCTTTGCCTTCTCCGCCTTTGTAGCGACAGCTTCAAATGCATCACCTGTGGTCGCCAAATCGTTTTTGATCGATGTAACGGCAGCTGTACATCCGGCCTTGATGGCGTTGTAAGACTGATCCATCACCCACTGCATATTGTTTGCTAAATTCGTAGCGCCAGGTTCTACATTCTTCCACGAATTGTCTGCATCCGTTTTCAACTGACCATTCTCACCAAATGTATTAGAGCTCGAAGAATCAATCTCGGCATAACCATCTTTCACCGTTCCCTGAGTCATTTCTGCCAGATTAGTTACGCCAGCTTCGTTCATGCTCCAACTATTATCAAAGCACGCACGCATATCGTACATCAGCTTCTGGGTGTCTTGGCTGGTGTCAGCCCATGCCTGCTCCATTGTCTTTTGAACATTGGTGCTCAGGGTTTTTACACCGCCACCAACCTTACTCCAGCTGTGACCGAATGCCTTGGAGATCTCATTCATGGCCTTATTTGTACTATCAACAGAAGACTTATAAGACGCATTCAGCTTATCCGCAATCTCCTTAGACATATCGCCGGAAGTAGAAGCTAGGCTGTTCCATCCACTGGTATAAATCTTTTGCAGCGAATCAAACATCGTGTTGGTGACATCTTCAACCTGTTCAGCGCTCAGACCGGTATTCTCGTTCAGTGCATCAAAGGTGTTGTTTACCAGCTCATTCATCTTCTCAGACATCTTTTTGCTGGTTTTTTCAATATCCTTTGTGTCCAGACCGAGCTCGCCAGCTACAGATTTCCAGCTAGACTCAAAGTTGCTCGTCATAGACGAAATTTGGCTCTGGGTCGCCTTCTTTGTGTTGCTGGTGGATTCTGTCACTGTCTTAGAAGAGTTAATCTTACCGACCGTAGACATACGATATACAGTCTTAGTGGCCATATAAATCATGCTTTGAACGGCAGCAATGATTGGATTATCACTCTTCTTGAAAATATCAGAGAGTCCAGACATGAACTCGTTTGTATCACCAAGGATCTCATCATACTCGCTCTCGAAAATTGAGCCAACACCAGCGGCTGCGGCAGCTGCGGCACCACTCAATTTAGCATTCGGGCCTTGGGCACTCATACCAGCACCGGCAGCGGCACTACCGGTCACTTCGGCCAAGCCTTTTGCCAGCCAGCCCTCTGGATTAGCACCAATCGCCATCAGGTTGTCGGTTTCCTTTGCAGGGATAACACCGTCACCTTTTTCAAGATAGGTCATGCGTCCCTGATCGGGGTTACGAACAATCAGCTCTTCGCCCTTTTCATCAACGTTTGCAATCTGACCCTTCTTAACGCCACGAGTACCTTTTGCATATTTCTTTGCTTGGAATGCGGGAGTAGGTTCATCAACCTGTGTGTTGGAAACATCACTTGCAACCGAAGCAATCGTAGCAATCAGAGCAACTGCACCTGCAACAGCTGCAGCGGCAGCAATCCAACCAGCGATAGGGATGGAAGAAAGAGCAGCAGCAATCGCCTGCATCATAGCGGCCATAGCACCGCCAACGCTTGTTACCAGAGTACCAAGTCCAGCGAAGATAGAAGGGAAGAAGCTTACAACGCCAGACGAGATGGCACTACCGATAGACTGTGCGCCAGCCGCAATTGGGCCAAACATACTTCCGACAGTCTCAACAATGCTATTAAGACCAAGTCCAGTCTGACCGTTCAACAGACCAAATCCTTCTGTGAAGAACAAGCCAATGTCAGTAAACATCGACCCGGTTTTCTCAGAGATAGATGTCTATGCACCTGAGAAGAACTTGCCGATACTACCAAGGTTGTCTTTCGCAGCACCAACCAGTCTCTCAAAGAATCCGCCAGATACACGCTGAATATCGCCTGTATTCACCTTTATTGTGTTGCCAAGGATATCCAATGTCGCAGTGGTGTCTGATTTTAGTGCGGCAGAACCAGCCCTGTTCTTACCAGTGATCCAATTCCAACCGTCAGAAACCACCTTGGCGGCCCCATCGAACATCTTCTTGAAACCGCCACCCAGATCAAAGTCACCGTTTTCGCCAGTGAACATGTTCTTGATCTGGTTAAAAAGTCCAAAAATTCCACCGCCATCAGTGCTTACACCGCCAGAAGTAAAGAATGTTATAACGTCGTTAAGCGTTTTTAGTGTGTTGATTAGCTTTTCGAGATTTGTAATAGCATCACTGACATTAGTAGCAGACTGAATGTCACGCATATTGTCTAGGATACTATTCTTAAAGCCATCATAGTGACCTTCCATTTGCTCAAAGGTCATGGCCTCGAACTCGGCGGTGTATTTTAGCTTCTTCTGATAATCATCCCAACTGGTGCCGATAAGATTATTGGCTTCCTGAACTTTATCCTTGAGCTTGTTTAACCTGTCAATTTCATCTTTCTTCTTATACTCGCGTTGCTTGTCAGACAGGTTTTGCCCAGCTTCACGAACAGCATTTTCATCTGCTTTCCATACGAAGCCCTGACCTCTGCCGCCATATACGTGGACAGTCTTATTGGCCTTTGCACGCTCGTATTCATCCTGAAGTTTTGCCAGTTCGATTGCTCGTTCCTGTGCATCATTTTCTTCGTTAAGGGCATCAATTCGTTTATCAATGACATCAATCCAAGCATCACCCTGAATCTTTAGGTCATTCGATTTGTTCTCGTTGAACTTTTCAAATACACCAATTAGATCACTCAGGAGGCTCTTAATATTTTCGAGTGTTGTCTCGAAGTTTTTAGCCTTATCTTCTGCACTTGTAAAGCCATCACCGGATGCAATTACGGCATCCCTCAATTCACGTAGACGTTGAGCAAGTGCTTTTGTTTCGTCTGCAGCATCATACTCATCAATCATTGCGTTCAGTTTTGCAATGAAAAGTTCCTTATATGCTTCTGTATTGAACTTCAGCTGATTACCTTCAAGACTCAAACACTTAATATAATCATCATCGAGACTCATCAACTTCTGATAATTATCAATACTTAGGCCACCATAAGTGTTGTATTGAGTGACGATATCAGAGATATCGGAGAAACCACTTTGGAAATGATCAATCCTGTCGGTTGCATAATTCAAAGAAGAACCAATTCCATCAATGCACTCACGAATGCTCATCACGTTGTTTGCAATCTTGGCGGCAGCATCTTCAAAACCTTGTGCAAGATATGCTCCAGCAGCACCACCGGTCTCACGGGCAGACGCCGCAAGTTCTTTCAGATGATCTGCAAACATCTGTTTAAATGCATCGCTGTTGTAATCAACTTCTCCGGTTTCGGAATTCAGAGCACTAGCATATTTTGGATTTGTAAATAGGTCTGTGTTTTCATACAGATTACGAACAGCCTGATACTGCTTCTCAATGGCATCCATATCCAAGAAGCCAAAGTCGTTATCCTTTTTCTGTGTGCCAACATCATAAAGATCAGAAAATGCGGATTTTATAGCGTCCGTCTTTTCCTTAGCCTCGTCCATCGCAGTGCCGTAGCCCTTAATAGCGTCAGTCAACTGCTCGAAAGAGATGGTTGTTGTGTCTACATTCTGATCAAGATAGTTCAGAATTTTATTCATCTCATCAGCTGATTTTCCGCCATCTTTTGCGGCATTCGCTTCCTTGAGTTGTTCCTTCACAAACTTACGGAACTGCTCTACATTGATTTGGAGCTTATTGCCCTGCTTTGTCAGACAGGCCGTAAACTTATCGTCCAGACCAACCAAAGACTTTGCTGTGTCAGCACACAGATAACCATACTGGTTATACTCCTTCATTGCCTTATTTAAGGTATCGAAGGCAGAAGCCACATCAGTTACAGATTTGGCAGTATTCTTATTCCGGTTCTTGGTTTCCTTATCAAAACCATTCATGTGCTGACGGAACTTATCTGAATTGCCCATGATTTGGTCAACAGTTGCGTCCAAAATATTTAAACCAGAAGCAAGGCCAGCATAGACTTCCTTAGTCCTTTCTGGGTCAACAGACCATGCTGCATCTCCATTTGCCAAGAACTCCTGTGCTGCAGCGGCTGTCATAGATGCTTTTGCAAACTCGCCAAGGGCAGGACAGACCCGTTCAGTCAAAGCTGTTGCTTGGTCTTCTGTTGCCTTGGTTGCATCCTCGACAGCATCCTTCTTTTCGCCTTGAGCAATCTTTGCAAGCTCCGCATTTGCCTTCTCAACAAGAGCCATGGCCGCAGACTGATACTGAGCGGCAATCATACCCTGATACTTCTCTGTATTCACCTGAAGCTGACCATCAACGAGTTCGAGACAACTCAGATACTCGAAGTCTTCATTAAGAAGGGTTTGAAGTGTGTCTGCGCTCAGATAGCCATATTTATTGTACTCATCAATAGCGGTGGTCGCATTCTTATAAGCAGACTGGATCTCATCAATCTCAGAGGAGATATCCTCCATCTTCTGAGAAGCTTGTGCTACTGCGTCAACACCATTTGCAGAAGACTGAGCTACAATACCAACTTGAACAAGTGCTTGGATAAACGCATTCACACCGTTTGTGTCAGCAGAGAAGTCCATGTCAGTCAGAGCTTTACGAAGATTTGCGAGAGCTTGCGCTTGCTCGTCGGATAATCCTTCGTTTGTACCCCACAAGAGATCGTTTAACTTGCTTGCATCAAACCCATCAATCGTATCTTCCAGAGCTTGAACAGCAGAATTTACTTTATCAAAAGTAAAACTGACGTCCATGCTGTTATTATTATCGTTTTGCCAAAAATCTACAGCTTGAAGCTCTCTACGAGCATTCGTATTGTTATTGATGGCGTCCGTAGAATCATTATAAGAATCTACATCGTCACGTAAAGCGGTTTGTTCATCAAGCAAGAATTGGTACAGACTATGATACGTTCCACCGGCAGCTCGCTCCGCCTCAGTGGTATTATCAATGACATATTTTAATGCTTTACCGACCTCATTATAATAGTCAACAATAGAATCTGCATCTTTTAAATCGTCAGGTCCATAACCACCGAACTTATTAAAAATATCAATGCCAGCATTTTTAATCTGGTCACCCATATCCATTTCAGGAGCCGACCAAACGGTAAGGTAATGCGTCCGATTATTCTTCTTAGCTGTATCAACAAGCTTGTCGCCTTGAGCATCTTTGTTCTGTGTCAACTCATAACGAGATGCCTCCAACTGCTCCGCTGTAATATCATGAAGTAAACCAAGCTGCTCTTCATACTTGCCGTTTTGAAGGTCAAGTTTACCAAGTTTGTCCTCATCCAGAGTTCCTTGCTCCTTGGCAAGATCAAGAATCTCTGCCTGAATGTCCTTTGCTTGGTCAAAGTCCTCAGTATCCCAACCAGACTTGTCGCCAAGTTCTTCATAAGCACTGACCAAATCCTTTAAAGATGAAGTTGTGCTCTGCGCAGCATCTGCGGCTTCCTTAGATTTCGTGGCCGCAGTGTCAATACGCTGAGAATATTCAACAAATTTCTTTGTTATCCACGACAATGCAAAACCAATGCCAGCGCTTAATGCGGCATTAAGTAAAATAGCTCGTGCCCGAAGCAACAACATACTGAGTGACAACTTGTTTGTTGCACCCTCGGCTCCCTCTGCTTGAACTTTACTTTGGATTAAAGCTGTGGTAAGATTACTAAGAGAAGGCCTTGCTCCGTTTGCCGCTTCTTTACACTGATTGTAAACTGCAACTAAACGCAAAAATTTCTTGATTATTGTGTCCCAAATGCTAGATGTCGTATCTGTTCCATTAGTAGAAAAAAAAGTTAATACCAATCTACTTTTATGAGGAGAAAGTTATGAAAAAGATAGGATACTGTCATTGGTGTAACAAATATGCCGATTTAAATTATGGCTTTTGCCCGTTTTGCTCAAGTCAACTGATATCAATCAGTGCATGGAATAAAATGACCAACAAAGAAAGAGAAGATTGGTTAAATAGAAATCCTAGACACAACCCTCCTAAAAAAATGTGGGGTGTTAATCTTGACTCCGCAGAAAAGGAAAACAAGCAAGCCCGTGCTCAACTTGAAGAGGAAGCTCGTCTCGCTCAGTACAAGCCCACTTGCCCAGTGTGTCATTGCCCTGACTTAGAGAAAATCTCCGACTTTGACAAGACTGTGGATATAGCGGTTTGGGGCGTATGGTCGAGAAAGGCACATAAGCAGTTTAAATGCAAAGCGTGTGGATATGAATTCTAACATTCTCCGTCAAATGTGAACTCCTGTTCATTTACTTCTTTGTCTTTTTATGGTAGACTTAAATAAAGACTATAAGAAAGGAGAAGGTCACAATGACTAGAGAAGAGTTTAATAAGATTCTTCAAGACGAGATCGAGAAGAATCGGAATAATTTTGCCAACGCTCTGTCGGCAAGAGAAGACAAGAAGATGACAGTTGAGCAAATGGTTGCCGCTGCGTACAATATGGCAGTCACAGACGCCACTGCATCTCTTGTTGCTACTCTCGAAAAAATTGGTGTACTCAAGTACGAAGATTGAGTTGCGAAGTGATTTTTTGAGGCAGTCCCTTAACAACTTCCTCAGCTAATACTTGAGTGTTACCAATAGGTTCTCGCTGCCCCTTGATATAGTCAAGAAAGGCAGTGAGTTCTTTTGTTTCAATTTCAATTTTCATATACGAATTCACCTCGATTAAAAAATGCAAAGTTAATTGATGTAGCAATATGGGGCTTGGCAAGCAGAAAGCCCGGCAAACAGTTTAAATGCAAGAATTGTGGATACGAGTGGTGATAAAAAGAAAAGCCCTGCTACACAAAGTAGCAGGGTAATGGGTCGTATTTAGATTTAGCGAAAAACGTATTTTGCCATTGCGGAATTTCTATCGCAATACAAAAACTCAAAACTCTTAATGCGACTCATTGGGATACAGAGGACAGAACCGGTATTTGCATTCTTTGCGGCATCATCCATATCCTTACCAGACTTTGATTTTGCAGAGCAATGATATGTTAATGTAATATACTCATCATCTGCTGTTTCTAGTTTTCCTAAAATATGAGACCCATCATCCATGTTTAGCATCATCAAATTACCATGAGAATCGATATGCCTAGTCCAAATATTGTCACTCGGCTCAACTCCAAGAATGTTGACCATTATTTTTCGAGCCCAAACAGAGTTCTTGACTTTGTAAAATGCGGCAGCGGCAAGCAGCCCTAAAAGAACGTATGCCAGTACGATAGGAAAACCAACTACAACAAAAGGAAGGATTCTATCTAAGTAATCAACCGTATACTTTAATACAAAACCAACTGCGATACTTAAAATAAGATATCCCTGATATTCAATTTTCTTTAAAGACAGCTTCATATAAAACCAGACACAGATTGCGCCTGGAACAAATACATTAAACAGCGTATCAATGCTGTTGATTAGTTTTACTATTTCCGTCATCAGCGCCTCCATCTTTGCTTTTCAATCTATTATCACTATAATCTCTGAAATAAGCATTCAGCTGATTCTCTGTAGTTTCGTCCTTGCCGCCATGATACGTGTAGTCCGTAATAGAACGACCGCCAAAATTAGAAATTTCCATATTCGGCACATGCTTTTTATTGTTTTCCATGAATCAACACTCCTTTTTATAAGAGTGTATCACAGACTGTCGTAAAAAGCAACGCAAATTAAAACGCCCGGCCTCCCAGTAGTAGGAAAGTCGGGCTTAATTCATGTGCCGTGGCGCAACAGTTATTTCAGCAGCTCAAGAATATCATCAACAGTAGTTCCATTTGCCAGCGCCTTCTTTACAAGATCGACGGCTTCCTTTTCGGCAGCGGCCTCGGCAGCTTTCTTGTCAGCTTCGTCTTTCTTTTCAGTAAGTTTAACTAACTCTTTATCCAGCTTTTTGATTTCAGCTTTCTTAGCCTTCAGATCAGCCTTCAAAGAATCGATATTAGCCGCGATAGAAGTAACCTCTGCATTCAACGAATCTTTTGCGGACTGCTTTTCATCGATCAGTGCGGCATAATCGATAGAAGCCGCTGCAATCATGGTAACCTTGTTTTTGCTTCCTTTAGGTCTCGGCATGATAAATACCTCCGTAAAATGAATTTATACGATTATATTTTCATTATAGCCGCCACTGCGTCAGCTGTCAATATGAATCATGTCGGATTATATTTTTAAATATTTTCTCCTATTTATATCGCGCTAGAGAATAGCACGTCTCCTCGTTTCCACCTACTTCTTTAAGTCGTCTGGTTACGTCTGAGGTGGACTTCTGAACTTTCGTCCAAAACTGACTATCCTTCCAGTGGTTGCTCACTGACCCTTTTTAGTCGATGAACCTTCCACCCTCCTACATTATATAATAGGGGAGTGGATCGGCTGCTGACCGCCCATTGTAAACGCTACTTAGCACTCAACTATTACCATATTTTTACAATACGATAAAACCGAGCTTTTATCTCAGCATATAGCATCCATATCCTTGTTTCTATCTTTCGATTCCTACATTATATAAATGTAGGCGATATGGCTCTTAGGGTTTCCCAGCACTCTAGGGGCTATTTTATTTTTACATGGTGCCGCATCCTATATTTTATACGCAACAAATATAAGAGGGCATATTAACTTTACCCGCACCATTTTTGAGCTTTCCGCTCATCTGCATTACAGACAACACGCCAGAGATGGCAGCTGTCAAAGTGGGTAATGCACCTGCAAATTTTACAGCACTATCTGCACCGTCAACAAAAACTGTGGCAAGGCTTACAAAGAACTTCGGAATATCTGACTTCATCAAGTCCGTACTAAACTTCTGGAATGCAGAATCAAGCTGATTAAGCTTCGCCTGCAAGGAATCCATGTACGTCTGGTTCTCACGCATTGCGCTGCCGCTAGAATTAAGCGCCTGCTTCATAGCATCTTCAGCAACGCTAAAATTATTCAGCAGGGCAGATGTACTCTGACCTCCTCTCTTTCCAGAAATCAACTCAGTAATATTTGCCTGTGTTGTGTCAGACAGATTTTTCCAAACCTCAGAAAGTTCCTTCATAATCTGATAGGTTGATTTGAAGGTATTATCATCCTTCATAATATCAACACCAGCAAGTTGCTTCAACTCAGATCGAAGTTCGGATACAGAATCTGCCATCCCATCTGTTGCGATACCGGCATTCTCCGCATCTGTTTTTGAAGCACGAAGGTACATACTCAAAGTTTTTAGGTAAGTGCCACTCGTATCGGCGTCCTGAAGTACACCATTTACAGCAGCCGCCAAACTAAGCGTCTCCTGATATGTATTTCCGGCGGCAGACATCGCAGCGGAACTTTTCTGCATTATAATTCCAAGGTCGTTCATACTGACCGGTTCGGTATTAGCGATTTGATTCATGCAGTCCAGAAGACGTTCTGCATCATCAGCAACCAACCCAAAACCTTGCATTGCAGAAATCAGGTAAGAGGAAGCAGTCGTTGCGTTATCAATCTGGTCTCCAACATTCGCCATAAGTGCAGACACACGAGCAAGCTCTTCAGAGTCTTTATCCGTATATCCAAGTCGTTTCCAATCAGCAGTGCTATTTACAAGATCAGAAATATTAGCACCAAGCTCACGAGCGTTTATTGCAGTTCTATCGAGATATTCATTCATCTCGTCGCCAGTCATTTTACTGACCTTTTTAAGCTCTGTTACAGCCGTGTCCAGTTCCAGAACATTATTGTAAACCTCTCGCAGACCTTGTTTAACCATAGCCACGCCAGCCATAGCGATGGCGGTCTGGAAATGCTCCTTAAACAGACGAGACAGTTTTTGACCAAGAGTTTCTGTAGTGGCCCCACATCTGCTGGCCTCAACCTCAAGGTTTGATAGTCTTGCACTAAGATCAGTAACATCGCCTTCACAACCAGCAGCAGAAGCTTTTATTCCGTTTAAACTATCAATTAGCCAAGAATATTTACTTTTATTTGCAATAGAGTCTTCTAACTTCGTTGCACGTTCATAAACACTCTTAAACTTCGTCATGTCAACATTGGCTTGATTTATATCTCTAAAATCAAATCCAAGTTCTTTTAAATGTTGACTTGTAGAATCAATAGTTGTATCAAGAGTCTTGCATTTTTTGTCAAAGTCTTGAATTGCTTTCCCTGGTGTAGTGTTCTCAATAGAAGCAAGCTGATCTCGCAACTCTTTTAACTTTCCAGAAGTTTTTCCAGTTCCATCTTCTCCATATAAATATTTTTTGATATTATCATTTTTATAGTTGGAGTTATTCTTAGAATAGTTTTCAAGAGACTGAATCTTTTTTTGATATTTTTCATACTCGGATTCTTGAGATATGAGAGTCTTTTTTAAATCATCTGCAATTTCTTGATTTTGTTTTTTTAGTTCTTTTGCAGCCGAATCAGCACCTTTTGCAGTATTCCTTTCAACATTGAATTTTCCGGTTTTTTCGATATCCTCAAGCTTTAACTTCTGAGATTCCGTGATTACATCTTTTGTTTTTGTCTTGAGTTTATCCATCTCATCGTTGATTGCGCTCAATCTAGTCTGTACCGCTTTCAACTCAGATGATTTGTTTCCATTAGCAATTAACGATGCTTCATCCGCTTTTAACTTTGATTGACGATTTGCAAGGCTGAAAAGGCGAGAAATATCACTTTTTGAAGTATCTTGTGTTTTTGTAGAACCAGACTTTCCGGTATCAACCTTAACTATCTGCTTTGCCGCAGATTGCATAGCTTTTTTAAGCTGTGCGGTTACTTTACTCTGGTCAATCTTAACATCAAGTGTAACCTTTGGAGTTCTTAATTTTCCACTCTTGACCACCTTATCAAGTGCATCATTTATATTGCGGATTGTATCGTTTTGATTCACTCCAAAAGCAATTTTTACTGGTTTTTCTTTATAATACTCCTTAACAGAATTAAATTGCTTATCTAACTCTGCTTTATTTGTGTCAATAACAACCTTGACCTTAATGGCTGTTACGGCAGAAGACTCTGTGCCAGTATTTTCTTTTTCATCCATACTGTTGGTCACCTCTCTTTTCCATTTTCAACAATTCCTTTCAAAATAAAAAAGAGAAGCGGCCAGCTTCTTCAAGCCAGCCTCCTCTCATTCAAATTTTATTCCAAATAAATTCTCATAAAAGATGGCTTTTACAATCCATGTAAAGCCGTCTTAACAATCATTGCCGCCTCGACTTGTGCAGGAGCAATAAACGGACGTGCAGGGCGATATTCTTTCTGTCCGCCAGACCGAAGATAATAACTCAGATCCATCCAAAGACCATTCTCAATCCAGTTCGCAAACATAGTTCCACCAACAGCCGCGTTCTCACGCTCATCAAATAGAATATTTGCTCCACCATATTCGTTCCAAACAATCGGTGAGCCACCAAAATGATATTCTCTGTACAATAAAGTATCTGCTACACGTTGAGAATCGAACTTCTTCCCACCAAGAAAATAAGACGGTTGCGGTTTTGCGATGTCTTTCACAATCATCGTAACAGTGTTTCCATCACGAGTCACACTACTTACAATATTACTTGCATCTTCGATTCCAGCAGAGCGAGCGGACTGTGATTTAATATTTCTCCTTGCACTTGTCTGTAAAACGGATTCAATTTGCGGAGCTACGTCCTGCATAATCTGCTCCACACCATCTGCCACATCACTCAATAGATCATCGAAGTTTGTGTATGACTGTTTCATTCACTCCACCTCAAATCTCAAACCGATCCTTTGCGGACTGAATCTTGGTCGTATCCTTCTTGATGTAATACTTGTTGGTCACATCCGTACCAGCATGGTTAAGCAGGGAAGATACGTCCTCCAGACTCATACCGGCATTCTTCAACAGAGTAGCACCACTGTGCCGGAAATCATGCGGATGCAGCGTTGGCTCATCAATCATCTCGCCAATCTTCTTACACCAGTCACCGGCAGTGCTTGAGGTAATCGGCATCCATGCGCCATTGATTTTCGTACCAACGAACACATAGCCACCATCCTCAATATCATGCTCAGTGCGATACTCTTTCAGTTCTTTCAAAAGCTCAGAAACTTCCTTGCTGAACATCAGGTCAACAATTTTGCCTTCCTTTTCCAGAACGTCATGCACCATGCGGTTCTCATAATCGATAGACTTCCAGAGTGTATTTCGCACAGCATTGACACGAGCCATCGTGGACAGTGAGAACAGTGCGTACAGACGCAACGTCATCGCATTATCCTTCATGTGAACGGTGGTCGCAGATTCAACCATAGCGTTCAGCTTCTCTCGCATCAACTTAACCTCGTCCGGTGTAAGGTATGTCTGCTTCACAACAGCCACGTCCTTGGTCGGTCGGTCAATGAACTCCATCGGATTTTCTTTGATAATTTTCTTCTTGCGAAGATACCGATATAGCGCAGAAATTGTACTCATACGCCGTTTCATACGAGCAGAGTTGTTTCCATGCTTCTTACAGTAGAACAGAAATTCCTCGATATCCTCTTCCTCAAGTTCCGTCACAGGGGCATTACCCTGATTGTCCAGAACATAAATCATCCACTGCTTGAAATCAGATTCATAATTGTAAACAGTAGACGGGCTGAGGTCACGGATGCCCATATCAGTCTCATATCTATCCCAGTATTTCAAAGACACTGGGTTTACGTTCTTGAACTTCTCAGCATCCCATAGCTTCAGCGGTTTACTTCTTGTAGCCATATTAAAATTCCCTCCAACCCACCTCTAAAAGTGTTTATTCCTTTTTATCTTTTGCCAGCACAGCAGAGATCTCCTGCTTATTGTCCAGCAGGGCAGACATAACCTGAGAAGCCTGATTTACATCAAAGTCTCCAAGATTCTTCTTTGCCTCATCCAGATAATCCTTCAGGTAATCAATAAACTCGGCAAACGCATCGCGCTTGTTGCAAATTGCCAGAGCCAGATACTCATCGTGAGAACGCTGCACACGCTCCTGCACTGCCTTCTCCAGAGAATCATACTGATCCCAGAACGTAGAAGTATCGCAACCTGCAGCTTCAATCTTCAGGTTAAAAGACTCATAAGCAATGCGCGGCCACTCAGTCTGCGGTTCATTGCGATAATCATAACCAACAAAATACTTCAAACAGGTCAGCCGAAATGCCACATCAAACAGCGCAGGCTGATAATCGTCCTGAACAGTACACATCTCAATGACCTCTTTCACGAAGTCAATTCGCTCCTGAAAATTTAAAACCTTCATTTTATCTCCCTTTCGTCTGTGCTTGCTTTAATTTCTTTCGCTCTTTTCGAGCTTTTTTTAGGTCGTCGTAATCGACCCAACCTCCATCAATTTTGGAGTATGTAATCCAGCGGTAATCTACATCAGGATACTTGAACCAGAACATCTTGCGCTTCATCAGCGCAACACTATCAGCGAATCCTTTCGTATCAATCACTTGTTTACTGCCATCTCGATATGTAATTTCATAGTCCGCCACATAATCAATCTTCCGCACCGCTACGTCCTTTCCGTCCTTATCGACCCGGCGGAACGCTTCCTGCAGAAGGAAGGGGACTTGCTTACGACACTCTACAATTTCGCCGCTTGCCAGCCTTGGCAATACAATATCTCGATAAAACAACATTTCTGCCTTACTATCATAAACTACGCCATCGTATGTTCTATCTGCTGGATTCTTACTGACATTAAACTTTGTCCTGTTCTTTTTCTCCATAAAACCACCACGAAAAACAAAGGGGCGGTTATGCCCGCCCCTTACGATTTGATGTTCTCTTAACTACCGGCTTCACGGGCGTCTCATCCTTTACATCACTAGATGACTCATTCTCAGCCTTTGCAGGCTCATCCATGATCTCATGGAAAACATCACGAACAGCTGGGATAAAAGTCTCTACCTCGGCTTCCGTAACATTCTTGTACTTGCGCATCAAAAGAGTAGTCAGATCTGCTTTTGCCGTCTCTTTTGAAATAATTCCCTGACGATACTGGTTTACGGCAGTCCACACAAGAAAGTGCGGCTCAGTGTCGCAAATCATTCGCCAAGGATTAAGACGCGCATCCTGCTCGCAATGCGGGCAAACCGGATATTCTTTTCCGCAAGTACGGCACCAATTCAGATTTGCCATTAGGCAGCAGCAGTCTCAATACGGAACAGGCGCTTGTCTTCAGAGCAGTATTCCTGAGTAGCGCTAATCTTGACCGGATGAGCCAGCTCATTAGTGAAAGTCATATCGATAGCATTATCCATCTTGGCATTCGGGAAGATGATACGCATCAGCTTCTTGTTTGCCTTATCGCAGGGATTGTAGCAGAATGCCTCAATCACGAACTCACCCTCGGTAGAGAACTTATCGGCGCTATCATTGATAGCAATACCCTCCTCGCTCTCGTACTGATACTTCACAACAAAGCGGTCGCCAGCCTTCAGATTTGCACCAGTGGGCAGAGTGACCTCAGTACCAGTAACAGAGAACTGAGACTCTGCGGTTTCACCCAGCTCAAAGGTCTTCAGTGCATTACCCTGACCATCGACCAGATCGATGTACTTAAAGGGGGCATTTGCAACAGCAGCCTTGGGGGTATGGGTCAGAGTCAGCTTCTTGCCGTCAGCAGAAGTCAGGTACTCAACAGTGGTAAAGACCTGCTTTGCCTCAGAGGAAGCAACCTCCTTCTTGGAGCCCATCTGCTCTGCCAGAGCACCCAGATGCATCAGAGCATTAGACCAATCTGCCTCTGCAGTCTTGCTCTTATCGAATGCCATGATGTTAACGCCCTGTGCATCCTGAGCGTAAACGGTCTCGCCGCCCAGAGTCAGCTTGAAATCCTTAACCTGATTCATGGTCCACAGACGCTTGCCGTTCAGATCATACTCGTGAATGCGATGAACGCGGTCAATAACGACCTCATTAAAATTAAAATCGCTCATAATATTCTTCCTTTCAATTTATTTGGATAAAATAAAAGAGCAAGGTCAATCAACCTTGCTCGTCCAATCTAGTTGTGCTTTTGGAATCTTTCCAAATTCCACGGTGCCAGCGTAAACGCCATGCATCGTATTGTCGTAACTTTTTATTTGCTGAATCTTTCTTACATGATTCATGAATACACTCATAGGGTAATCCATAGCCTTGAAGTAATCCGCTTTAAAGCCAGACGAACACGCCATCGAGAGCACAAGCTCCGCAAGGTGTGGTTCATAACGCTTAATTTTTTGATACTCCAAGTTGTCTCTGGCTTCCTCTATCATTGCAATTCTTGTCGGTTCGTCAGCAGCAAACTCGGAATGCTTTTCAATTCCATTCGCAGCACATAGGTACTGAGAAATCGTTTCATACACCACATGGTCAATACGAGTGTCCGTAAGTCTGTTGTGTAATACGATCTCACCACTTATGTTATCTTTCGCCATCATAAACCCAGAAGTGTCCATATCGCCAAGCAAAATAGACATATCTTGGTCTTTATTGCCTATAAAAAGTTGCCGGAACATTTCAAAGTCCGAAATCTTCTGCCAATCAATTCCAACAGAGTCAAGCTGTGCTTTGTAGTCGCTCGATGTAGAACAGAATAAATAAACCAACTGAAAATACTTTTGCTCACCATAATCGATGATGTCACCGACCGAAGGCATGTGAATCGTAATTTTGTCGTTGATTTTAAAGTCTCTTCCGCGCATCAAGCTTGGCTCGTACATTTCCCGAAGCTCCATCAGCCACACCCCACAAGGTCATCCAGATCCTGCGTCTTGAACGTCATAATTCGCACACGATGGTGTAAATCCATATTGTCCTCGATATTGGATGTGATTTTAAGCTGTTTGATTCCAAAAATTGTACTGCCGTGTAAGTTCTTTTCCACAAGACCACTCAGATAGTCAACTCGCGTTGCACCACCATGGCCCTTCATTTTCATCAGCGCCTGGTTCACAATAACCCACACAGTAAGTGTGAAGTTTTCATACCAGTCGTTGACGTTGCTTCGGTCAGTCATATTTACCTTAAAACAAATATAGCTGTGCGCTGCCTCAATCGTGTCAGGAATATGGAAGTATGGGAAGATGTATGTATAAATCGCCTCATCAGGCTCTTCAATGTCATCATTGCCCATCGCTTCAACAAGCCCATCAGTATTAACCAGCTTCAAGGCCAATTTGTTTTTATAATCAGTAATCAATTCACTCGTTGTCACAGCAAACTCACCACCTTACATTCAATGGATGCATTTGCTGTACCATCTGCATTCGTCAAAGAAATTCTTACAGTTGCGCCGTCCATTATACTATTATTTAAAATACGAATTTTAAAAACACCATCTATGGTACTCTGCGTTTCTACAAATTCCTTGAATTCCTCAAGGCAAACGAACTTCCACTTAGCAATCTCAGTAATTTCCTCGCCAGCAACACTTGTGAACATAGGAGAGAATTTTTTCCAAGAACCACCAATACGAACCTCTGGTTTTCCTACATACTTTATAGTAGCAGTCACACGAGAATCTATCTCTGATTCGTCGATTTTGTTTGGCTCAAAATAATCACAAATCATCTTCTCAGCATTATCCGTCTTACTGTTATACTGATCCTGCCGGATGTTCAACACAAGGAACCCCTGTGTCTTACCATGCAGTTCGTAACGCTCTGTACTTTGGTCAACAGAAGTCGTAACATACGTTTTCGGCTCGCCATTGATAATTTCCAACATAAAGCGCTTATCAAGGTCAATCAGTGCGGTCTCGTCATCAAAAGGCATCTGTACTTTATATTCACGTTGACTCAATGAAGTCATAATAATCTCCTTATTATTTGCGTAATAAGGCTTACTCAGTGTTGCCCAACGAGAGACTATCTCACCAGTAATCGGATTTTGCCATTGGATTTGACGGTTACACAGCTCCATTTTTCCACGAAGAAAAATTTCATCGTTTGGCTCAATCTCAGTTACCAGCTATTTACAATTGTAGCAGTCAACAATGTCGCCAAGATTCAAAGAATCACCGGGATAAGCCCAGATTTTCTTTTCCTTAGCAATACTATTACTGCGACTAACAACCAGCTTCTGAGGTAAACCATTCACAAGAGCATTATCCTCATAATCAACGCTATCTTTAAAATGTGCAGCAAAATCTCGCTTTGCAAAAGCAATTTTGACATCCTTTTTGTTAGACATTTTTGCGGCACCACCAACAGCTCGTGCCCTTGTATAAAAGTCCATCGGTACACCTCCTTACTCAGAGTAGGAAGCGTATGTATCATAGTCGATGGTCTTACGCTTACGGGTCGAGCGGTCTTTTGCCATATAGTTGTCTAACATCGTCATATTCTCCTCGTGAATGTCTTTCACAAGAGCACGAATACTCGTGCGCTCATTAGCAGGGGAGAATACTTGTAAACTCGTAGGAAGGTCCTGTGCGCTAAATGCTTTCAACTTCCCAAACTCACGCTTAAAATGTTGCTCCAACATCAAATGCGCTAACATATCAATCTCATCGAATGTGAGATCTGAATTAAACTCTTCTAGTTCTGAATCGTAATCATCGAAACTAAAATCCTCTTCCGGTTCAATGTTTCTGGTAATCACAGAAAGTGACTCCATCAAATAACTTTTTGCACGGTCATGTACAAGATCTCGCACTTCATTCTCGCTCAGGTCAAAATACTGAAAGAAATTACTATCAGTTTCGACCAGCTCGTAGAACTTGTCGTATATTTCCGAAAATGCGGTCACATTATCCCTCCAATCTTACTCGGCGGGAACAACCTCCGCCTTTTCTGCCTCTGCCTTCTTACGGCCACGCTTGACAGTAGTCTTTTCTACAGAATTATCCGGTGCAACAGTCTGTGCGCCTGCCATCATAGCCTGCATCTGTGCCATCATAGCCTGCATCTGCTTCTGCATTTCAGCCATCTGATTCTTTGCAGTTTCAAGTTCGGCCTGAACATTATCAGCAGACTTGGTCGCAGGTACGACAGACAGCTCACTGTTACGCTTTCCAGCACGGAGCTCCTTATAACGCTCGTCAATCAGGCGCTTGACCTTGGTAGACAGATCTTCACCGGCATTGGTCATACGATAAAAGCGACCACGAATACGCTCAAACTGAGCACCATCCTTAATGTCAATCATACGCTGAAGATTCTCGACAGTGGGATTTAGAATCGCATTGTCGATATCTTCAATGAATAGAACATCGTCGCCCTTAATGCCAATAGCCTTAAAGATTTCATTCTGCTCTTCAGGGCGAAAACGCAGAACACCATTCTTGAACGCAGAACAAGTGCTATTCATATACATAATCTCCTCCGGCGGAATAGGAATCACACAAGGATCTTCCACACTACCGGGCTCGAAAGTATAACCCTTACCGTTCAGTGACGAAATGGTAACCACGTTATCGTCGCAGTTCAGAACGTCAATAAACTTCTTTTCCATCACGGAACTCATAATTTGTCTCCTTTTCTATAAAAGCGGAGACCGCAAAGTCCCCGCTCAAATTTGCCTTTGGTAAAAATTACTGCAGAACAATCTTAGCAACGCGCTCGATATGATCAATGCTATAGCCGAAGGTAAAGTCCTTGACCATCAGATGAATCTTTTCGTTGTTGTTGTCGTGATCCTCGTAAGTATGAGTCTCACCCTTCATGTCAAGGCGACCAATCTTGCCTGCGATGCCATAGATACGCTTATCCGGGATCAGCAGGGAACCATCACCCAGCTTCTTAGCAGAGCTAATACCAGTGATAGCAACACCATCATAAGTCTTAACAAGACCATAACGGTTGAACTCGTCCTTAGCTGCGTCAGACAGATACTCAGCGTAACCGGTCATACGACGCATCTTGGCACAATACTTCATCAGGCTGACAGTGAAGGGATTACCACCATCGGCGTACTCATTCAGATACAGAGCCAGAGCGTCCATGTCCTGCATAGTGGGCTCCTTGCCCTGTGCATCGATCTTCTGCTCACCACCAGTGATAGCGTCATCAACCATGCTGAAAATGTCATAGAACATCTGGTTCTTCAGAGCCTCAGTCATAAAGGTGGTCAGAGTTGCCACACTCTTCCAAGCATTACGTCTTACTTCCACAAAGCTAAGATCAGCCTCAATCTGCTTATTACGCCAGACGGGTTTAATGGTCTCGTAGTGCAGGTAAGACTTCGGCACATTGCCACCCTTAGCTGCATCATAAGCCTTCAGAGTATTCTTAACAGTACGACCTGCCTCGTAGTCATCAAACTCACCAACATTACCACGCTCAAACATGGAGTCCAGAAGTTCGTCAGGTGCACCATACAGCTCATCAGTCACGGTGCGGTTAACAAACTGAGCAATCTCCTTATTGGGATCGCCCTTGTCAATCAGCTCCTCAACATGAGCGCCAACAACCTCTGCAATTTCCTTGTCCTCGGCATCCATAGCGCGATTGTACTGAGTCTTCTCAGCAACTTCATAAACACGACCAGGCTGCTTCATCAGCTCGGCCACTTCAATATTCAGTGCCATAATTCATTTCCTTTCTCTTCGCGCAAAATAAAAGAGCTACCGTCCAAAGACGATAGCCTTAAATTTCACGTATCATATTCAAGATTTTTCTCTCAATCAAGCAACAGTCTTTGCCTCGGGCAGCACACTGATCATAATCAGCTTGTGGCCGTTGTCGTCCATCACACCAGCAAACTCAAAACGAGAAGTACCAGTAGTAGCAACCTGCCACTTACCGTCAATATTGACCTCCAGCAGCTTGCCGATATTGGTATCCTGTGCATCGCCATCCTTGTACTGGTCGGTGCCGTACAGCTCGCCAGCATACAGAGGAACACGCTTCACCAGCACACCTGCCTTAATCTCGGTTGCCATCTTATCATAGTCATCAAAATTAGTCTGGCTTGCATAGATGCCCTCCGGGATAAACTCATGGGCAACCATCTCGATACCCTCAGCGGTAGCTGCGTCAGGGAACTTAACCTGACCAGCCTTGTGGTCAACCTGGACACCCATGCCGGTGACCATATCGACCTTTGCGGCATAGTTAGCGGGAATATTCTTCGCGCCGTTTACCATCAGTTCACGAATCATAATATTTTTCCTTTCTCTTAAATGTTATTACTTACCCAAATATTCCCGCCATGCATCACGCTTGTTAGCGTTAGTGGTGTTATACTTGGTTTCATTCAAATTCAGCTTGATGCTCTCAGACTTATGTACCTCAGAGGTCTCAATCTTCTTTTCAGCAGGCGCCTTCTTGGCAGCTTCAACGCAACGCTCGGCAATCACATTCTTGATGCCGGTCTCGTCCAGATTCTCAATCAAACTTGCGTAATTGCCACCCTCGGAAACTTCAGCTTCAGTAATCATCTTGCTGGAGAGTGCGTACTGACGCAGATCCTCCTTTTTCTGTGCAAGCTCTGCAGCCACCTTTTCTGCCTCTGCCTTCTCTGCCTGGTCCTTATATGGAGTCAGAGAAGCAACCTCTTCTTTTGCGCTCTGCAGTTCAGTATTCAGACTTGCAATAGTGCTATTCAGCTCCGCAATCTTGGTGTTAACATCAGAAATAGAAACAGTCAGAGTGATATGCTGCGGCTCGCCAAGAGAAACCTCGTTACCCTCAACGGTGTAAGAGAACATGATGTAATCCAAATCGTTCATACAACGACCGAATTTCTTACACCAGATAGTGTGATCTTCGGGGAACACTTCGGCTAGATACATATCTGAATTAAACTTCACAACAGCCTCATTCAGCTTCTCGTACAGGTCATGACCGGTCAAACTGGAAGTCTCATGGGTAGACTCCGGCTCTGGCTCACCAGCAGGCTCAGTGCCGGTTTCAGGTTCAGTCGGGGGAGGGGTTTCACCGCCTTCCTCGGAAGTCTGAACATCAGGCTCTGCCGGAGTAGTGGGCTCAGTAGCAGGTGCGGCATCAGGCTCGCCAACTGAAGTCTGCTCTGCCTGCTCAGTCTCGGTTGGATTCTCAACCTGTGCGGTCTGAGTCTCCTTATCCTTATTCAGTTCCAAATTTTTTGCCTCCTTTTCATTAGATTCTATATTTGAAATCTCTTTTGTATCCTCGATATAGGCATTTGCCAATTCAAGACCAAAATCGGTTTCAGCGACTTCAAGCAGTTTAGAGCACTTATATGCCGGTTCAACATTTGCACCAAGCAAGCAATGTGCAGTAAACACACCATCGTCAATGATTTTTGCCATGCGACCACCCACGATTCCCTTATGAGCTTTCAGCACATCAATTTCCCAACTGGTGTTTAACGTGCCGCTCTCAATACGGCGCAGAATCGTCGCACAAGCCTTTGGATATCGCTTCCAGATCTTACAAGAGGCAACAATAAAGTCGGTATCGTCAATTTTCTCGATACCGACTGATTGAAAACTACCGAATGCATCAGTGTCAAATTCGGCAGTCTTATATTCATTACCATCGTTGTCTTTTCTGGTGACGACTTTCATATTGTGACCGGAAAAATCCAGTTCACCCTTTGGAGCTACGACCAACTTACCAACAAGCGGGTTGCCAACCAGTGTACTCATCCAACTTTCAATGGTGTCACGGTTCAAAGCAACCTGATTCCCATTTACTGAGAAGTCACAGATGACAAACTTGGCAAGATAGTGGTCTGGATGCTCCGTAATTTCAGAGCAACAGATATTTCTACTATAGAAATACTCCTTACTCATCGTTCATCACCTCACTTACTATCTTCATTTCTCTGCTGGTCATAAATTTGCTTTTCAGTTTCCTCGCCCTTTGGACGGCCTGTCTTTTTATCACTGTCACCACCACCGCCGGAACTACCGGTCGATGTATAAGAGGTCTGGCGAGCCACAAATACATCGTCATAACCTTCCTCGGTTTCAGCCTGACGCTTGCGTAGTTCGTCCTCAGCATGAAGTCCCATGTACTCGTAAGCAGTCTTGTAAGAACAGTTCAAAGTGGTGAACAGGAACTGAGCAATCGCCTTCTTCATCTCCATACCCATCATTTCAGTAGTAGAGACCTTCACATCAGGGCAGTACATTGGATCTACACCTGCATCTTCAAGGCGAATTCGATACCATCGCTTTAATACATCCTCAATCTGTTCCGCAATCTTACCGATATTTTTCATCAACTGGTCAAGAGACACCTTTGCAGTTGAAACAGTCTGCTGACCGTCGGTATTTAAGAAACTGATACCCAAAGCAGCCATCTCTCGGTTGCGATACTGTTTAACAGTCTCGATATTTGTCATCTCAACTTTTGGCTCAACATACTTGATATCCTTTACATAAGGAGCGGTCGTCACAAGCACAGTATTTTGTTTCCATGCACGCAGCAGGTTATCGTGCGCCGTCACTTGTTCAGAGAAGCCCTTTTTATCTTTGTTTGGTCCCATCAACTCAGGGTCAAGCTGTTGCCAGATGATTTTCTTTGCCTTTGCCTTAGCATTTACACGGTCTGAAGTATCAAAAGTTTCAAGCATCAATGCCGGACGTAATGCGCGGAACAGGGGAGAGACGCCATATTTCTGCCCCATGTTGCCAATACGAATCACACCACAATGGTCAACATCCAATTTTGCGTATGTATCACCATTCTTAAATGCCTGATATACCTCATCTGGATAGTTGTTCTGAATCTCGGTCTCCTGATTTTCAAAGAATAGTGCTTTATTCTTCTTATCCTTCAGCATAGATTTGCTCAAAGCGGATTTCAGCTTAGACATGTTTATAAGCACAACAGGCTGACCATTCGATAGGTAATCACTTATCTCAGCAATACCAAGAGGATAATAATCTACAATGTAGTTCTCATCCTTTTGACGAAGATATGTAATATAAGTGCCCTCGGCGTAAGTCATCGGAATGGCAGCACGTAGCAGACTTCGCACGTTGATTTGTGCGTTGAAATCATCAATCACTTCACGGGCGTAATTTACCTGTTTTGTCTTATTACGCTGCTCAGGGAACTGTGCGAAACTGCATTTGAACTCCGTATTAACATTCGCTTCAATCGCGTCATAAGTAATACCAATCAGGTCATCTTTATTGATGTAATTACGAATGATTCCATTTACCGTCTGCACATTCGTCAGGCTTGACTGTAACCCTCGTGCAAGTTCATCAATTCGATCAACCGTAAGCGTTTCAGAGGAGGCTGAGATTTTCAAATATGTACTGTACTGCTTGTTCTCAGGATCATAAGACGCAACTGCATTTCGGATAACATTGTTCATTCTCTCTTCTGAAAGCTCATTCAAAGAGGTAATAACAACAGTACCGTCATCTGTCTGTGAAGCAGTCACGACATCAAAATCTTCCTTTTTCTTTCTTGTCACATTTTCACCTCCTCTGCTTAGAAGTCAATGTTAGAAATACAAATCGGCGGAGCAGTCATTGTCTCCACCGCAGACTGGCGCACTTTATCCTTACGACGTAATTCGTATAGACGATGAGCAAGTAAAATTGCAACATAGAACCTATCATCGTGAATTTTGTTGGCAACGTCGGGTGCCAAAGCATATGTTACGGTCGTATTTTCAGAGTTTGTCGTTTTCTGAATACTTGTGATCTCGTTCTTCATCAAGTCGATGTTAACCCACGCAGTCTGTTCCTCTAAGGAAAGTTCATGCGTCTTCAAAATTTCTTGACCAGTTGATTTATCCACACCGTCTACTACCTGAACATAATCTCCGCCGTTGTATTCAAGAGGGAAATGAATGACACCAAGATTCATCAGCTCAATAAATTCCTCAACCATTGCAGTGCGGAATTTACGAGGACTAATTAGACGTAGCTTATCAACAGCATCTGGGTAACGGGTATCATATCCTTCATATAATTCATGATTTGCGTCGATAAAACCACGATGTTCTGCGCCTGTTTTATCAGTCCAATTGTTAAGTAAACCGTCCGCATATGTGGAAGTACCACCGCCGCCAGCGCCTTGGTCAATCATCAATCTATCAATGTACTCGTAATCAGGATTTTGACCATTGTAATGTAGAATCAACTCATGTAACTGCTCAAGCTGACGATTAGAATCGAGCTTGAATTTTTTCTCGTTCGCAAGATCAACCATGTTCACGCAATTTATAATGTCGCCACACATGCCGTTTTCTGGATCGTTATAAATACGCATAACGCCAACAATAGAGTTATCCATTGTGCGGGCAGGATCAAACGCAAGAATATACTGATAGTTCCTATCCCAATAAAGCTGTGGGATATACTTTCGCTCATTGCGACGAACCGTACCCCATTTGATGATCTGGTTTACGCCACCATCACGGCTTGGTCGATTATAATATTCACGCAACGCCTTCATTTTATTTGACTTTAGAGCTGCTTCAACTTTATCTCTCGTTAGCAGAGCCTTGTACGGCTTTCCGTTCATATAAACCTGAATTGCAACATCACAAATCATGTCACAAACAAAATAATCACGGTCACCGGCAATCATACGCTTTGCAAAGTTTTTGTAATAACGATAGAATAGTTTATCCATTGTATCCTGACTCGAAGCATACACAAGCTGTGTAGGAACCTTGCGAGGCTGGGTTTCAGGGTTATAAGAGTCATCCGTATCAGTCACGAAGTCAGTATTCTGAGTGGCAAAAGCTTCACAGACAACAATCAGTTCGTCGGAGCAAAATGCAGCCTCGTCAAAAAACACAAGAGTTGCACGACGGGATCGGTTGGAATCCGGGTTAGAGTTTAGCGTGTTAATGGAGCTACCGTTGTAAAACTCAACAACATACCCGGCGGGATTATGACTAAATCCACTCTTATTGGTTGCAGACTTTTTCGTTTCTTTCTCTGCAATATCTTGCAAACTACGGATAGACGCAGCTGTTTTACCAACACGAGTAACAATTTCTTCGATTTTATTAAAAGTTTCCTTACTCTGATCACCAACGCTACTTACAATATAAATAGCTTGGTTTTCATACAACATAGCCTTCAGTAGAATAAAAACTGAACCTACAAAAGACTTACCAAAATTTCGACTACACGCCCAAAGAACATGACTTGCATTCCAGCTTTGTTCCAGCATATATGCCTGAGCGTCAAATAGTTGGATGCCTAACAAATCTCTGGCCGCAATAACAGGATTACGCCGATAGAATGCAATCGTTGCCGCATCACACTCATAAATCTTACGTTTTACGGCTGTAATGATAGGCGCTCTTTGTTTCATTCTCATACGGTATCACCATCCGTATCTTTTGCGCTTGCGTCAATACCGGCATCTTCCAACAGCTCCTTGAGCCGCTGATTCTCGATAAGAGACAGCCTGTATTTTTCCTTAGCGTCATCACTTTCTTTCTGAAACTTATCAATTAGTTCTCTTTGTGTATCGAAAATTTCCTGCATGTCATTTTCGTCAAAGAAAGCATTTTCCTTGATCGCCTTAACACTCATATCTGCCGCCCATTGAGTGCCCGGAGACCGTAACTGGTCGTAGAAGTTTGCTTCTGCGCCAGCAATATCCTTTTCACGCATATCCTTCATTAAGAAGGTAAGTGTGTTACGTCCGGCATCCTTATTGGAACGGTTCTTGACAGAAATCTCATTTTCCTTAGCAATCTTATCGTTGTTAGAAACCAGCTTAACCTTGATATCATTCAGGCTCTTGATTGCTTCTGCCGAATTCATCGGGTTCAGACGAGCAATTTGCAAATCAATTTGTCGAATCTGATTATTATTGTTCACGACCTGAACAATCTGGGATAGCTTGAACGGGTCGTCCTCAATACCATCCTCAAAATACTTGATGAGTTCACTAAACAAATAGCGACGGTCACTTTCGTTATAGCCATCAAACGGGTCATATCCAATAACAGAAATACAATCATCCTTTGCTTGAATCTCTGCTTTCGACCACTTTTGTTCCTTCTCTTCCTGTAGATCAAGAGCATTCTTGTTCAGTTCTCCATTTACAAGAGTATTAGAGAAGGTTTGAAATTGATAGTTACGAGCGTTTCCGATAATCCGAAGTAGCAAGCCCATCGTTACACGGCCATTATTTTGACTAATTGAATCAAAAAGTGAATTGTAAAATGGTACGTCTAAAACATGAGACATGATCATACAGGCAGTACGATCACTTCCAAATTTACGAGAATATTCATCAAACATCTCGTTCACACAATCCTTACAAATAGGCGCGTAACAATCATTTGCTTTCCATAAACTTGAATATGTAATTTTATAAAAGTGACCAACTGCCACGTCATATTCTTTTCCACAACGTAAACATTTAAAAGTCTTCTTGTTTTCTGTCCCCTCAAGAATAATATCTTGGTCTATGACTTTTTTCTTACGCGGCATTTAGTCACCTCTTTCCGTTCAAAAATAAAAGCCGTAGAACGTGCGCACATCCTACGGCAACAAATACACCCTCTAATGTGCTTGTAAAACAGAGGCCGAGAGTGTTTCCTTCTATAAAAGACCTATCATGATACGCATCGTCGAGAGGCTTAATAGGTTCTGTTCAAAATTCGACCTCAGCATTTTACACCGTAGTGAGCCGAGGTCTTTATCATCTATGTGGACTTATGTCCTGCCGACGAATCGGCTAAATTTTGTATTTACGGCCAGCTTTACGCCGACCGTGCCACCTGAAATACACAGGCAGGACTGTTCATAAAAGAACCTACCGCCAGAGGGAGTAGAAAACTGGCGATAGGCTTGCGAAAGGGGAGATGTTGGGTGCGGGAGTTGGATTTGAACCAACGACTTTCGACTTATGAGGACGATTAGCTACCAGACTGCTGTATCCCGCGTTATATAATGCCTAAATGTCATCTATTTCTTAATCGTGTGCGCATCACAGGTTAATCATAGATCGACTTCGGACTTGCCTCCAACCGCGAATTGGAAGCCATTTTTGGCACGCCCAGAGAGACTTCAACTCCCAAGAGGCAGATTTAGAGTCTGCTGTTTTAAGCAATTAAACTATAGGCGCATAAAACCTACCTTTTAGCCGGTGGTAGGGAACCGGTATAATATAGGCCCTCCGGGAGAAGGACTGGCGCGGTCTCAGAGATTCGAACTCTGGCATCGGGTTTACCGACCTAACGGTTTTCAAGACCGTTCTCTTCAACCACTTGAGTAAGGCCACACAATAACCCTACTTTCCTGCACAGCTACCTTTATATAAAGGTGTAGGGAATAGCCGTACAATCTTTGGTGAGCCAGGTTGGAGTCGAACCAACGATGTTTCTAATGTCACGGAGTTACAGTCCGCTATCTTCGCCACTGGATATACTGACCCATAATAAAACAAGCATCCATCAATCCGTCCGAGCTAGTTGAATTGTTCTCGTGCTGATAAAACGCTTGTTTTAGACTTTTAAAGCTTCGCATTAACGTAGCGAAACACGAATAGCTTATCATTTCGTTCTACAGAACTACTTTGCATCCAACCATCCGTAGATTGAGTTGGTCTAGGCGGTAGCAACTATTGACCGCACAGCTTGGAGCCACCTGTAGGAATCAAACCTACGACATATGTGGTACGAACACATTATTCTATCTACTGAATTAAAGTGGCATGGAGCCAATGACAGGACTTAAACCTGCGATATCGGGAGTACAAAACCCGCGTTCTATCAACTGAACTACACTGGCACATAAAACCCGTAGACATTAGCCTACGGGCATAGAAAAGGAGACAATCAATGATGTCCCAAGCAGACCTTGCGGTCATACTTCTTTTTTGGGTTCCCATTTAGTGGTAGGGGCTCACCACTTTTTAATTTAGACGTACAATGTGCGTCTTATCTTCATTCAGCCTTCCGAATTTATCCTGATAAACCAGAATAAATCCTTCTCGCTGAGATGGGGTTAATTTTCCATCTGCGTAATCCATTTTTGACGTTTCACAACAACAGCCCTGCTCATAAATTACAGAATTACCGATATCATAGTGACCTGTTTTATGAGTGTGTGCCATCACGATAGTATCAAAGAAATAATCATTATCCTTGAAATACCGATATGCCTTTTCTGCCGTTTTCAACATACCACTAGAGTAAGCAAGTGGATGTGCAAAAATTGTTTCACCAACAAAACTAAACCAAGTATCGTTATAAACAATCTCGATACCACTATCCTTAAAAACATCAATCAGAGGGTCGTAATGAACCTTTGTATGAAGCTCCTTGTTATAATGGTTAAAGCCATCAACAAAAATAAGCTCCAAAGATGTCTTTGGCATCAGTTCAAGCAAGTCGGTGTCCAGATTCTTAGCAAGATAATTCTGGAAACGTAAGTCATGATTACCATAATTTACAACAACCTTCTTAGGCTGAAGCATCTCAATCAGGTCAATCATATACTGACGTGCAATCAGAATTTCCTCCATTGGACTCTTACGATACACCTTATTGAAACGAGAAATGGCCTGCGCATCTACCAGATCCCCGTTTATCTGAAGGATATCAATCTTTCCAGCATACTCACTAAAAGTCTCAATGGGCTTCTGGAATGGAATATGTAGGTCGGAAATAGACAGAATGCAGGTTCCCACATCTCTATTAGATAAGGACTCCTGATACTGCATACCCGCACGGAATGTCTTAAAACGCTTGCGATATGCGCACTCACCAAAATTCTTACCCAACTCATCATTGAGCACCTTGGATGCGCCATCCCAAGTCAACTCTCTAGCCAGAACAGCATTCCCGATTCTTACAAAGAAGTCATCGCTCGTTTCTTCTGGCCGTTTATTATAGCAACCCATTGGCATCAAGCTGGGTCGCCCAGCAGCTCATCAGAAGTGGAAATATTGATGGTGACACCCTCAATACCATCCCACTTTGCCAGAGCTTCATTCAAATTGAAGACATTCTCGCCATCCTTGGTAATCTCGGTGATAGTGCCCTCGGCAGTATCAATAATAGCGTTCTTAAAAACAACACTCTTCTTAGCAACCATAAATCTATTCTCCCTTATATTTTATTTCAATTTTGAAATGATTTAGCAAGACTCTGCAAGCTCTGGAAATACCAAAGCTGCTGCCCATTTGCTAATCCAACTGTTATGCAGTGACTCAAAATGTTCAATTGCTTCATCAATCGTTTTTATACGACGTAAATCAATTTCGATATACCGTCCATGTTCGTCAGCATACTTTTCCTTAATATTATCTCGCTCAAACTGCTTTACAAAATCTTCTTCAGTCCGGTGAAAATATTTAATACGGCTATAATGCTGTGACCCCATAACTTCACAAAACAGTCTTTCGGATGGAATATAAATGTCAAAAGGCATATATCTTCCAGTCTTTGGATTTTTAACAGCCTTATATTCAACAATCGTGTCAGGATATGTTTTTTTGCAATACTCTTTTAGCTGTTGTGCGATTTTGCTTTCACATCTATGATACGCACACTCTGGGCAACCTGTTCCATGATGAAATGTGCTCCATTTTGTGATTTTCTCGCCATGCCTTGGACAGATATATTTCAATTCTCCAAATGCTCCCGTATATTCCTCTTTCTTTGTTAAGAGTGTATATCCACGAGACTCAAATTCGCTTTTTATCACATTAAAGTCTTTTAGTTGATTTTTTGAAGACAAAGCATGTGCACACAAACTACACCCAGATCCATCTCTAAAACTTCCCCAAATAATGGTTCTTTCACCATGAATCGGGCAAAGATAATGTAATCGAGTTCTTGTAAAAGAAATAATATCCTCTTCCTTTGTTATAAGCTGATATCCACGTTTACGAAATAGTTCTGCGACATCCGCATAATTGAGTCCACTGTAAGTAAGCATTCCTTTTCTCGCTGAACAGCTTTTACACCCACAGCCTTCAAGAACTGCGCAAGCAAACATATCAAACATCTTGCCGCAAGTGTTGCATTTCACAGTTACCTTTTTATTTGAGCCAACATACTTTCCAACAACAGTTACCTTTTGATTCTTTATTTTGGCTTCTTCTTGAAATTTTTCGTTTGTTTTTCTTACAGCTCCTCGCATTAACTCACGTCCATTTCGTCAGCCCACTGGCTAATCCATCCACGGTGGTTCGTAGTCAACTGACATACGGCTACGCAGTCATGCTTCGCAAAATGCTGGAGACAACGCATAAAGCCAGAGTCAGAAGGTTTATCAAGATCACACTGTAAATCATGACCAATAATAATCAACTTTACCTTTTCGCCATCACTACCATCGCAACGAGAAATAGTCTTCTGTAACTCTTTAGGAGTATAGTTCTGGCTCTCGTCCAACAAAATAATACCACTCAGGTTTGTGCCACGAAGGAAAGTATGAGTTAGACAAGAAATATAACCAGTGCCATTCTTCTGATTCACCATAGACTCGTCGTTGATAACCTTGTTGGGGTCAACGTTGCATTTAATCAGAGCCTGATAAAAAGGTTCAAAGAAAACTTCCGATTTTTCCGTAATAGATCCAGGAAGATAGCCTTGACGCTTTTCGCCATAACTAGACACGACGTAAGTCAGTTTATCAAAATAGCCAGCCTGAACAAGCAGATTTGCAGTCGCGGTCGCAATAAGCGTCTTGCCGGAACCAGCAGCAGCGTTGCATATCACAACATCGATATTTGGATTCCAAATTGCATCACGAAACACACGCTGTTCAGGGTCCAAAGAAATGCCGTAAAAACCATACTGGTCAGGGTCGGTAATCTTCTCCACAGGGGCATCATAAGAAACACGCTTCTTAGCCATATATTATAACTCTCCCTTAATTGAATTCATCCACATCATCGCAAATCTTATCTACAATGCCAAAGTTGACCTGCTCATTAGCGTCCAGATACCAATCCTTCGCTTTATTCTTGGTCATAGTCTTCTTATCAATGGTAGAGTGAGCCATAATATACTCACGCATCTTTACAACCTGCTTCTCATAGTAGTCCATAGCCATCTTAGACTGCTCAAAAGTACCCTGAGTACCGCCAGAGCCACTGTGAATCAGTGCAGTAGAATGAGGCAGGGCAAAGCGCTTCTGACCAGACAACAGCATCACAAGAGCAGCGCTCATTGCAATACCTGCGTTAATCGTCCAAACAGGAGTCTTGCTCAGTGCAACAACATCAATAAAGCTGAACATGGCGTCCAGCTCGCCACCATAGCTGTAAATAAACAGCTTAATAGGCTTGCGCTGCTCAACAGGGACATCCTTGTCGATACGGTTGTACTGCAGAATCTTGCGCTCAATCTCAAAGTCAATAAAGAAGATGCGATCCTTCTCGTCAACATAGAAGTTCATCATCTCAGGAGAGGGAAGACCGCCACCATTCATCAGGTTAGTGATCTCCTCGGGCAGCTGAATTTCAAAATCCAAAGTCTGTACCTCGTTCTTTCATAAATTAGTCTCGAATGCCACGCTTGGCACGCTCAACAATTTCACGAGCTTCAATATTAAACGGAATCAACTCCAGATAGCGGACAGACTCCTCAATAAAACGCTTGTGACGAGTCTTTGCAATAAAGACATGCGGATAAACCTTACGGATTTCCTTGGCTTCTGCTTTGGTGATTTCGATCATTTAGGTCATTACATCCCTTCAAAATAAAATAGGTAGGAAGAAAACAAGCGTCCTCGCTCTCTCCCTACCATAACTATCCCGTAATGATTTTATATAAATATGTAAAAATACAACGTATCTGTGTTAAAATAATACAAAAATGCACGATTTATAAATCAAACATTTTTCTATTTTGAGATGTTTTCTCAATATTGATGCTTTTGGCGCACTTACGACAATATTTTTGTCTGCGCCCAGTCCGAGCAACGGTACGACCGCAACATTCACACCTGATGTATGGCTTTCCGCAAAACTGATTCCACTGAATCCCAGCAGTCTCGAAATTTGATACTGTAACTGCGATAGGCGGTTCTTCGTCTGCGATTAACACATGAATGTTCAAGTTGTCAATCTTCTTTAAGCTGGCAAAACCAATAAAACCAAGATTGCGCAGTTCTCGAATCATTTCATTCTGCTTATCTACATTTACAGAAACACCAGCCATACGGAAAATATCTCGTGTATCTTCCGTAATCCAATAATTACACTTGTTGTTTACAGCCATATGAAACTTAGCCAAACAAAGCATTGTGAACATGAGCCGTTGCATCGGTTTCCCATCCAAGGCAAGAATTTTCTGGGTTTCAGACTTTGTAACACTTACTCCATCAAGTTCAACCAATTGTTTTCCTTTGGCGGACGCAATCGCTTGCACGATAAAGTTCTCATCTAAAACTCTATTATATCCAAACATATGAGCCACAAGAAAATCATCAAGCTTCTTCTTGACTTCTTCCTTAGAGTACCCTTGAGAGAAATAAAGCTTTGCAATATAATGTAAAGCGTGCCCGGCGGTTCTGCAAGTCACATCTTTTTGAAGCAGTTCTTCTGCATACTCACGTTCATTCAATACTACCATTCGCATCCTCCTCTTCAATTTTGTTCATATCGACTAACACGTCTTTATAACGCTCACTACAATATTCAACATCACCATTATCGTCCTTAACAAGAACATGGGCCTTGTTGCCAGCCTTATCAAAGAGACGCTTAATAATAATATCAGGAAATAGAGCCCATACAATCGAGACACTTGAGGCGTTTTTCTTACAGAGGTCCAACAAAATATCACAAAGGATATTATCATCAGAACATTTTTGATGCATGGTACGCAACATATTTTCGTTGTAAAAATTCAACTTCTCAATTCGATCTGCGCCGGTTTCCTTGTTCTTGATATTTGAATTGTCGATAACAGAGTTTGTTCGTGCGTATCGAAGATATTCTTTAAAGATAGGGCGAATACCGTAATACTGAGAATTTTTATATTCATCACCAGACTTGAGAGAATCGTAATCAAATTTACGCTTCTTTTTCAAATCATCTTCAAACTCTTCAAGTTCATCTTCAATAATCCAGCACAGACGATTCATAGTGCAGGAATTAACACCGACGGGCATACGGTAAAGGTAATATTGGATAACAACTTCATCAACATCATTCTTGACTTCCTTTTTCATCATCTCGTCAAGGCCATCAAAACCTTCCCATTTAATTCTCTTACGAGCTGCAGCCACATACTTTTTATAGTCCTTCATCTGAGAGGGGTAAATGTAGCTCATAAAATAAGGTTTGCGCCAAGCACAAATACGTGCCCAGAACTTCTTGTCCTCAACAACATCTGGGTTATCATCCTCTTTAACAACACAAGCCTTATTGTCGTACCAGTATTGAGGCATCGGAGTAGTGGAAATACCCTTTATGCGATCAATCGACGCCTGCTGATATAGCTGGCCGCATTTAATGCGATATGTTAATTCTTCGTACTCGCGGCTTCCTGGCTCAAATTTACTTCGCACATCAAACATTGTGGTGATACGATTTGTGATTTTTCCAATATCGTCACCGAATCCATTGATATTAGAGCTAATAAAGTCCTCTTCAGTGGGGATTTTCTTCTCGCCCTTCTTTTGCACACAGAGAACTGTAGGCTCATCCACCCATTTATCAATCAGGATATGATTGTCTGTACTAAAACAGAGATCTCCGTCGTTATCGGCCCCATTAAGTGCAGCGTCCGTATTATCCCACACGTTCAGAATAAATACGGTCTTCATATAGCGATACCAATTTTTGCACTCATCACTTGAGTTTATGTCCATGCATCGAATATTTGCCATCTGGCTCATTGGCGCTCTAAAACAGGCTACTCGCTTCACATCACGGTCGTTCCAGAATCGACTATAAGCCTCACCAGATTTTAAAAGACCAGTGACAGGCATTCTAAACATAGATTGGCAAAGCGCATACGGGTCCCCACTAAGAACTTGAAAGTTACCTCTAACCTTTACTACACCTGTTTTCGCCTGAGAAATTCGTTTTTTAATAAAGAATCGAATGCGGTTCTGAACGTATGGGTCGTTGATCATTTCTGGCTCAATCATTAATGCCTTGATATAATCATTCTCTAAGCTGTTTATGTAATTCGGGTCATCACGCATTCTGTTGCCACGCAAATAAAGCAGTACATCACACCAATCACCACCCATGGCACCTTTGATTTCATCCAGTGTAGGCTTCACCAACTCTCGAATCTCATCGTTCGTTAAATTATAACTCTGGATAAATTGATAGTTCAGATTACGCTCTTCATCAAGCTCCAGCTCACAGGTCTTCGTTACAGAAAAGTGGTAGTGGTTTTCCTGACAATTCTCGAAACAATCATCTGCACTATGATAGCTGTCATAAAGTTTGAGCATCGACGTAGTAAGGATCATCTGCACACGGTTAATGTCCTTATAGTCGCCAAAAGCGTCTTTGACCATATTCTGCTTTGCAACCTTCTTGGCGAACTCACGGAAAGGGAAGGGGAATAGCATTCCCTTACAAAAGGCGTTACGCACACAGAATCCAGACGCAGTTGACGGTAGCTTCAAATCTTCGCTCCATTGTTGGGCAAGGTCATAGCTGATAAGACCAAAACCATCGCTGGCACACAGTTCGCAATCATGTTCAGGATCTTCGACCATCGTAGGCTCACCAGACACACCATCATCCAGGATAATCACATGGTCTTTAAAATGAGTATAGCAATCATCCACAACCAGAATGCCATCTGGATCAGTAACAGGGATTGAGGCAGAGCAGGCGAGTGCCCGATATGCTTCCAACTTTGCCGGAATAAACTCCATTCCTTTGTTACGGCCATTATCAATTCGCTTGCGGATCTCACCAACAAGACGGTCGCTCACAAACACAATCGTGCTATTCTTAACACCACCGGTAGTCCCAACCAGACGGCGATACGTGATTCCATTGATTTTAAACCCCTTTGGAGAACATGCACGGCGGTAATCATTCTTCTTATCAACCACCAGACACATATAATCCGGCTTGAATTGAACTGCGTCCAGTTCAGTATACAGCCTCCGAATCTCCCGGCGGTTCTCTAAGCAAGACGGCTCATTCCGCAGCATCTTGATTCTACGCTTAATGCTCCGTGCTTTAGCCTCTGCATCCGTAACACCATTCAACTCATCAATCCATCGTAAAACAGTGCTATCAGCCAGCGAGATGATCTCGTGGTTTCGTCTAGCCTCATCTAATGGTAGAGTCAAATCCCACTTTGCTTCAACCAGACGCTTCGTATGGATCTTAAAAACAAACTTCTGGCAAGTTTGCTGCTTTGCCATTCGGCAGTCACCTCCATGTTCTTCTTAAACGTATCCTGTATTTTATAGCTAAAGAGAAAATATAAAAGTAGGCTTTTACAGATAGCAACTCTCGCCATCTTCCATAGCCTTGAGCCAAAGTCGTTCGCGCTCCTGATGGAGCTCATCCAGCATATCGTCGGCAGCCTCGTACTCACTGCGTGTTAGACTGGAACTATTCATATCACGTACAAGTTGCTTGATTTCCGCATCAACATCCTCGTAAGTACGCATCACTTAACCTCCTCGTCCATGACAGCTCCACAGTCAGGACAAAACTTTGATTCGTCAATATTTTTGCTAGAATGACAAGCCGAGCATTCAACAAAGAAACTTTCTCCAAAATCCGCCTCATGTTCAATCCAGTGAGCATGAACCACTCGACGGAACTCACCGCCAGCAGATATCTCTTCTTCAAGAATGCGCTTTGTGTATTGCATTGCCATATCGCACCACATATCATCAATAGACTTTGCATTACCTCTAGCCATAGTACGAGCGATAGCACTATCGAGGACGCCAATCAATCGTGTTGCGTTAATATATTTCTCCATCACTTGACCTCCTCAGCTACCAGGCGGATCGTCTCACCAATCTGTTCAAGCTCTGCCAGCAATACATCCACGGTATCTGCATCGCTTTCAGAAATATTCAAATCCTTAATCTTATGTAAAGCCCATTCGAGGTTCGGGTAATAGCCAACCGTAACCTCTTTTACACCGGTGCCAATCTCACCAGTCTTTGGATTCTTGCCAGCAGGTCGCTGCTCAATGATAACGAGATTCCGCTCGTCACAGTTTTTAATAATATATTTGCCAATCTGCACTCGCATCTCTTAGCCCTCCTTATATAATAGCGCATCCTTTGTTCATCAAATGTTTGAAATATTCAATAAAGAAATCCTTGCCTCCTTGAGTGACTTTTGTAACATACACAAGCTTATCGCCAACCGGTTCATCTTGATAGTATCGATAAACTGGCTCTCGTTTTTTGAATACTTTAAATAACCCAGAACCATGATATTTCTTACAAGGAGTGTTATATAATATTCCATCCTTTTTCATTAAATATCCTTTGTGCCGTAGAACTGAAAATACATTACTGCTATTTGGAGTAAGTCTGCCAATGGATGTCTCGTTTATATAAATCTCATTTTGAATGAGAACTTCCGCGAGCTCTTCTGCCGTTAAACAACCGTCAGACCGATCTTCTTCATCGAGCATTTTAATTTCAGGAAGTAGTGTTAGCTTGTCCTTTAACATTTGATAAATAAACTTCTGCCCTTCTTGTGTCCAAACAAGATACTCTTGAGAATAATATCCTGTTTTGCTAGTGAACAACGAAGATTCGGTATATCCACTATCTTTATACTGGTCTGTTATAAACCATGTTTTATGCTCGTCGTTGAAATAGATCACATCATACTTGTAAAGAAAGCTGTTTAATCGTGCGGCACTCCAACCATATTGAAAAGCAATAGTTGAAATAGAAACTTTTTCTTCTGGTCCAAAACCAAATGGTAAATATTTCTTATCCATTTATGTAACGCTCCTTAAATATTTCTAGCGGCCTCAAATGCAGCAACATCATTCATGAAATCATTGATATGTAAATACTTGTCAGCCTTCCGCACAGTCTTAGGCTTAAACTCTTGGCACTTGCATCGCACATCATCACAAGTAGTGAAGCACGGGATCTCATACTGGCATTTTGTGCAGACATGCTTCTTATAAAACTCCGGCAAGCGCCCAACCGCTTGGTAACACTCATAAGTTACCTTTAAATCAATCCAATAGGGGTTATCAAAATTCATTATACTTAACCTTCTTTCAAACATCACCAATTAAATCATCAATATTAAGACCACAATCCAGCACATTGCGGCCAGCTTTCTTATTACTTTTTTCTGCCATCTTGTCCGCCAACACCTTATCGACAATATCTGCTTCAAAATTCATAACGCATTCTACATTTACGTTATCACGAGCTGCCATTCTCGCATTCGCCTCAGCCACAAGTCGAGCCATAAGTTCTGCATCCGCAGATTCTTTATCCGCATCCTGCATAATTTGCTCATATTGCTCTTCAGTCAAACCGCTTCCAGCCAAGAAGTTGTCGATATACAGTTTTTCGATAATCTTGCATCCATGGTCTTTTTGGTTCAAGGTAACAAGTAACTGGTCGGTAGACTGACGAATTGTGTTGTCAACCATATCTGCCACCTGCTGGTTAGTCAACTTAACTTTTTTATATTCAAATTCCTTTCGGATTTTTCTTTCAATCTTATTATTGTCTCCCCATGGCTTCTGCTCTTCCAGTCGCCGCTCAACATCTTCATGTTCCTGAACTCTTGTTGCCACAATGACTTCCTTATTAAATATCATTGAGGACAATAAGCCATCACAGACAATTGTATTTAACTTTGCCATCATCTGCACAGCGAGTTCCACATCTGCTGGATCGATTTTTCCAAACCTGCGAGCAAATAGGTTCATAGTTTTTGGCTCAACAACAATTCTATAAACCTTTTGAATGGTACTATACGTTTGCTCTTTTTCAAATTCCTCTCTAAGCTTTGGGTTCAGCTTGCGATAGAAATCTCTCATCCGACCAGTTTGCCAAAGATCCCGTTCAGTTGCCGGAGTTCTACCATCAGACAATGTGTAATCTTTTAGTACCTCAGCCTTCAATCGCATGTAGGTTAAATTCTGTTTGTCGGTCAAAGGAGTTATGACAGCACGGCCATCGACATAATTGACAAATGCCCTCGTCTCCTCATAATCTAACGCATCGTTTACCTTTAAACCATGCAGGGCACTATCTAGCCAAGTTTTTAGTTTTACACTTCCAACCATTTTTCGGAACGCCTCAGCAACAGCCTCGTCATCCTCTGTCTCAGCATTCCGTCCCCACCATCTGTAATCATGACCAACCATTCCACATGTCTCCCAGATGTCTTTCTTCTCCCATAGTAGCTTAATGCCGTCACATGGCTGCGACTGACAAAGGGCGTTAAAGTGGTAGACGAGCAATTTCTGAATAAGGTCAATAAACTTTCTGTTACCACCAACTGGCTTTGCCGGAAGTATCTCATCCTCTGGCCGTATACTTTTTATAATGATTTGCCGACCAGCCTTCTTTAGAACCACGAATCTGTCCAGCTCTTCCAAGAATGCGGGACGACTATTTCCTGTAATTGGTTTGCCTTTATCATCAAGAACTTCGAGACATCTTGCAAGCTCAGAAAAGTTCTTAAAAATCTGACCAGCAGATAATTTTGAAATCATATCAGGTGTTACTTCGTATGCTTTAGCCATACATTACCTCCTGTTTTTGTACATCAAACCTGCATATATAGAATATGTAATATCAGTTTTGATGTACAAAATTCATAATTTGTTAATATTTAATTGTACTTTGAATTCTGTAAGGTTCTATCAACCCAATTCTTCTCTCAAAATATCTTTTAATGGTTTACTCAAATTGAAGCTATGGCGCGTAAGCGGCATAGATTCAATTTGAGTAAACCTACGAGCGTCCGCAGACGCGAGATCCCTCTCCACGCCCTGTCTGGAAGACTACTATAAATATCCACCACAGTCATTCCATCACTAACTCCTTTTCTGTATCCTGTATTGTATAGCTATCTACACTCATTATACCATGAGAATGCCAAAAATTCAATAGCTGCATAATACAGGATACGAATATTCTTGGCGTCTATTATAATAAGGTATGTTTCTTGGAGTATCATCTACTGTAGTCTTTTCAGACAGTGACTGTCAGCTTACTTAGCGATAGTCGCTATTACACATTGTTCTCTATAAAGGATATTTAGATACTCTGTGTGTTCTGTGTAAGCTGCCAGAGGCTACAATTATGCTTATTAAATGTGTCTGGAGTCTCTAAAGGTGCTGCTCAGATGCCAGATCAGTCTATTTATGGCGATAGGGGAGTATGGATGAGCATAAATAGGTACTTTATACTCCGAAGAATGGTCATTTTCGGTACATTTTGGGTACACATCGGGAAAACCCACATGAATCCTAGCTTTTTCGGCTTTTATTGAGTTAAAAAGGAACAAAATAAGTGGTAAAAAGGTACAAATAAAAAGAAAAACTAGCTAAAATATAACGAAAATACGTTAAATTCTAGCTAGTTACCGAATGAGCTACCGATTGAAAAATAGCGATTTTAAGCCATTTTTAGGTATTTTTGATGGAAAAGTGATGGAAAGATGAGTGATTTGTAGGTGTATGTAGGAGATGGTATAGGGATATATTTTTTGGATATTTTAGTCAGAGAAAAATGTACCCCGGGTAGGAACAAGTAAAATGGATAAATTGAGTTGATGGGAGAGAGATTGTGGTGATTGAAAGAGATTGGTATTTTTGTGGAAATTGTTGTGCAGAATGTATAGAGAGTAAGAGAAAATGAAATTCATAATTGGTGATTATGAATAAGAAAGATGTACTGGGATCTCGGCCTGCTGCCTGGAATGCCTCAAAAATGAAAAGTATCCCCCATGGGGAAAAGCCGCTTTTGTGCAAAAAGCGGTATTTGCTTTAATTGAATAAAGTGCCTGTTTTGTCACTTTCCAGACCGGAATTATTCCTACTTTTCCGGTATGTTTATAGTGCTGATTTTTGCCGGGAATTGAATTTGCAAATTAGTTGCATTTTCGTTGTGTTCGATATCAAAATGATATCAAATGTTGCACATGCAACATTTTGTAAAGTATTTTTACTTTACATCAATTATGTTATTCTCTATATCTTGTATTCAATTCACCAAAAACCACAATATCTAGTATCTATCCCTATTGTTCAATAACGTACTATACACAATATCTAGTATTCAACCATTCATTCAAACCACAATATATAGTATTGCCGGGGACTGTTGTACCTATTAGAGTTTTGCCTGCCCAGGCGCACGCACACGCACGAACACGTTTCCGCGTGTTTCTTAAAATTCTTTAACTATTCGATCACAGCCTTGCCAAAATATAATTTTTAACGATATATCGCTATTTTATAAAAATCTATAATTCTTGCGTGCTTTGTCTATATGTTTGCAACAAAAGTATATGTTCAACCATAGTGGAACGTGGTAAAGTATAGGCACGGAAACGGACAAAGCCGAAACGGTTAGAAAGTTTTCGGCCTATTCATTGGGGTTCAAGTCAATGAATGCTTGCAAGTAGAAAGGGAACTTGATAAGGGTGGAAGATACCACCCCGACAAAACAAAAAACGATATTTTCCGAAAGGTTAAAGCTAGTACAAACGGAAAATCTTGAACCATTCACCCCGTGCAACTGCCAAAATTCCAGCAAGCACGACAAAAAGAAAGGGGTGCAAAAACAGCGTGAACAGGTTCAAGCTAAAAAGAAATTCCGTTCAAAGTGTAGGCAACTTATCACGTTGGAAAACGTGTAACAAAGTAGGAAAATGGAGAACAGGAAAAGGCGTAAAACAACAAGTTGAATTTTAACAATTTACATTGTTGAAAGTTAAAAATTGAATGGCCGTATAACGTGCCAAACAAGATTTATTCTTGAGTTTTAACCATTTAAATTTTAACTTTCGGATTCAATACTATTGTTTTACGTTGTTTAAGGCGCATTTGTTTGAGATAGCAAAAAGGCGGATGTCCGAAATGGGCAGATAAATACAATCTAGCAAGATAAGCAAGTGGGGATAGTTTGAAAAAATTATGGATACCTTGCGAATAACAGCTGAAAAGCCAAAAGCAAAATTTTGGTTTAGTAGGTTCATACACATGTTGTGTGTATTGCTTGCTATACAATGCACTTCTCTTGTGTGTTATGCTTTTGTGCATATATTGCACCCTGCAAGCACAAAAATTGAGTGAAATAACGGAATACAGAAAAGCATAAAAAACATTATGCAACGCTGAACTTCAAAGGTTTGGCGTTTGGTTTGGACTTCATCGGTCTGGGCTGGCAGTCGATTATAATTTTCTGGACTTCTTTTGTTCTTGACAATTTTTCGTTTGTAGGTTAAACGGTAAAACCTACACAAAAGAACGCAAGCTAAAAGGTCTATTCGTGACAGATAGAGGGTATAGTTTGCGTTTTTTAGCATACATACTTGTATCTAGTTGATACACTATAAGCTCATGATCTGTTGGTGCTAACTGTCAGATCGTGGGCTTTTGTGTGTACCAAATCGGTACACTGTATACATTATAACACATTCAAAGGAGAATTACTATGTCTACTACTACCATTCTGTCCGCTATCAACTTCAACGCTACCGCAGCCGCAGAGAAGAACCGCACCACCGGTGCAGCCGTTGCCCTTTTCAAGAAGGGCGGCAAGGAAGTCAACACCTCTGAGAAGGCCCTGGGCAGAGACTGCCTGAAGGGTATCACAGCAGAGCAGTACGAGACCTATTGCAAGGCCGTCCGTGCTGTCTATCTGGATGCTGATTTGCTGGCACGCTATGCCGCAGACGCGGACTCTGTTCAGAAGATTAAGACCTTCTACTTCAACGATCTGACGAGCCTTACCACCGCTATCATGGGCGATACCTTCAAAGTCAATGATGTCTTTGCAACCTTCACTGTTGAGCAGTTCATTGAGCAGAGCGTGGGCAAGGTGCGTGCATTCACCGCTACCACAGCAGGCCACGGCTACGACACGGAAGCAGAATCTCAGACCAAGTTTGTCAAGTGGGTTGAAGCATGGTTTAGTGCCAACGCAAGCGGTGTTGCTATGCTCTCTATGGCAGAGCGTGACCGCCGTGCAAGTGTCCGCAAGCTGTCCTCTAAGGTTGTGCGCCTTACTAAGACCCTGGAAAATGCAGAAGAAGTGCTGTCCTCTGCAAAGAAGGAACTTGACTCTCTCAAGAGCAAGAAGGACACCAACGCAAAAACCCTGGAAAAGAAGATGAAGGCTGTTCAGGGCATGGAAAAGGACCTGGCAGACGTTAAGAAGAGCCTGGAATCTGCTCAGACTAAGCTGGCAGACCTTCAGAGCAAGGACTTCACCAACGACTTCAGCGCAGAAGAGACCCTGTAAGTGAACCACGCAACCATCGTGAACACGCAAGAGCTCTACATAAATGCTAGGCGATTAGTGGTACTAGGGAAGACGTAACCACTACCAACACGGCAGCAATGCCGTCACTATTAAATAGAAAGAGGTGAATACTATGCAAAAGTTCCTGTGCAAGAACTATGCAGACCGTCAGATTAAGTTTGACGGTCATTCTGTGCCGTCTGGTGCATACTATGGTCAGACCGCAGAGGGATTGCGTTTTATCGCAGTCGTCAGAGCGAATCAGATTGGTATGGTCTGGAAAGATGGCAAAGGGCTTGTGCCGTGGGAGAATGAATACAATCAGAAGATTGTGAATTTCATCAAAAAGAATCCTGTTGGCGCAAACCCCGAATTTGATCATAGCAAGAAGTCTGCCACCCAAAAGAACAAGGCAAGGCACAAGTATGATAACTGGTATAGTAATGACTGTATCAGGAGACGGCATATTAAGGTAAGTAAGAGCAGAAAGCCGATGGGCTTTGGTGGTGCATACCTCAAAGCAACCCGTGAACTGTATGGTGAGAATATCGGTAGAAAGCAGGTGAACTACCTCGATGGCTATCGCTGATTACCAAACCTTGCGTAAGAGTGAAAAGTTTGCTATAATTGCATCAAAAGGTGGTGCGACTATGGCAAGCAAGTACGACAATATGAGCAGAGAAGAGCTTGTTGCCGCTATGAAAGCGCGAAATAAATCTTATAAGTGGCAAAAGGCTTGTGTTCTTACTCCGGCAGAGGGTGAAAAGCTGGAAACTGAAATTCTTCCTCTTTATGGATGTATAAACGTGTCTCAGCTTGTTAAAAAAATTGTCAATGGTGAATTGATTGTTTCCCCGGCAGAATCCAACTAATAAACCCTATAACTCTGGCAACAACGTCTTGTGAATTTATCGCAAGGCGTTTTCTTTATGCCTTGTTTTGTATAATTATGCAAATAATTTGCAGAATATGTAAAATGAAAACAAAAAAGGAGAACACAATGAAAGAATACGCAATCTTTGTTGCCTGTGAAGAGGATAAGGACCCCAATTTTGGTGGCCGTTACGTCCTCTACACGGAAGAGGAAGTGAATACCCTGGGTGGTCTGGACGCTGTTCTTGCCAAATTGAAGGCAGAAGGCGAGATCATCACCGGTATTCAGACTGGTGAACAGTGAAATCAAACACGTCAGAAAATCACATAAAAGAGGACTTTTAACAATGAAAAATGATATCAATTTCGTTTCTATGATTCATCTGGCAGATACAGATGGAAATCGGTTTGTAGCAATCTATAAGCCGATGTCAGAAGAAGAGCGTCAAGCGTTGCTTGAACGTTATTGGCAAGAGAATCGTTGGGGCACACGATTTGGAGCCCCTGATATTCTCGATGTGTTTCCGCTTGATGACTCATGTTTTCCGAACCAGTGGTTTGAAAACATGAGTGAATGCGAAAGAAACTCAAAATGCAGCTACTGAATGAAAAACGCCGTGAAGTTAGTGTGCACGGGGAAGAAAGATCCCACTACCAGCCCAATAGGGTACGCAATAGCGTTGTAAAAAATGAATTTGCAAAGCCTGGTTTATCCTGGCAGAAAGGAAGTCTTGTTATGAAATCGCTTCTCATGTTATTCGGCTATTCTGCTTATCATGCAGAGTGCGTTGCACCTATGATGTGGGCTTTCGTAATTTGTGCCATTGCTATTGGCGTGGCAGAATGGAAAGGGTGGTGAACTAATGTTTCGTAATGTAAAGAGCTTACGATTCATTGGAACGGATGACTTTCACCGTGAAGTATTTATCGATAAGTTCGGCACAGTATGGAAATACACAGAACCCGGTGAAATGCCGCAAGAACGGCATGACAAACTTTACACTTCATCCAGCAACAGCATGGATGGAGAACCAGAAGAACCGATGGCAGATGACCTCGATTACAAGATCTAAAAGGAGGACTGTAATGAACAGAGAAGATATTGATATCCTGGAAGTGGGCAATGCTTACACAGCACTGTTTTACAAGAAGAATCACTATCAGCCATACATTGTGGCGTGGCATTTTGACCCGGATTCCTACACATGGGATCAGGGTCATTATTTTTGTGACCTGAAATCCGCAAAAAAATTCTTTGCAGAGCAGGAGCGCAATAATGCAAATTGCAAGTATTGCGAAAAGCTTGATTGCCCTCATAGGGATTGCGTCAGACGATTACCCTATGAAAAGGGTGGAATCCTTGCTTGTGAGAATCTTTGGTAAAGGAGAATGAAAAGCATGAAAAAGTATGTCATGTACGAATCGCTTGGAATGTGGTATATCACCACGGCAGAAAATCACAATCGTTATATTACGGATGCAAACAAAATCATCAAGTTGAGCCGTGACTTTGAGGAAGCGAAGGCCATTGTTGATTACAATTGGCACGGCTTTGATGATGTTGAGATCATTCAGAAATAAAAGATATGTTTTAAGGAGAGCTTGATATGACCGCAAGAGAATATTGTAAGAGCCATCCTGTAACTGCTTATGATAGCAGCTACGGCAGATGTGGTGGTTTCCAGATTCATGGTGACGTTCAGTATGGCATTGATGATTATATCTATGCTCAGTCTGGCGTACTCATTGAAGATGAAAAGTATCACAGTTACCATCACTTGAAGATTATCTATGCACCGTCTGGCAGAGCATACGTCAAGTGTTTCGGTAAACGAATCTATCTTGATGAGTGCATGAGAGTGTAAAGGAGAACGCAAGATGAAAAAGGGTCAGTGGTTTATGAACGATGAAACAGGTGTTATCACTAATATTCATCGTGAAGCTGTCGAGTGGTATCGGCAGGGTGCAAACATTTCCATCTGGATCAACGGCGTTATTGTTTGCCGTTGGGGTCATTGATAAGAAAGGAGAACGCAAGAATGCGTGCTACTGTTGAGGTTTACGAGAATAATGCAGGCGGTATCTTTGTTGCCGTCTTTGGTAAAAATGGCTTGAAAAAGCTGTTTGTTGTTACTCCTGATAATAATGAAACAAGAATGACGAGGGCATTCTATCAGGAAGCGTTGTACGGATTCTCTGGTGTGGATGACTACAACGCAGCAGATTTTTCTGGTCTGTCTATGGATGATGCTTATATGGATATCTGCAGTGGCAACCTGATTGCAGAATTTTACGACAATTGTGTTGTGAATCTATATCCGGCAGACATGGGATCTGCTGGTATGAAATTATTTGGTTTGAAAGATTGAAAAGGAGATACATAAAATGAAACTTACTCAGAATAAGCTGTCCGTCATCCTGGCTACTGTTGTGGCTGGTGTTTCCATTCTGGCAAACTGTATGACTGCAAACGCAGCAGAGCCTATGAAAACTCGCCTGGATAATCGTTATGTCCTGGCCGGTAGCGTGGATGAAATCGAAGTATTCCGCAACGGAATTAAGACCATCCATGTTATTGATGAGAACGGCGAGGAATGGCTGTATTCTTATGCAAGCATGGAAGAAACCCCGGCAGATGGTCAGAATGTGACCATGATTATGAACAGCAATGGAACAGAAACCATCTACGATGATACAATCGAGGATGTTCTGTGGGCACGGCCTGATGAAGTGGATGTTGATTGATATTCACAGAATGGTCACGAAAATAAAACGTATTAACGCATTAAAATGTGACGTTAATAAAATCTACATTTTAGTGCTTGACAAAATCAGCAGTATCCTGTATTCTATAGCTAGAAAGGGCAGTCCGTCATAGGGCTTTTATTTTTACCATATAGCTATATAACACAGGATACGCAGGATACGAAAGAAAAGGAGATTCAAACATGAAACGCACAAAGTCTATGGTTTATCGTGAGACCGATGAAAGCAGAGAGCTTGAGTTGTGTGCAATCAATGACGGTGATCTGTATCGCAAGATGACCAGTCCGTTTATTGAAAAGCTGAAAAAGCGTTACAAGGCCGGAACTTATGATAAGGAAAAGGCAATCGACTATTATTTCCAAATTGCAACGGAAGAAGCTCGTATCTACAACAAGAAGTTTGGTAGCGAACCTGATTTCTGTCGTGTGTTTAATGTTCAAAGCCGCTTTACCGCAGCTGTGAATATGGAAAAGTATTATTTCGCAGAAGATGTTTCTTATGAGGGGAAGGAGGAAGAATAATGAGTGGCATTACATTTGATTTCTGGTACGGCGACAAACTGAAAGACTGCGACGGAATCAAAGTTTACTTTGACTGCAAGTATCGTGGAAACCTTTACAAGAACGGTGAAGCGGTTGGTGATTTTGTAACAGAATCGTCTGTAGCTATTGAAAAAGCGTGGAATGCAACACACGACGATGATAACAAACTTGTATTTTTCTAAGAAGGGAAAGAAAATGAAGATTCTGTATTTTGAAGGCGCTGGTTCTTTTGATTATTACTTCAAAGGGCAAGATGTTCACTTTGGAGATGTCGGAAATTGTAGAATCCGCACAGCATTTCACGTTAAGGACAAAGCATATTATTTGGAAATTATTTCATGTGAAAGAAATAAGTACAATATAAAATCCGGTCTTTATAATTGGCCTGTGACTGGATTTGTTGATATGTTTGCACCAATCGATGAAGGAACAGGTGAAATTGATTATAAGAATAGTTTCAATAAACCGCCGATTGTTCCTGTTAAGGCTGGCGTGAAACGTACTCCGAGATCTTTTGAGTACAGCAAAGAACGCATCCTGAAAATTGTGAATGACATGACTGGTGCAGATTTTGATGCGATTGAAGTGGCAGATAAATATAGTGGATTCAGAGTATTTGCGGATCGTGTAAACCGTATCAGTCAGTATCATTTTGGAGATGAATTCGTTCCAAATCATGAATATGAAGTGCTTCATAAAACGGCATACGAAGCAATTCTTGAAAAGAGAAAGGCTGTTTCTGGAGAGCGATTCCCTTGTGTAATATTCTACATCGAATCGGCAGCATCTCCGTATTTTATGTACAGGCCGTCCGACAAGCCACACGGAGCTGAAAAGAGGGTTGATGTAAGAACTTTTAATATCAATGATATCGAGGTGTGAAGAGTGATTATTGATTTGATTCTCGACCGTAAAGACGGAAGGCACTACAGTGCATACGACTTCTATCTTGAAGTCAGAAAATATGAGCGTCTGGGTGTTGGCACTCACGGCGAGGATATTTCTATCGCGATGGATTACGGTGATAACAAAGATGTGCAGCGTGTTCTGTGTCAGTATATCCAGCGCAATGGATACCCGGCAGATATTGAGGACTACATAAGAAGTCAAGTCTGGGTTGTATAAGCAGCAGATGCTAGGTGATTAGCGGTACTAGGGCAGACATAACCGCTACCAGAATGCGAAAGCATAAAAATATTAAAAGGAGTGTTAGGTATGAAGGTTGTTGAGTTGATGTGTTTGTTTGATAACTGGAATAAATTTCTTATCATCAGTGATGATGATTTGAATCATATCCTTGATGGTAAAAAGGTTTTCGAGGTCTACGATAAAATGGAAAAGTACAAGGATATTCTTAACAAAGAGGTTGTTTCCTTTGGCTTTTATGATGATGATTTTTGTATCAGAGTGAAATAAAATCATGCTTTTATGAGGTAAGAAAAATGTATTCGGAAAAGGAATTTATTGAAGCATATTGCTGGATGTACGGTCGGACGAAAAAGCAAGCAAAGTTTGCTTATAAAATCTATAGCGACAAGACTATTAAAGATGTTGTGGATACCTACAAGCGTAATTGTAAGAAGGTATTTTACGAAGACTAAATTGAGGTGATAAAAATGACTGAGAAAGACAAGCGTGTTTTGAAATATGCGATTGATAACCTGATTGCAAGAGAAAACAACTTGTGTGAAGGATTTTGTAAAAGCAATCCCACACATAGGGCAGAACGTGAGCGAGATCGGGATTTGATTATCTTTGGCATTCGTGATGTTTTGTGCGAGGTTGAGCGTCTTGAAGAACAAGAGAAAGAGATGCTGGAGAAAGTCAAACATGAAGTAGTTCGTTTTGATTGAGGTGATAAAAATGGATACTAACATAAACCATCTTAACAGTAGAAAAGAATATATGGAGCTTGTTCATCACAATTCTAGTCCGTTTGATTTTTGGGAAGAAGTGCGAAAATTTCACAAGGAACGTGAGCAGGAGGAAAAAGAACATGACCAACACTGAAAAAAACATTGTTCTCGCGGCTCTTTCTTCCTATCGGCGTAAGCTGATGGATCAGAGTGTTTCATTTCTTAGAGCTGGTAACCATGAGGATGCAAAGCAGTCAACGATGGAAGCAGCCAATGTGAATGCACTGGTGATTAAGTTCACAAGAGAAAAGGAGTTTGCAATATGAGAAACCTGTCTAAACAGAGCCGTAAGAAAATTTTTGATTTGATCAAACGTGATTGCATATTTGTTGGCTCTTACGATTTGGAACATTCTGAAGAAAGTGTTTTGACTTATCTCCCGAAGCCAGGCACACAGATTCACAAAGATGTTGAAGAGGTTCGTGTCATAAAGAACCGCAAGACTGGAAACTGGGTTGAATCCGTTGTTGATGTGCGTTGGTATTACGGTATGACTTGCGCTGATGCAGAGATGATTGAACGCAAATATCAGTGCAAATCTAACAAGTGAGGGTGTGGAATATGAATAGCGAAAATAAGATTGTTATTACTAGCTGGAATGGTAAGTCTTGGGAAATGACACCTGAACAGATTGAAGCAGCGTACCGTTACAAAGAGCATCAGTATCGTATTGAAGATGCAGAGAATCAGCTTGATGGCAATGCTGATTGGATTGAGGAAGAATACGGTTATTCTCACGATGAGATTATGGATTTTGCTGACGAATTAGCAGAACGATTCGAGGATAAATTTGATTGCAATGTATCAGAAAATGATGATTGGGTAGCACGTATCATAGAGATGTTTGACGCCGCAGGTAGAAAGGAGAGCAACGATGACTGATCCTTGCCGTTATTGTGTAGCACCGGAGCGTTATCCTGGTTGCCACGACCATTGCGAAAAGTTAAAAGCCCATCGTGAAAGTGATGAGTATAAAAAGCTGTGCGAATATAAGAATACATACCTAAAAAGCCATTCGACAGCAAGCTCTACACAGATTAACAAAGCGATGCGGTACTTCAAATGTAAAGGTTATAGCCTTTATGGATTCAAGAATGTTGGGAGTGTGTAAAATGAACGGCTATTACGTTACTATTGGAACAAGCGTTACTTACACAACGTTTGTTGAAGCAGACAACAAAGATGATGCTTATGAAATTGCGAAAGATAGATTTGTTGCCGGTGAAATCGAACCAGATAATCCAAACCCAACGGATATTGATTGTGTTACGATAAAAGACGCAGAGGAGTGATAAAATGTGGGATTTAAGAGAAGTTCATGCACTGCACGATGGTGAAGGCTGGGTTTGGAATGAATCTTTCCATCATAAGAATGTGTTCGTAGGAGAGAATGAAGATCCGAAAGAAATCTTTTGGCAGGAATGTCAGATGTTCTTTCTTCAGGATTACCTGAGCAAGTGTGAGATTGTGGATGACGGCGACATTCTGGAACTTCAACTGAAAGATTCTGGTGAACCGGTTCTTGCTATGATGATTACAGAGTAAAGGAGAATGAGTTATGAAAATTCATCCTAAATATATTGATGTTTTGGAATCGCTGGATTGGCGCGTATGTGACTATACAGGTGATGGCAGAGTTGAAATTGAAAATTATTCTCCAGCAGGAGAGGACTTAATCGTTTGTGTGGAGGTTGAAAATTTTCCTGAATCAGTTTATGAGTATGCCTGTGATTTTGATGCTGATGAGCACGCAGAGATGTGGGTGGGGCATCGTGGTGAAGGCGGTTGTCCTTCTAGTGTCAGAGAACTTATTGACGACGCTGATGCTATTAAAGAAATGTTAAAAGAATTAGCTAATAGACTTATGGAGGTGGAATAAATTATGACTCGTTTTTATCTTAATGCGGGTGCTCTTGGCCGTTGGATGCACCAGAATAAAGCACAACACATTGGTGCTTATGTTGAAGGTGTTTTGGTCGATAGCTTTGTTGTCGAAACAAAGCGTGGTGTTGCAGCTATCTATGAACACTACCTGAATGAGTGGACAAGCAACTATTATGTTGAGTTCACCGATTACAAGAACGGTTTTAAGAATGGCGAAGTCGATAAGATCTGGTCTGATTGGTACGCTTTTGAAGAAAAGGCAAGTGCATAAGAGGCGAATAGATATGAGCGACACTGAAAAAATTATCAATGCGTTAAAAGATGAATATTCTTATTGCCAAGATATTGCTTACACTGCACTAAAAGAAGGCGATGAAGAGAGAATGACATGGTATTATGGCAAAGCAAACGGAATTAAAAAGTCTATTGAAACAATCGAAAAAATGAAGAATTACGGAATTATTTTATAAAAGGGAGATTTTAGATATGAAATATCTGTATTGCTACGATAATGAAATCATAAAATGGACTTACGGCGATAACCTGTATTGCTTGCATATTCAGCACGACGACGTTGCAGACAATAACCCTCGTTGGTGGGATGACCACGATTCCGTGATGGCTTGTTTCCATCCTCGTTACCGTCTTGGTGATAAGGTCGATGCAAGCACACCGGAAGAGTTTTGGAACAATCTTGTTTACGAGATGTGCGAGCCAGAAGAAATTCTGGATGCACTTTTTAACATGAAACTGGAAGAATCCTGTGTGGTTATTGACAACGATAACAGTAGTATTGAAGAAACTCGTTATGCGATTTGTTGTCGTGAAGATCAAGCCAATCCTTGGTATACCAATTTGAAATACAATGAAATTGCGACGTATGCTCGTGGTGATTTTTCTATTCGTGATTGTCAGATTCTTCTTGATAAACACATTGTATGGCTTCCACTCTGGTTACATGACCACTCTGGCCTGTCTATGGATTATGATACACGATTCAGAGGTTCGTGGGACGATAGTAATGTTGGTTGGATTGTTACAAAAGTTCCTAGCGGTTCTGATGTTTACAAAACAGAAGCAGAACGAATCATGCGTGATGAGGTAAAGACTTATAGCGATTATCTTTCCGGTGAGAATTACGGCTATACGCTTTATCAAGAAGATCACGGAGAATGGAAGGAGATTGACAGAGCATTTGGATTTATCGGTTCTGATGTGCTTGAAAACGGTATCACATACAGTGCTGGTTGTGGTCTTGAAAAGGCATTAAAGGAAGATCGGTGTCATATCGGTGAAGCAGAGAAAGTTGTTACTGTTACTTACAATTTTGATAAGGTATAAATTATGAAGTACTTTGTTACAGTATCTTGTCCTGGTTATGTGATTGTTGATGCAGAGGATGAAAGAGAAGCAATGGAAATGGCCGAAGTTGTTGATCTAAAAGAGATAAATTGAGACACAGATGATATTCGTGCTGGAGATTGCTTGGTTCAAAAACAATTTTGATGAGGTGTGAATTATGACATACATTAGAGAGATTGATGGAAAATGGTATGCTTTTGCAGCAAATCCTGATAACGGTCAGGTCTATTCTATTGGAAGAGATAATCCGAAAGATGGACAGTGGTTTGCAGGTTTAACTGATAGTGGAATCAAGTACGTTGCTTCTCCTTGTCCTTCTCGTAAGGCAGCATATATGAGAGCGATGAGAAACGGATCTTATGGCGGAGTTCTGTAAAAGTTGAATTTTATTGGAGACAACAAAATGAAATATATTATTGAAGATTGGTTGACGGAAGAAATAATTAAAGTTTTTTCAAGTGAAGAAGAAAGAAATGAATGGATTGAGGACAATTGTACATGGTTTAGTGATGGATGCTTTATCACGGACACAGAAACAAAAATTTCAATTTATGAATCAAAACAATAGATCGGATATTTTAAGCGATTAAAAGGAGAAAATTTCATGAGTAAATTTAAAAATTTTCAGATTGGAGTAAAAGAAATTAGCAAAACATGGAATAGCGAAAATGTATTTTTTACGCAAATGCGTGACGGATATAGTGCTTCGTATAGACCAAAATATCCAGAATATTGTAATGACGACATGATAATTCAGACATTAGAAGGGACAGGAGCAGTAAACCGTGGAGATTATGAATTGATAATTTTTGATGATGGAAAATTTACAAGCAAATATTTTAATGATACAGAAGAAATAAAAACGTATTTTGAAAACAGATAAAAGAACGGTTTTAGGAGGAAAATAAAATGGATAATAATATGATGGAAAGAATCAAGTATCTGAAGCGTGAGCTTTTTATGGATGGATTTGATACAATTGAAAACTTTGTTGGTTATAAACTGAACGAAGATGAGGATGATGATGTTATTGAACGACGAGTGGATATTGCAATCGATTCGATGTCGGAAGATGAGTTGAATATTTGGTTTGAAAAATATGATATTATTTGAATCTTCGGACGAAAATATCTTTTATGAGGTGCGAATGTATGAAAATGAATATTGACATTGATATTGAACGTGTTGGAAAGGGTTTATTTAACGTCTATATCAGTGATAATGGAAATTCTGGTGCGGAATACAAAAATGTAAATTGTGATCAGATTGGTGAGTATGTAGCAGATTTGATTGATTGTTTGGAAGAAAGCTATGAGGCGTAAAGTATGAGCTATAACGGTGGGCCTTGTTGGTCATGTATTGAGAAGTCTTGTAAAAACTGTCCATGTGCTGTCGCAGAGTCTTTTGATAGTACATATCTTACTGCACAATGGATGTTAAAACTAAGAGAAAATAAAGATGATTGCGACAAATTTGTTGAACGTCTTTGGAAGGAGAACATGGATTTTGCATGGGTTGAAAACGAACGTGGAGAATTAGTTCTTGATCAGAAGTGGAGAGGCTTTCCCGTTGGCAATTTTACACAGGATGAATGGTTTCATTGGGTAGATGAGTTCCATAGTAAAGGCGTTGGCTGGGTTTACGAGAATGTGAGTGTGTAAAATTTAAGAGGAAAAATATCATGAAAACTTACACAAAAGACGAACTTTATAATCTCCTGAAGAACGGCGCTATTCTTGATGAATTGCTTGATATGAGTGATGGGCAAGAGTGTACGATATTTAAAGCGGATTGCTTTCCTGAAGAGGACTGTTATAACAGCGTTATTTATATTCCTGATCTCGATATGAATGGTGTTGCCTATGACCATAAAATGACTTTGCAAGAACTTGCAGACGCATATACGAACTTTTACACTGCACAGGATATTATTGATATCTGTGAAGGTGATGAAAAGAAGGCAAAACGAGTGTTTTACAATTGTGATTGGCAGCATCCATCCACTGAATTTACAGAGATGGAAGCATTTGACGAAGAAGATGATTGCGATGCTCAATATTATTATGCTGAAACTCGTTGGTGTATCGATGACGTTATTGATGCAGCGAAAAGAAAAGGCATTGTATTGAATCCGCAACAAGCTGAACAGTGGTGGCAGAAGAACGAAAAGTGGTTTAAGGATACTCTTACTGAATATGGTAACGAGATCCTTTTCAATGTGGATTTTAGTGAGGTATAAAAGGAGAGTTTTATTATGAAATATGACACTCAAGCGATGGCCGAGGTCCTTTGTAAAACAGCAGGCGTTGAATATAGCTCTGATTTGGAAAATTTGCTGTACCATTTAGATGTTCAAGCACAAAATCCTTACAATGCAGATTTTCGGCGTACAGGTTTGGCTATCATTGCAAAAGTGTGTGAGGAGTTGAAAAAACGATAATGTATTACCATCTTGAATACTCTGTCAGACACTTTATGTACGGCGATACATATAGAGGGCATGAAGTCTATCCCACAAAAGAGCTGCGTGATGCAGAACTTGACTGGATGAAAACGTGTTACAGCAAGCCGACAGAGCTTGTCTATGCAACGTATGAAACCGAAACACTTAATGAAGATAAGATAATAATATAATGAGGAATTAAGGGAGTGAGAGTTATGATTATCCAAAATTGCGGATGGGATCATTCAGTGGATGAAGTTAAGGAAGCTCTTGATACACTTTCATATTGGTTAAGAGAAGGTGTGAGAGTTGGGATTTTTAATAAAGAAACCAACAAATATGAGTTACTAAAACCTTTTGATTCAGAAAAAACTTTTATTTTGGAGGACATTAACTTATGACGGCACGTGAGATTGCAGAAAATTTCGTCAGTACAATGAACCCGTCAGGTTGGGACGGTGTTGGGAAGAAACCTGATGATTTTAATGATAAGCAGCAGGTTACATATTATGTGGGTAAATATCCCGATATCGATGTTGATATCCATTACGAATATGACGACAACAAATGGTGGCACGTTTGCGAAGCATACGACAAAGAACTTAATGAAAGACTTTGTGGTGGTGCATGGGGCGATACCGTGAACAATATTGATGATATGATTAGAACTATTAAATGTCTTTTCGATATGTTAGGCATTAAACTTTAATAAAATCGAGGTTTTAGATATGAAAAGTTATTTATTTGATATGAATAATGTATTTTGTATTGCGACAGAAGCAAGCAAAAAGATTGTTGTTTTCGATGAAGATTTTACAAGCAAGAATGTAGTTCTTTATTATTTGTGTAAACGAATTGTTGACCTCGAAAATGCCGGTTATTTAGTTTGCGGGGTCACAGAATTAAATCCAGATGGTTCTCATCCGAAGGTTGCGTTTCGTAATACAAAAGAATATAAGAGAGCTAAAAAGGAGTATAAATTGTGATGAATGTCAATGAAATTCGTTACTTTGAACGCAAGATGACCGACAGTGCATTTGACGATGCTGTGAAATACGATCCAGCGATTGCAGTTCGTGCAAAGCGAGCATGGGTTATGAAGATGCAAGGGCTGATTTCGTTCCGGGAGTACATTTCTTGCTTGCAAGATATCACAGGCAATGCACGACTGTTCTGGAAATACCAGTTTTGATAAAACAGTTCTTCTAAAAAAATGAAATACAAAGGAGTAAAACAAAATGATTACCAACAATCCTATGACCGTAATAACCTCAAAGTCCTTTGGTGCACTGAATGTGGATGTGTACCAGAATGACAAGCACCAGTATTACATGACCCGTGAACAGATTGGTGCTGCGCTAGAGTACAATAATCCTAATAAGGCAATTCAAAACATCCATGTTAAGAATACGGATCGTCTTGACCCTCTTTCAACATTCCTCAAACTGAGGAAAGTTGAAGGCGGAATCACGAAAGAGCGTGAAATTATTTGTTACAGTTTGCGTGGCGTTATGGAGATCTGTCGTCTGTCTCGTCAGCCGAAGGCTGATGCGTTTATGGATTTCTGCTGGGACATTATGGAATCTTTGATGCGTGGCGATACCGTTTTAGCTACTCCTAAGATGGATGCTGCACTGAGCAAAGAATTCATTGACGTAAGACTTCATGCTCTGTTTGATAGTATGAAGAATCTTCAGAGTGAACTTGATTCCACTCGCAAAGATCTCAGTGAACAGATTGAGGAAGCTCGCGCCACCAGCAATGAAGCACTGAATGTGATTAGCAGCGTATCTCAGTGTGTCCATCAGATTAAGGACAAGCAGATGGATGATGCGATTCGTTCTACCAGAAACTTTACTCCTCGTAAGGATGTAACGAGTGACTGGCGTAAGAAGATGTATGAACGCATCAATGTGATTGCGGCAATCAATGAGATGAAGGTTCAGGATGTGTTCCGTGATGTTTACGAATACATGAATCGTGTTTATACCTTTGTCATCGAGGAAGAGCGTAAAAAGTATTGTGTAAAAACTGGTCGTACTGGTCACATTCCTACGATTGATGTGGTTGAAGCAAGTACGATGTACAAGTCTATCTTTGGTGCTCTGGTTGAGGATCTGTACACCGAAGCGGTCAGCAAGAAGAAGGAAGAAGCTACTGAACGGAAAGCTTTGCCTGAAGCAAAAACTATTGAAGCAGCTCCTGAAGTGGCTGTCTGTGATGCTCCTGTGATTGAGGTGGAAGTTAATGAAGTTGAGTCTGAGCCGGTTGCGAAAGAAAAGCCCAAGAAGCAGAGCGAAACGGCGAAGATTCTTATTCCGATTCTGTTACCTTTGGCAGAAAAGCTTAATGATAAGCCGCAATACAAGCACACTTACACTCTGATTTACGAGCGGATTGGCTATAAGAAAATGAATAATTTATTTATTGCTTATGAAAAAGCTCACGGTAAAGCACCAAATCCGAAGACTAAGGTGTTTATTGAAAATGAAAAGAATCTGGCACTGTTTAAGAAAACTGTAAAGCAGTTGATGAAGGAGCAATTTGAAAAGAATTGAGGTACATATTATGAAGGTTTATGTTCTGCACGAGTGTGTTGATTATAGCGATTTCTACGCAGAAGATTCTGTAATCACGGTTACAACGGATAAGCTCAAGGCGCTTGATAAAATGGTTCATTTCTTTAATGACTGTAAAGATAGCAATCAGCCGGTAAGCGATGACGAGACGTGGTGCGTTGCTACTGAAGCATCCGTTGTTAGTGGGGATTCTGGAAATTATTATCGCCATCACTGGAAAATTGATGAGTTTGAGGTATAAGAAAATGATGAAATATGGAAACATAACGTGTAAACGATGTGGGGCTACGTGGTATGGGCCAAAGTGTGGAAAGCTCTATTGTGATAATTGCAGAAGGATTGTGGATAGAGAAAAAGATATTAGATGTAAAAATAAAAAGAAACACAAACCGACATTTGTTGAAATTACAAGAATGGCAGATGCAGAAGGATTGTCCTATGGCAAGTATTGTTTAAAATATGGAATTTAAAAGGAGATGTAGATATGAACGCAGTGCCTGAAAAGAATGAAAACAACGCAGTTGAATTTAATCCACCAAAAGTTAGTTATACTCCAAAAGTGAATCGTAACCAGGCAAAAAACTATAATGTTAAGCGCAAGGAAGCCTGTAATGGAACAGTTCAGCCTATTAAAGATGTGGAAGACATCAAACGAATTTCGGAATATTTTTGGAATCGTGGGATGTACCGTGATTGGTGTTTGTTTAATGTTGGTGTATGTACTGGTTTTCGTGCAAGCGATTTGCTTCGTTTTAAGGTTTCAGATGTTACAACGCAGAGGGTAAATGGAAAGTTGCAAGTAAATGCAAATGCAAAGATACGAATGAAGGAAAAGAAGACTGGAAAATACCGTATTGTTTTTCTTCCAGAATCTGCTTTGGAAGTGATTTCTACTTATATCGATAAAGTCAAGCTTCATTATGATGATTGGCTTTTCCCATCTTATAAATGCAGTTCTCGTAATTCGCTGAGAAGTACGGGTGGAACATCAATTAGTCCAAAGACCGGAATTATGTACACACATGAAGCAAATCCAAAGGTTGCCGGGGAGCCGCTTGATGTGGATAGTTTTGGACGAATTATGAAAAAGGTTCAAAAGGATATGGATCTTCCGTATAATCTTGGAACTCATAGTTGCCGCAAGACATTCGGTTATCAGTTTATGGTACAGCACCGTAATGACGTTATGGCTTTAGCATGGCTTCAGCACGCTTTGAATCATAGTAGTCAGGCAATCACTCTTCATTATATTGGTCTTGATTCAGAAGTGGATGAGAGATATTACTCTGGAATCAATTATGGTGTGAATACTCATAGTGAGAATTCTTGAGGTGTATGATGGCTGATACTTATATTAAAATCTGGGATACCTATGAGAGCTACTTTGAACCACTTAGTGCTGCTGAGGTGGGGTGTTTGGTACTGGCGATGATGAAATATAAATCGTCTGGAACGGAGCCTGAACTCAACGGAAATGAGCGGTATGTGTGGCCTGCTGTAAAGAGAGATTTGGATAAAGATGCCGAATACATCGAAGGTAAGAGAATTTCTGGTAAAGCCGGTGGCTCGTCAAGCAAGCGTAAGCAAAACGAAGCAAACACAAGCAAAGCCAAGCTAGAAAAAGAAAAAGAGAAAGAAAAAGATAAGATATCGTCTTCGTCTTGTGATGAGACGACAACGACGAAACCTATCGAGGATGTTTTTCGAGAGAATATCGGGAAGCTTGGTGCTACTGGACAAAAAGCTTTGGCAGAATATGTTGAACGCATGGGCGATGAACTTGTACTTGCTGTGATTGGAAAATGTTCTGATCTCGGTGGTAGCACATGGGCTTATGTACGAAAAGCTTTGGATGAAGCGGAATCTCTTGGCTGCAAGACTGCTGATGATTACCGCCGGGTTTGTCCGATAGGGAGTGGCCGTAATACAAGAGTGGATAGGCAAGTTCCTAGCGGAAACGATTGGTTAAAAAATGCAACAAAACATCGTCCATTGGTAAAAAGAGAGTTAGAAACGACGTAAATGGAGGTTTAAAATGGGACTTTTATTTGGTTTGGGTTTGCTTGGTGCAGCGTTTGGTATTGATGCAGTGAAGCAAGCACCGTTTGATAGGGCGTATCGCCGTCTGGAAAATGAGTGGGGAACTTGTACATCAGAAGAGAGTAGACGGTGCGATGCTCTGAAATATGCCGTGCAGAACGGCTTGTGTTTCGAGGATGAGAAAAAGCCTGTGATTGAGTGGCAGAAGTTGAGAGATCTTCAGTGGAAGTATCAACTGGCTGGTATCTCTTGGCCGAGAGAATCTGCGATTCGAGATGTGTGCCGTCTGGCAGCTCGTGACCGTGGATTTGAGTACAAAGGATATCTTCGTAATACATTGACGTTTGGCTATATCACTGATCCGAAAAACATTTGCAAGCTTGGTATTGTAGATTGAGAGGAGACTTGAAAATGAATAACACTCGTAGAAAAGCTATTAAGCAGACCATCGACCGTTTTGATTCCATCCGTAAGAAGCTAGAAGAGCTTGTGTCGGAGATCGAAAGTGTAAAATCAGACGTTGAGGATATTCAGTGGGAAGAAGAAGAGTATCGTGATAACATGCCGGAGAATCTGCAGGGAAGTGAGCGGTATGATAGAGCAGATGATGCTTGCACGAATCTGTCTGATGCTGTGGATACTCTGGATGATATGATTGGTGCTCTGGATCTTGATTTTTGTGACGTGACCACCTCTCTGGAGGAAGCAATGGAATGACTTTTATTTCAAATCCGTTGAAAAGAAGTGCTTGGGCTGTATTTTTGTACAGAGGTAAGCGAGTTGCTTCGTATATTTTACGAGAAAGCAAATTAGGAGATAGGGAGCTAATGGTAGAACGGCTGGCACGAATGTACATGACGGAGCCAGAAAACATTGTTGTAGATATTGAGTTTAGAGATTGAGGTGATAAAGAATGACTGCATTTATGATGTTTGTTTTGAATGTAGTACTGATAATAACAGTGAATAATAATCCGTTTGTGTTTTGATGAAAAAGGAGATTGGTCTTATGAAAAAGTATGAAGTAGTTTGGACGGAACTTGAAGATGGGAGTCTTAGATGTAATGCGAACAACGATGGCTTTAGCGGAATGGAAATTTTATGTCTCCTTGAATTAAAAAGAGATGATGTGAAGGCACAGATGTATAACGATACGAAGTTTACGAGAACTGTTCTTGACATGAATGGTATTCGAGAGAAAATTACCAATAAAACCTAAATTCTGTGGAGGGAAAACAAAATGATTATTACTATGTATCGAAGAAAATGGAAATTCTCGGTGATGAGCGCAGAAGACGCAGAAGACTTTATCCGACAGCCACATTTTGAACGGATTCGGTTTATCTCGATCACTGAAGCTAATGGCCATCATATTGATTTCCATAAGTGTGAGGGCAATATTACTTTTCTACCGCTGAAGTTTGATGATTGCACTACTGATTTAGAAGGCACCTGTATCACTGATATTCAAGCTAAGAATATTGTGAATTTTGTTCTCGATAACCATGAAGAAGATAAGACGGATTGGTTCTGTGTGAATTGTGGTGCTGGCGTATCAAGATCCGCAGCCGTGTGCGCTGCCGTTATGAGAATTCTGTGTAATGATGATATGCCGGTATTTACAAACAGCTACTTCTGCCCGAATATGACGGTGTACAGAGAGGTACTGAATGCTTGGGTTAACCGTCTGTCTGATGAAAATGAAAGTGTTTCGACTGAGATATGGAATACTGTAAATAAAGATATGGTAGAGGAGTAAAACATGAAATACACAAAGCGTGAAATCATTAGCGCATATCGAATTCTCACGAAGAATATTCAACAGAATGATCTCGGCTGGCGTGGAAAAATGATTTTAAGTGATGTACTTGATGACTATTTCAGCCGTATTGAGGGTGAAATAGTTGTTGTAGATCCAAAGTGTGGAAGTTTTCGTTGTCCAAAATGCAATACGGTAATTACAAGTAGGTATGATCACTATTGCAGAGATTGTGGTCAGAAGTTTGATTGGAGAGAAACAAGATGAAGATTGATTTGACTCTCAATGAAGCACGAGTTATCCAAGATGCGCTTGATGCGACGAGCCTGTGCTGTTCTGGATGCTACATGGGTTACAAGAGTGGTGATGAGGATTTGTGTTTCAAACTTGATAAGGATGGGAATTATCGCTGTAAGCTGATGCGAGAAATTGATTCCATCAATGGCAAGATTGAGGATGCAATGGACAAGGGCGATAAAATCCGGGTTCTTGTGGATATTTAACAAAAGGATGTGTAGACCGATGATATAACTATTGATGACGTAGGATTATTAGTAAAATTTTGGAAAATAAAATTGTTGGATTGAAAATTACATTCATGTGGTGTATGATTTAAGCAACCTCAGCACAAGATGTTTAAGCTAAAAGAAATGTGAGGTTAATATAATGTGGATTATGATAATATCGTTTATTGCATTTTACTTTGTACTGCTTGTTCCTTTTGGGATTTTTGTAATGGGACTACTGAAAGTGGCGTCTATTGCTGATGATCAGAGTGAGCGGCTGGAAATGGAACAGGGAAGGGATGGTCAAAATGTATGATTTGAAATCGTGCCCATGTTGTGGTGGTCCAGCAACGCTTTTTAAATTGAGAGCGCAAGTCATATGTGATTATTGTGGACTGAGAACAAAAGCGTATTATGATAATCTTGTTAATTGTGGAATGCCAGATAATAATATGCTTTTGGATGCAGTAAATGCTTGGAATAAACGAGTTGATAAAAGTTAAGATTTAGGATGAATGAATATGAACAGATATGATCTTTCCGCTTATGCGATTGCAGTGTCAAACTTTTTGAAAGATAATGCTTCTGCTGGCAATGAACGATTTCCAATTACGGTCAATGAATGGGAACTCGCAGCGCAACTGGATAAGCTGGCAAAAGAACTGCGTGTCCCAGATAAAAGCTGAGATTTAAGGAGGACGGATATGAAATATCGTGTTGACATCCAATTGATTACATGCGTTGATCTCGAAGCAGAAAATGAAGATCAGGCATACGAGCTTGCAAAGAATGTTCCGCTCTTAAATCTTGAGTTTGCGCGCGGAATTAGAGTTCGTGAAGCAACACAATCTGATAAAAACTAAGATTTAGGAGGAAAATAGTTATGCCGAGAAGGAAAGCAGTAGAAGCACTGCAATTAACGCCGAAAGAAATAGCTCGTAAGTCACCTACGTTTGCAGAGATTCCTGAGATGGCAAGTCGTGCTGGTAAGCCTACATACTATTATAATGTAGGAGATGCTGTAGTGATTGGTCGTCTTAGTGGTTGCAAGATTGATGAAGTCTGCGACGGTGGTTTATATTACGGTGTTTCTTATGATGATGGCTATAGGTACGAAACGTGGTTCAATATTCGTAGAGCAGGAGTCGAGAAGGAGTCTCAGCTGACTAAGAATGATGACATTAAGATTTCCTACTCAAATGTGACCATCGAATCCTTGCTCCACAGGTATTACTTCTTTGGCATCAACTGCAATCCGAGTTATCAACGCGGATCTGTGTGGACGGATGATGACCGTGAACTGCTTCTTGAGACAATTTTTATGGGTGGTGAGATCGGTCGATTTGTTCTAAAAAACATTGATATGGATGAATGGCATGAAAATCAGAACTACCTTTATGAAATCATTGACGGTAAGCAGAGACTTCTGACACTTGCTGCGTTCTACGAAGATCGGTTCCGTTATAAAGGATATCTGTACAGTGAACTCTCTAAGAAGGATAAGAGAACCTTTGATGAGGCCGCTGTTGCTATTGCAGATTTGCGGAATCTTTCTAAGAAAGATACGTTGCGTGTGTTCTTGTTACTGAATCGTGGCGGCAAGGTTGTTACCAACGACGTACTTAATCACGCAAAAGAGTTACTGGACGAAATGGAGTGAGCAAATGATTTATACCGTAACAATGATTGACTCGTTCAAGAATGAGCAGAATGCGAAATTCAGTTCGCCGGTGTCAAATACCAAAGGAATCTACTGGATGCCGGATGATAGTTGGATCGCCGGATACTTCACGGATTTGAAAGAAGCTGTTCAGTCTGTGATTGACAATGTAGCTGATGTCTTTGAACACTGCTACAATTACGCGGTGATCGAAGGGTATGAGGAAGGATTCTATCCTGTGGCCGAGCTGACGAAGTGGTTCAAGTATGATGCCAAGAGCGACAAGGCATTTGAAATTGAACCGCCGCTGCATAATAATGTGCGTGGGTATGCGTTTTAAAGAATGGGATAGGAATTATGAATAGCATAAAATATGACGAGAAGGGCAATAGACTGAATCGAATGCAAGTTATTCGGAAGATGGATAAGTTTCGAGTTTCAATGCTTCTTGAGCAGATTGTCAAGCATTCTGAGGATTATCCGTCTTCCAGAGAAGAATGGTTAAAATGGTTAAATGAACCTGCAGGAGATCGTATTGATGAGTTTTGATAAAACCAATATTTTAGGAAAGAAGGTGTGAACTTATTATAAACAAATTATTGATAAATAATGAGCAAAAGATTGCTATTATATGTATGATGTGTCTGTTGGCCGGAAATATGGCATTGAAAGTGATGCCAAAAATAGAAACCGAAGGCTTACATACATATTATAATAGCCATTTCAATCAAAGTGTTGCGCACGCAACAAAAGAAAGAGACGAAGAAAAGGACGACGAGCCTGTGATCTTCGTAAAGGAAATCGTTGAGACGAAGGTGGTGAACTTTAGCCAGGGAAAACATGAACTCACTGATGATGAGCGTGCTCTTGCAGAGCAGATTGTTGCTTGTGAAGCAGGTGCTGACAGTTTGGAAGGCCAGATGGCCGTTGCTCAATGTCTTTATGATTCCGCTGTACTTGATGGTCTAACCATCCAGCAGGTCTTTAAGAAGTATGGTTATAGTTCCTTATATAATAGGAAGGTTACGGCAGAGAATGAGCTGGCTGTCTCTATGGTGTTTGATTATGGTGCTAAAATTTCAGACAAACCTATCCAATGGTTTGTAACCCCGACTGCAGCTCCCGGCAGTTGGCACGAGCGTGGAGCAATCTTTGCTGGACAATTTGGCGCACATAGGTTCTATTATGATTCGAAGTTGGTTGTGGATGATGCTGAGTGAATGGCGTCATCTAAAATTTTGATAAATAATACAACAAAAAGATGTGTAATATATTGACTAAAACAAAAGGCTGTGTATAATATATCTTGAAAGTTGTTTGTGTGAGCGGAAGGCGGTTATTCTTGATGAGCGATAGAAAGGTTTTGAAAGTTATACGGGTTGATGATTTTTTAAAGTACATAAGAAAAAAGCGAGTGTGGGTCTGCTTTGTTTGTAATGGTGTGGATATTCACATGATCTGCAAAAAGGTTGACGACATTGGCGTAGAGACGGGTGGGATTGTTAATGGCGTGGGGTTCTTCGGAAATGAGAGTCATATCGAGTTGCGACAAAAATGCCATGAAGTAAGGAGAATTGAACTTAGGTCTGGCTGTGCAGAGAAAGCGTATGAGATGATCTTCGATAATACCAGTGTGTTCGTATCAGAGAATCCTGAGTTGTACGGGCACTAAAAATATTTTCAAAAACCTCTTGACTTCTGTGATTGTATCCTGTATAATGTAGCTATGGAACGGAGCTACATCATTGTAGAGGAGAATGACTATGGATAACAATATTGACCCAAAGGTCGGAGAGGTTTGGTTGGTTGATCTATCCAATGCGACAGGTCATCAGCAGCGCGGCATTCGACCGTTCGTTGTGACAAGTAACAACAAGCGTAACCTCTTCAGCCCAACAATCAAGGGGAATCCGTTATCTTCAAGAATATATAAGCGTTCTCCGGTTCATGTTCTACTCTCAAAGGAAGACTGTGAGTTCCTAGAGGTTGATAGTATCGTTCTCTGCGAAGAGACTGATACACTTAACAAAGGACAGTTCATCAAGAAACTTGGTGTCTTGTCGGAGCGTCAGATGAATATGATCGCTATGGCAAGATGCAAAGATGAACCATTTTTGCTCGCAGCATTTCTGAGCGGTGTACAACATACTATGGAATTTCAGAATTTTGCCGCATTTGCTTGATTTGTTCTCAGGTTTAATGGTACACTACATAATAAGAAGGAGTGTGCCACTATGCTTACTGAAGAAAAAATCAAATCTTTTGCCGAAAAGTATTCTGATAGAAGCGGTGAGTTTGTTATATCGACGCTTAACCATGTTATGGATTACGAGGCCGAGCGTGGATATGAGTTGTTTGACTTCACAAAAGATGATTTTGTAAAGATGTTTGCCAGATACAATTGGGTGAATTCAAGTCGGTCGTTCAGAAATGTAAAGTCAATAATTACAGGTTACATCAAAAGTGAGGATCGAGCGAGCATGTATGACTTAGCCGAATTCTCAGAGAATGATGTGAGTTCGGACAACATGTACGAGGACAAGTATTTTGCGTCAGTTGATGAATTTGTTGACTTCTTAAATAAGTACGAAGAGTCATATCAGATTCGTATGAACGTGATTGCTGTGCTATACTGGATTGGCCTTACTTCTGAAGAAGTTTCTAATCTGACGATTAACGATGTCGATTTTGAATCTCGTACCGTTCTTGGTAAAACTGATGTTGACGCGAGGCTGATGAATATCATCAAGCAGTGTTATGAAATGAAACAATACGATGCTCCAAATATGGGAGGATACAGAACATTTTATGTCATAAATGGTGATTACATTCTTCGCAAAACAGAGGATAGAACTGGTGCAGACAGTGATTCAAGAATGTCTACAAACACAATTCATAGTTATTTCACGCGCTTGAATGATATTCTCGAAAGAAGATATCATTCAAAGGCTTTAGACCGAAGACATCTGACCAGAAACGGTGAGTATGTCAAGGTTTATAACTACTGTAAAACTCATCCAGAATTTAATCTTGCAGAACTTAGTTTCGGAAATGGTAAAGATCCTCTTGCGGACATTATCGGAAGAAAGTGCAGCAAGGTTGCCTACATTAGTTTCCGGCAAGGATACAAGGGCTGGATCGAATACTTCCACAAAAATTAAAAACAGGGGGCTTCGGCCCCTTGATTTTAACATGGTAACTATATAACACAGGATACTTATTAGAAAGGGAAATGTAGATGAGAACGCTTTTGTTGTTCCGTGGAGCACCAGGTTGTGGGAAGTCCACCTATATTAAAGAGCATAATCTTGAGCAGTACGTATTGAGTGCTGATACACTTCGCCTTATGTGCCAGAGCGCACAGGAAACACCTGCCGGGCAGATGGAGATTTCTCCGCAGAATGATGATGTTGTATGGGAGATGCTTTTCAAACTGCTTGAGGTGCGTATGAGTCATGGCGAGTTTACCGTGATTGATGCAACGAATTCCAAGACGGTCGAAATGAATCGTTATAAGAATCTTGCAAAACAGTATCGTTATCGGATGTATGTTATTGACATGACTGACCTTCCGATTGAGGAATGCAAACGAAGAAACGCTCAGAGAGAATGGCTGAAGCGAGTTCCTGAAGCGGCCATTGATAAGATGTACGCTCGGTTTGCTACTCAAAAAGTTCCTTCTGGCGTGACAGTTCTTCCTTCTACTACGGATGTGATGTCCGATTTGAATTACTGTCCGAATGACTTCAACCAGTGGAAGAAGATCCATGTCATCGGTGATGTTCATGGCTGTTATACTTGTTTAAGTGAATACCTTGGCGAGATGAAGGACGACGAACTTTATATTTTCGTTGGTGATTATCTCGATCGTGGCATCGAAAACGTTGAGGTATTCAAGTTCTTGTGTGATGTTGTAAATAACAACCGCAAGAATGTGATCCTTTTGGAAGGGAATCACGAGCGTTGGCTGAACAAGTGGGGGCATGATGAACCGGTTCAGAGTGAAGAGTTTGCAAACTACACTCGTCCGCAGCTCTTTAAAGCTGGTATTGATAAGAACACTGCTCGTAAGATCTATTCCAGAGTTGGCCAGTGTGCCTACTTTGAGTATGATGGGAAGCGGTATTTCGTGAGCCACGGTGGTTTGAGTTATCTGCCTTATTTTCTTCCTTTCGTATCTGCTGATCAGATGATCAAAGGTGTAGGTCGCTATCCTGATATGCTAACCGTGGCTGAGTCTTGGGAAAAATCGATGCCTGATAGCTATATTCAGATCTTCGGTCATCGAAATGTGCAGGATGTTCCTATTGATATGGGACATCGGTGCTACAACCTCGAAGGAAAAATCGAGTTTGGTGGATATCTCCGTTGCGTGGAACTTGAACACGGTCAGCCCGTCAAGTGTGTAGAAACCAAGAATGATGTATTCCGAAAAGAGGAACCAAAGACCGAATCTGCTGTTGAAATGAAAACTGAGTTCGATAACGCAGAACTTGTTAGTAAGATGCGTCAAAGCAAATATGTGTTTGAGAAGCGATTCGGAGATATTTCTTCTTTCAACTTCTCTCGTGAAGCATTTTATAAGAAGCACTGGGATGAGGTTTCTACCAAAGCGAGGGGATTGTTCATTAACACAAAGACGAATAAGATTGTAGCTCGAAGCTATGATAAGTTCTTTGCGGTTGATGAGCGGAATGAAACGAGAATTGGAAACCTACAGAACACTTTGAAGTTCCCGGTGACTGCGTATCTAAAAGAGAACGGATTTCTTGGTATCATTTCGTATGATGCAGAACAGGATGGCCTGTTCATTGCAAGTAAATCCACTCCTGAAGGGCCTTTTGCAGATATGTTCCGAAAGATTCTTATGGATACGACTTCTGATGAAGATCGTAAGAATCTGAAAGAAGTTGCAAAAGAGAATGGCTCCATCATCTTCGAGGTGATTGATCCTGTGAATGATGCTCATATCATTGAATACAAGAAACCACACATTGTTTTGCTGGATATTATTGCGAATGATGTGAACTTCAGTGTGATGGATTACGATGATCTGAAGCGTGTTGCTGAAAAGTGTCATTTGCAGATTAAGGAGAAGGTTAAGACTTTTGAGAACTGGAGTGAATTCTATCCTTGGTACGAGGAAGTCATGAACGAGAACTATCTGCATCATGGCTTTGAACACGTTGAAGGCTTTGTTTTGCGAGACAGCAACAATTTCATGTTTAAGATTAAGCTTCCTTATTATAAGCACTGGAAGTTCTTGCGTGGTGTCATGCAGAGCGTCCAGAAGCGTGGTTATTACGAAAACACTGCCAAGCTGTTTACTGCTGAAGATAATTTGTTCTATGGTTGGATGCGTGAGCAACGAGAGAAAGATCAAGAGTCTTTCTGCAAGAAGGGTATTATTCAGTTGCGGAATGAGTTCTATGCAAGTAAGCAGAAGAACAATGACTAAAATAGACATTTTATCGTGATTTTCGTTAGAATAATTAACGAAGTATCGTGATGTTTCTTCCTCCAAAAATGCTCTGCGCGGGGCTGACAGCCGGGAAAGACCGGCAATTATATGCCCAAGTGATGGAATGAGGTAGACATGAAGCTCTCAAACAGCTTTGCGTGAGATATCGCGTGCGGTTTCGAATACCGCCTTGGGCACCAACTCATGTATAGATGAGTGGATGCGAAGTTCTGACAAATCGGAAAGACGGTTGACTGCTGGACAGACAGTCTTATATGCCGCAGTGATGGAATTGGTATACATTGAGCTCTTAAAAAGCTCTGCCTGAAATATGGATTGCTGAGTTCGAATCTCGCCTGCGGCATGATATCGAGAACGTAGTGTAATGGTAACACGCCTGCTTTGGGAGCAGGAATCGCAGTTCAAATCTGACGTTTTCGACCAGTGGAGTATTCCACTTGCTTTTTATGAATACCTTCCTATTATTCTTGGCTCTCCAAAAAAAGGAGCAGTAGGACGCAGTAAGCCAAGTAGATGATGAGGGTTCACCAAGCGGTAAGGTACTTGACTTTGACTCAAGCAGCGAGCTTTATGCCGATCATCGGTTCGAATCCGATACCCTCAATTTATGGACACGTGATGGAATCGCAGACATGAAAGATTTAGGCTCTTTTGCCGTTAACAGCGGTGTGCCCGTTCAAATCGGGTCGTGTCCACCATTATCAACTTATGGTTGCGTACCGTTTTATTGATCTCCTTTGACTGCCACTATTATTCCCAGCTCGCCAGTGATGGTGCAGTAGTGCTTTGTAAGCTGGGTGATTATGCAGCGGTCGTACAATGGTTAGTATATCAGCCTTCCAAGCTGAGGATGAGGTTTCGACTACCTTTCGCTGCTCCAATCTCGTATGGGTAGGATTTTTAGCGGTCAAATCCGGCTGCGCCTGTGCGAGATACCACCCCGAAAGGGGCGAGATATAGGAAATGTGCATCACTGTTATTCCTTCCTCGTCTATATGATATAGATGCAATAGTGTTTTATAAGGAAGGTCCCCAGTTGAATAGTTGCAGCTGTTTGACTGGTAATATGGGATAGTAGCTCAGTTGGTCAGAGCTGGCGGCTCATAACCGCTTGGTCGCGAGTTCAAATCTTGCCTGTCCCACCAGCCCAATAGGGTATACATAAAATCTGCTAGAATTTTTGTTTTATAAGCGATGAAATAATATGACGTTGATACGTCTATTATTTTTTCGCTCATTTTCGGAGATTTAGCTATATAATACAGGATACAAAAAGGAGGTGGTTTGGTGAAACATTATGGAAATATTTGCGAGATTGATGGTTCTAAGATTGAGCCTGTCTCGTGTATCACTGGTGGTTCACCTTGTTAGCCAAGACCTTTCTATTGCCGGTAAGCGGGCAGGTTTGGCTGGAGAACGGTCTGGTCTATTTATGGAAATGATTCGTGTGATAAAGGAAATGAGGGGTGCCACCAATGGAGAATGTCCAAAATTTGCGATCTGGGAAAATGTTAGAGGAGCACTCTCCTCAAACAACGGAGAAGACTTCCGATGTGTCTTGGAAGAATTTGCACACATCGTCGAAGCAGACGCTACAATTCCTAAACCTTCGGGAAAAGGCGGAAAATGATCTAAATCAGGCGCAATTTCCGGTAATGGATGGTCTTTGGCATGGAGACTCTTCGATGCTCAATATTGGGGAGTGCCCCAACGTCGTCAAAGAATCGCGCTTGTCATGGATTTTGGAGGACAACGTGCCGCAGAAATACTATTTGAGCGCACGGGCGTGCCAGGGAATTCTGACGAGAGCATCCCGACGTGGCAAAGCTTTGCCAGAATTGCTGAAAAATGCATTGTTGGAAATGATCGAGTGGTGGGAGAAAAAAGCTTTTGTATCGTCGGAAACATGATTGACAGAGAAACCAACATGAATGGGACTGGTGTAAAAGAAGATACTGCTTTCACTATAAACACTATTGACCGTAATGCTGTTGCCTACACTTTAAAGATTCATTCAGAATGCGAAGGTGGTGGCAAAGGTGCACTGGTACAGACCGAGAAGAGTGCAACGCTTTCTACATTGCAAGATCAAACGCTAATCTGCTTGGCAGACAACACCTCTTTACATAATTTAAAACAAAAGATTTGTGTCTTGAATGATCAGGGCGGTAGTGTAATGAATGTTTCTTACGATATTGTAGGAACAATAAGAGCACAAGAGCATGGTCATCAACCAATTGTATTTGAGAGCCATAGTCAAGATGCTCGATATACCCAGCAAGGTAATACAAGTCCGGCTTGTACGGCTCAATGGGGAACTGGTGGCAATAATATGCCGCTTGTCGCTGAAAAGAAAGCATTTGCTATGCAGCGCATTGGTGAATACAAGGAAAGTGAACAAGCGAGCACGATGAAATCTCGTGACTATAAGGATGCTACTGACCTTGTAATTGAAAAAAATGAAGTAAATTGCGCTGGATTCCAGCTTGGTTTTAGACCGGAAAACACTCGTTATTATGACGAGTGCGCAACCACACTTTGTAATGGTACGAGACCAGGATGGACGACAGGGTGCATTCTTAATTGGATTGTTCGCCGCCTGACTCCTGTTGAGTGTGAACGGTTACAGGGTTTTCCTGATGGATGGACCGATATTGGCGAGTGGGTTGACGAGAATGGTAAAAAGCACAAGCCAGCCGATTCTCCTCGGTACAAGGCGCTCGGCAATTCGATTGCTTTGCCTCAGTGGTATTGGATTTGCCAGAAGATGGAACCGTATATTGGTGAAAATCCTACGCTTGGCAGTCTTTTTGATGGAATTGGTGGCTTTCCGCTTGTCTTTGAAAGTACGTATGGTAATGATACTGCTATCTGGGGATCTGAAATTGAACCGTTTTGCGTTGCGGTGACAAAGAAGCATTTTCCAGAAGACTAAATGAGTTCTCAGAGTACATTGAAAATGAGGTGAATTGATGCCAGAAAACAAAGGATATCTAACAGCTGACCGATCTGCGGCAGGCGATGAGCGATACACACCGGTTTACGCGGTTATTCCATTGCTTGAATTTGCCCCCCCGTCGAGCGAAGCAGTGATTTGGTGTCCGTTTGATAAAGAGTGGTCTGCCTTTGTGAAGGTGTTCAGAGATGCCGGGTATAAAGTAGAATGTAGCCACATTGATAACGGGCAAGATTTCTTTACATATGAACCGGAACATTGGGATGTTATGATTTCAAACCCTCCTTTTAGTAGGAAGGATGAAGTATTGCGTAGAGCCTATGAGCTTGAAAAGCCGTTTGCTCTACTACTTCCTGCAAATAGTATTCAGGGTAAAACACGATTTGACATCTTTAGAAATGATGTACAGATGCTGTGTTTTGATTCTCGAATCGGATTTATGGACCCTGAACATACTGACAGCCCTGTTGAGGGGGTATCGTTTGGAAGTGCGTACTTCTGTAGAAATTTTCTTCCCAGTAAGTTAGAGTTGCGGAAACTCGATAAGAAAATCTCATAAAAGGCTAATTCAAATAAGAGGTGACACGATGAACAGCAAAATTCCTGTCAATGCAACCATCGACCCCGGCTCTTTGAGTATTCCGGCAAGTCCTATCTTCCAAAAGGAAAAGAATACATATCTTTGTCCGTTTTGTGTGACGAAGCTGGAGAAGTTCGAGCGTGAATGTTCTGATTGTCATCGCAAGATGGATTGGAGTAGGTTTACTGAAAAGAAGGAGGAGATGTTCACTTGAATATAGATTTCTTCCAACGGCGCAAGACTCAGCTTGAAGATACGCTTCTTTTGAAAAATCAGGCGGTCGATATGCTTGATTATCTAAAGAAGCATTGTATCAACAACGACCAGTATTGTGCCATTCGAGATTACATTGAAGAAGCTGCTAGGATTCTGGAGAGTGACCTCGAATACGCAAACAACAAGCTGCAGTCCGCATTCAGACCTAAGTATGGCCGGAACAACAGATTAACTCGTGCTCAATCTAAGATGTTCCGTGATAGAGAATATTAAAAATGAGGTGATGCCGTATGAACACATGTAAGAAAATATGTAACTGGTGTGGTCGTGAAATCAAGCCGATAGGTAGCGAGCAGGGAATCAGTTTTGAGCATCAATACTCTTATGGTAGCCAACTTGATGGTTCGCTTTTGAGTTTTGATTTGTGTCCTGAGTGTTCAGAACGGTTCCCAGTAGTGCTCGGCGCAATGTTTATACATAATCCATTAAAGGACGATTTCTAACGGCGGGTGCTGTATGAAATATAAGCCATCAATAAACCAGACGGAGGATAACACATAAAATGAATAGTGCGTAAATTGATTTGAGACAGTGAAACAGGAAACATAAGTGATTACCAATAAAACAAAATTACATAAAAGGAGACTTAATATGGCAGATAGAATTTTTAATCTTCCTCAGACCCGTGGTTCTTTTGAGATGGCTGGTAAGGTCACCGGCACCCAGCGTAGTAACTTCTACAACGAGAAGGAGACTAAGAGTGGTGCTATGCGCCGTGTCCTGAGCTTTGGCGTTCAGACCTCTAACGAAAACACTTTTTATGTTGATCTGGCTGGTATGCCTCGTGATAAGGTTTACTTCTTCCGCCGTGCCGATAAGGACAAGGGTATCGAGAAGGATAAGAAGGAAGTCGCTTGGAAGGATCGTCTGACTTATGTTGCACCGGAAGGCTATGACATGATTGGTGTTAAGGTCGGTGTCACCAAGAAGACGAATGAGTCTGGTAAGGTCGTCAATGATAACAAGACTCTGACCGACTTCGATGCAGCTAAGGAAATCTCCGAGAACCTGCATGACGGTGACAATGTGTATGTCCGTGGCAATATCGAGTACAGCACTTACAACGGTAAGCACCAGATTCGCTTTGTTCCTACTCAGGTGTCTCTGAGTTCCAAGGAAATCGACTTCGATGCAGAGGGTTTCGAGGAGCTGGCTCTGTTTACTCAGACCGTTGTGTACACTGGTTGCCGCAAGAGCGATGAGGGCGATGAAGTAATTGTCGATGCCAAGATTGTGAATTACAACACCATCGAGGACGCTGAGTTCTTCATTGACTATAAAGCAAACGCTCAGAATAAGGTTCTGGCCGATTCTATTCGTAAGCGTCTGAAGCCTTATACTAGCTTCGAGTGTTTTGGTCCCATCGTCAATCAGCAGAAGGTTGATGAAGTTGAGACTGAGAATATCTGGGGCGGTCCCAACAAAATGAAGCGTCAGGGAACTCAGGCAGTTCGCAAGCTGTATATCGAGGGTGTTAATCCTGATTCCTTTGATCCGAATCCCGGCGACAAGGATGCAGAGCCCACTTACACTGAGGACAATATCTCCGAGGCACGGGCAAAGATTGCTGCCAACACTCAGGCTAAGAAGGACTTTGACGGCAAGGCTGCTGAGAACGACACTTCTTGGTGGGGTGGTTCTAATAAGTCTACTGTAACTCCTGAAGATGAGGAAGATATCAACTGGGGCTAAAAATTTTTTGCTTTTAACTAAGTAACACAGGATACCAATAAAAGAAAAGATTTAGAGAGGAATTTACATATATGGCTATTGTTTGTGATGCATCTGCTATTCGTAAGAAGCTTCGTATGCTTGTGTATGGCGAGCAGGGAACTGGTAAGTCTCGATTTGCTATGCAGTTCTGCTACATGAAGACTCCTGAAGGTCGTCCGTTCCGTGTTCTGTATCTGGATACTGAGTCTGGTTCTATCGACGATTATCGTGAGGAACTGATGGAGAATGGGCTCGACCCGATGAATCTCCGTATCGTTTACACTCAGTCTCTCGCAGAGGTACAGGATTTCATTCATACCGTTGCTGACAACGAGGACTTCGAAGATGAGGATGGTAATGTTTGGCTGGACGCTGACGGTAAGCCTTTCCGTGCCGATGCTATCGTTGTTGACTCCGCAACCATTCTTAATCTGACTACGAAACAGGGCTTGACCAATTTCTCGCAGAAGCGTGCAAAAGTTAAGGCTGCAGCACAGGGTCTGACCGGTGATGAGAAGTCGGTGAAGATTGAGGGTGCTGGTATGGAGTTGAAGGATTATCAGCAGCTGAACTTTAAGGGTCAGTCCCTGATTCTTGATCTGAATGCAACTGGCGTGAGCTACATCGTTATTTGCCGTGAGAAGGATGAGACTGAAACCAAGCTGGTGAATGGTTCTTCTGTGAGCGTTTCTACTGGCCGCAAGATTCCTGATGGCTTCAAGGGCCAGGAGTACAATGTCGGCACCGAGTTCCGTATGTACCATCCCGGCGATGATAAGTCTATCAACTTTGCTTATTTTGATAAGGATCGTACAGGTGTTCATAATGGCGGTGAGGTTGTCGAAGACCTGACTCTGCTTGAGTATCAGGAGTATCTTGACCGCTCTGCAAAGAACCGTGAGGTCATTATCAAGAATGGTCTGAATGATGCAGTTAAGACCGAGATGAAGCTTCGTGCTCGTGAACTTGGTCTTGATGACAATGACATCAGTGATGATGCTCCTGCAGAGAACGCCTCCGAATCCAAGGCGCCTTCTCTGGACGACATCAAGGCAAAGCTGAACGATCTGATTGCTTCCGCTTCTCCTGTGAAGAAGAGTGCAGCACAGAAGGCAGTTAAGGCGGCTGGTCTGTCTACCGCATTCCGTTCTATGACTGATATCGAGGAACTGAAGAAGGTTGCCGCAATCATGGAGAAGGAACTGGCTTAATGGAACTAACCCGTAAATGCAAGATTTGCGGGAAGAACATTTTCATCGAGCGAGACCGTAGCACTTTTTTTTACGACAAGACTGGTTTTTACCACAAGGATTGTTTTGTAGAAAAAAAGAAAAATCAAAAACGCCCTTGGACAGATGACCTGCTAAGGGCATTTTTTGACAAAATGAAAGATACTACGGATAAAAAAGTCGATGATCTTCTTTCCAAAAAGAGAGAGCAAGACCACAATCGTGAGCTTGCGCATATCAAACAGGAAGAAAAAAAGATTCTTTTCGACCATATTCGAGATACATACGCCCCAGCGGTTGTTCCTGGCAGCTTCTACTCGAAACTTACGCAGTTAATTTCCGGTAATTATTACAAATATAGAGGTTCTATTCCTCCGCTAGAACTTTACGATATGTGGGTTCTAGCGAAACCCCGACTAGATAAAATAATTGCCGAGAAAGAAGCAAAGGGCTGTGATATGAGTCAGCGATGGAATTACGACTTGGCTGTTTTATTGGCTCAATACCCTAGTTATCTCGAACGAAAAGAAAGACTTGCTTCGATTCGCAGTGAAAGCGAAGACAAAACGAAGGAAAATCTGACTGAAACGGTACTGAAACGGATGAAAACAGCACCGAAACAGAGTAAAAACGAGAATGAAATTGATATAAATGCAATTCTCGATGAGATATAAAAGAGGGAGGTGGATGAGTGGAACTCATTTCAAATATCCCGAACGAAATTTTATTTGTTGGCGCAATTTACAAGCATCCTGACTATTTGGTCGAGTATGGGCATTATGTCAAGAGCAAGTACGATTTTGCCGATGAAGCAACAAAATTTTTCTACGATGCAGCGTTGATTATTTACGAAACTAGGACTCAAGAATTTAATAAAACGTCTGTTTTAACGTTTATGGCTGAAGACGAGTCCAGATTGTCCCAGTATAAGCGGCTGAAGGGCTGGTCAACCATCGAATACTACATGAGCCTTGCGAATGACGATGATATCAAGGGATATTTCAATATCCTGAAGAAATATTCGCTACTTCGTGAGTACCAGAGAAACGGATTTAACATTGAAGGAATCTTGAAGCATCGACAGTTTGAAATGTTTGGTGCTCAGGACATTTACAAATTGATTCGTGGCAAAGCCGACAAGATCAATACGGTTATCATCACAAACGATGATGCTGAGATTTTGAATAATGGTCTGCTGCCAATGGTCAATGAACGTCTGAGTGTTCCTGATATGGGCTTGCCGTTCCAGTATCCTATCATGAATGATTTGTTCCGAGGATTGAAGTTGGGCACTGTGATGTTCAATGGTATGCCATCTAACGCTGGTAAGACTAGATATATGATGGCGATTGTTGCCTACGTCACATTGGTTCAAAAGCAAAAAGCTCTTCTGTTGCTGAATGAGATGGATCTTGAGTCAGTCCGGTATTGCTTATTGGTCACCGCCATCAATAATCCTGAGTTTCAAGAGTTGCATGGTCATCGATTCCACAAGGATGAGCGAGAAATCACCCTTGGAATGTATCGGGATGCAAATGGAAACTTCATTTTCCGAAAGCAAAACGAAGACGGAGAATACATAGAAAGCATTGATGAGTTCACCGCTCGTGTCTACGAGGAAAGCGAGGAGTATCGCAATGTACTTGATGTCTGCCAGTGGATCGAGAGCGAATCACAAGGCTTGATTATCGCAAAGGATGTCTCTGCTGATTATAGTGACAAGTCCCTACGATTTGAAATCCAGAAGGCAGCTCTTACTCAGGGAGTTAAGTATGTGTTCTACGATACTCTAAAGAACGACATTGCATCTATTGGTGAATGGGCAGCGTTTAAAGTCACAGCCACAGAGCTTGAAGAGATTGCGAAAAACCTGAAGATCTTTATCTATGGTAGTATCCAGTTGGCCGAAAACGCTCATGAGTATCTTCCTGATGAGCTGAATTCAAACAACATTGCTGAGTCAAAAATGATTAAGCATGTTGCTTGGACGATGGTCCTATTCAAGGAGATTCCAAAAGATAAGTTCGTGAAGTATCAATACATCTCTCATGATCCTGAGTGGGGCGGTGACTGTGCCCATCGGTTGAATCCAGATAAGCGGTATTACGTTGGAAACATCGATAAAAACCGTTTTGGTGAGAAAAAGAAAATCATGTTTGAAGTGAATTTGAACCAGAATATCTGGAAAGAGGTCGGTGTCTGCACCAGAAAGTAAGGAACTACAATGGTAAATATCGCAGATCTGAAAAATTACATTCTTGAAGAACAACAGATTGAGCCGATTCTGGAGGAACTTGGCTGTCATCACATCAGTCATAAGACTGGTTATTACCAGTGCGCAAATCCAGATGGTGACAATAGAACGGCACTCTGCGTTTACGAGAATGAAAATCTTACTGCGGTAGATTACACACGAGATATTGCCAATGGAAAGACCAGTTATGATTTGATTTCTGTCGTCCAGTTCTTTCTGGAACTGTCTTTCCCAAAAGCCATTAAGCAAATCTGCGAATGGGTTGGTCTTGACTACTATCACAACTTCGAGGAAGACCTTCCTAAAAGTATGTTGATTCTAAAAGAACTCATCGCCATGCAAAATGAAGGTGAAGAACACGAGGATGACCGTCCGATAGTCCCCATCTCCGAAGCCATCCTCGGTTATTATAAACCTTATGTGAACCAGATTTTTGCTGACGATGGGATATCTTATGAGACGCAGCAGGAGTTTGAGATTGGCTTTGATGAACTGACAAATAGAATCACGATTCCAATCAGAGATGAAATTGGTACTCTGGTTGGTGTAAAGGGAAGATATTTTGGTAAGCCTCCTGAAGGCGAATTAAAGTATCTATATCTTGAGCCGTGTGCCAGAAACCGTATTCTGTATGGTCTGTATAAGACAGAGCCATACATTAAGAATGAAGGTCTGGTATATGTTGGTGAAGCCGAAAAGTCTGTCATGCAGATGTGGAACATGGATGTTTACAACTGTGTGGCGACTGGCGGTAAGAAGGTTTCACAGAATCAAATTGAAATTTTAACACGTCTTTGCGTTGATATTTGTTTTGTATTTGATAAAGACGTTCAGCTTAGTGAGCTTATGGTTCTAGCCAATCGATTTGTCGATGGCGTAAGTGTGTATGCTGTAGTAGATGATAAAGGGATTCTGGATGAAAAGGAAGCCCCGACCGACAATCCTGAAAAATTTAAAGCATTGATTGAGAATTGTGTTAGGAGAATTAAATGAATGTAAAACTCTGGAAGGGGAGTAGGAACGACCTATCAGACCCGATTGGAACGATTATGGAGAACAGAGGGGTTGAGGATTATAAGACCTACATGAACCTAGATGATTCTTGTCTGAATTCTCCGTGGGAACTGGACAACATGGAAGATGCTGTCCGGCTGTTGAACAAACATATCTGGAATAAGTCTATTATCTCTATCCTTGTAGACTGTGATGTGGATGGAGTCACAAGTGCTTCAATGATGTTTCAGTATTTGAAGACGATTGGTTATTTTGGAAAAATCAATGTTCTGCATCATAGTGGCAAGGAGCATGGACTCTCTAAAGAAATTGAGGTTCCACCTGAAACTACTTTGCTGATTATTCCTGACGCTGGTAGTAACGATGTTGAGCAGTGTAAGGAACTCCGCGAAAAGGGCATTGATATTCTGATTCTTGACCATCACATCTGCGACAGAGAGAATCCTTACGCAGTAATCGTCAACAACCAGAACGGTACATATCCTAATAAGGAATTGTCTGGCGCTGGCGTGGTGTATAAGTTTCTTCAGGCTGTTGATGAATATAATTGGACTGATGTTGCAGACCGGTATCTTGATCTGGTGGCAGTCGGAAACATCGGTGACGTTATGGATATGCACTCGTATGAGACAAAGCGCCTTTGCACGAAAGGTCTGGCACGAATTGTGAATCCGATGATTTGTGCTTTGGTTGAGGCGAATAGTTTCAATATCAAGGGTGATCCGACTATCAATGATGTTCAGTTCTACATCGTTCCGATGATGAACGCACTGATTCGCGTTGGCTCATCCGAGCAAAAGAAGCGGATGTTCCGTGCAATGGTTGGAGAGGAACAGACCTTTCAGTATACTCCGACTCGTGGCAAGAATGCCGGTGTTACGATTGATGAGACTCTGGCGCAGCATGTAGCTCGTGAGTGCTCCTCTTGTAAGTATCAGCAAAACAAGACCAAGGACAAGGCTGTCGCAGAGCTTCAGGAACTGATTGAGAAGCACAGTGCAGACCAGAATAAGATTCTCTTCTGCAACTCTACTGGCATTCTTGATAACACTCTGACTGGTGTTGTGGCAATCAAGCTGGCTGAAATGTATGCAAAACCGTGCGTATTGCTTCGTACCTTCGCTGATGAACCGGATTATTACGGTGGTTCAATGAGAAATCCTGACGGTTCTCCGATTGAAAGTTTAAAGGAGTTCTTGATGAGTACCGGAGATTTTGAGTCGGTTCTTGGTCATGATAACGCTGCTGGTGTGAAAATCAAGAAAGAAAATGTGCCAAAGGCGATTGCGGATTGCAATGAGTTGCTTAAAGATGTCACGATGAGTAAGGCAATCGTAGTTGATTTTGATTTTGACTATAGTAAGCTGACCGTTGCATTGCCGAAGACCATGTACGAAATGCATAAAATCTGGGCACAGGGTATTTCCGAGCCGTATTTCTACATTAGAAATATTCCGTTAGCTCATAGTGGATGTGCTCCGATGGGCAAGAACGGTAATATGTGGAAGTATTCTGATGAAGAAAAAGGCATTGATTTTGTGTGTTTTAATGACAATGGACGACTGATTGATTGGATTGAAGATAGTTTCGAGGATGATGAAGTTGTTACTTTTTATGGAGACAATTATGCAAAAATTATCAATGCTGTATGCCGGTTGTCTTTAAATCAGTACGGGAATAAGGTTACGCCGCAAGCGCAGATTGTGGATTTTGAGGTGATTTGATATGGGAAATTGGAAACGTGCTATCGCCATCGACTTTGATGGCACTCTTTGTGAGAATAATTATCCTGATATCGGTGAACCAAACTGGAATGTCATTTATCAAGCAATTCAGGAACAGAAGCACGGTGCTGGTCTGATTCTCTGGACTTGTCGGGAAGGAAAGCTTTTGTATGATGCAATGGAGGCTTGCTTTGATTGGGGTATTCAGTTTGATGCCATCAATGAGAGTCTTCCTGAGTGGAAAGAGCATTTTGGCACTGCTCCTAGAAAGGTTGGAGCTGATGAATATTGGGATGATAAGGCTGTAAAAGTAAAGAATGGCTGTCTTGTTGAGGTGGATTAAATGGCTGTTTACATTACAGGTGATATTCATGGTGATTTTAATCGGTTTTTAGAATTGGAAAGGTTTTGCCATAAACACAATCTTGGAATGAATGACTGGATTGTCTGCCTTGGCGATGTCGGTTTGAACTACTACGGCAAGGATGACCCTCGTGAATGGAGCATCAAGACTATCGCCGCAGATATTCCTGCAAATCTGTTTTGTATTCATGGCAACCACGAGCGCCGCCCGTCTCGTAAGGATGGTTACAAACTAAGGAAGATTTGTGGTGATATTTGCGGAAGAGTGTGGTATGACCCGCAGTATCCAAACCAGTATTTTGCTATTGATGGTGAGGTTTACCAGATTCTTGCTGACAGGGAAGTATTAAACTGTCTTGTTTGCGGCGGAGCCTATTCTGTAGATAAGTATTATCGGTTGGAACGTGGCTGGAATTGGTGGCCGGATGAACAGCCGAATGAGAAGACTAAGAAAAAGATCTGGAATATTACGCATGACCCTCAAATCGATGATATTGATGTCATGCTCACGCATACCTGTCCATTTCGGTTCATTCCAACTGAATTGTTTATCGGTGGTATTGATCAAAGCACAGTAGACCAGTCAACTGAAATATTCTTTGATAATATATACGAATGCTATCCTAACGATTGTAAACCATTCTGGTACTTCGGTCATTTCCATGGCAACAAGTACACTGACGACTATGTGATGCTTTTTGATGACATTATTAAGTTTGGAGATAAGGTGAAGAGTGATGGTTAAAGATAAAAATTTACGAGTGCTTGATTATATTGATGGCAAGGAAATACTTATTCAGATGGGTGAGGAAGGTTCTGAGTTGTCGAAAGCTGCAATAAAGTTTTATCGTGCAATTGACATGAAGAATCCTACGCCGGTAAGCATTAACGAGGCTTATGAAAATCTCGTAGAAGAATTTGGGGATGTGCTGAACTGTATCTACGCATACTATGATGATGACGAGGATTGTATCTTGGCGTTTACATCGAAAGCGAATGAGATTGCTAACGAGAAGCGCAAGCGCTGGATTAAGCGTCTGAAGGAACGCAACCAGTTTTAATGGTGGAAGGAGAATAGATGTCAGATAATTTTGTAAATCTTCATGTACATACAGCGCAGGGTTCGTTACTTGACTCTATTCTTACCGTCAAGGAACTTGTAAACTTTGCCAAAGAAAACGGCCAGAAAGCAATCGCGGTTACAGACCACGGAAAAATGCACTCTTTTGTTGACCAAGTTAAGGCTTGCAAGGAAGCAGGTATTAAGCCTATCATCGGCTGTGAAGTCTATGAAGTAGATAATCAGGCAGAGAAAGCCGACACAAAAGACTATAAACAACCTCGTTACCATCTTGTTTTACTAGCGAAGAACGAGACCGGTTTAAAAAATCTATTTAAGGTTGTTTCAAATGCTTGCGTTGATGGCATGTATAAAAAGCCTCGAACTTCTTTGAATATCATTGAACAGAACGAGTGGGGTAAAGGTATCATCTGTCTTACGGCCTGTCAAGTTGGTCGAATGAGTAGATTGCTTGTTGATGGGAACGAGACTGAGGCATGGCAGTTATGGAACAAACTGAAATGGATCTTTGATGACGTGTTTATGGAAGTTCAGTCTCATGATACGCCAGATCAGGCTGAAGCTAATGCCAAAATTGCAGCTTTTATCAAAAAATACAATCTTCCGTATACCATTACAACCGATGCTCATATGCTTTCCAAGGAAGATGTTGATGCACATTCAGTTTTTGTAGAAATTGGAGAAGGACGAGAAGTTGGAGAAAGTTATGTTGACTGTTATCTTCAGACCGAAGACGATGTGCTAAGAACACTTTCAAAGCAGTTTGATGAAGACTTCATCCGAGAAGGTTGCTCAATTTCTGTGAAAATTGCAGATATGGTTGACGATATTGATATTGGCCTTGGCCAGCCAAACCAGATGCCAGAAGTAAAAATTGAAGGTAAATTTGATTCGCATCTGGATTACCTGCGTTACCTCGTTTATTCTACTTTTGATGAAAAATTCGGATGGATGAGTAAAGAAGAACAGCAAACCAGGCGGGACAGAATTGAGATGGAGCTTGACGTTTTGGAATATGTTGACTACATCGACTATTTCATCATGCTGTATATGCTTTGTAAGGTGGCCGATGAACGAGGTATCCCTCGTGGCTATTCTCGTGGTTCTGGTGCAAACTGTCTATGTCTATTTATGCTAAACGTTACGCAGATTGATTCTGTTCGTTGGGATCTTGACTTCTCTCGTTTTGCAAATAAGGGTCGTAAGAGTCTCGCGGACTTCGACTTTGATATTAGCCGTCGTCGTCGCAAAGAACTTGTTTCTATTGCAGAAGAGCTTTTTGGAAAAGAGAGTGTAGCACCAATCGCAACTTTTAATTCTCTGTCTACCAAGGTTGCCATTAAGGATATTGGAAAGGTACTGAACGAAGATCCAGAAAGCCCATATTATATGCAGATTCCGTATGAATTGCGAAATGAAGTTGCTAAGTTGATTCCGACCGTGAAAACATTGGATGATCTCGGAGAAGAAGTTGAGAAGGAAGTTCTATTGAAGGACATTCTTGGAAAGAGCGAGCAGCTTTCTAATGTGTATGATAAGTTCCCTCTATGGTTTAAGTACGTTATGCGGCTTGAAGGGTTACCGAAAAGTATGGGTCGCCATGCTGCAGGAACTTTGATTACACCTAAGCCTGTCATTGAATATTGTCCTCTCTGTATGGATAGAGAAGGAAATCAGATGTGTCAGCTTGAAATGCACAATGCAATGGACGACTTATCATTGGTCAAGATGGATTTTCTTGGTCTTGAAAATTTGGACACGATTGATGACACATTAAAGATGGCCGGTCTAACTTGGAAGGATGTTGACATCAACCATCTCGACCTAAACGATAAGGCGGTCTACGACGCAGTTTATAAGTCTGGACACACAATTGGTATTTTTCAGATGGAGTCTGCTGAAGCTCGAAAGATGTGTGTTGAAGCAAAATGTGACAACGCCGAGGATATCATTGTTGTGAATGCAGCAAACCGCCCTGGCACTAAGGACAGCTTCCCGACGTATTGTTCCAATAAGCTTCATCCAGAGACTATCAAACTACTTCATCCTGACATCAAACAGCTTTTTGCCAAGACTCAGTACATTCTTCTTTATCAGGAACAGGCTCTGGCAGTATTTCGTTATGCAGGATTCCCTGAAACTGAGGTTGACAATGCTCGTCGTGCTATCGGCAAGAAAAAGAAAGATGTTATGGCATCCTTGGAAGTTCAGTTCCGAGATGGTCTTCACAAGAAAGGATGGAATGATTACCAGATTTCTGAGATGTGGGCATTGATCTTGAAACAGGCTTCTTATTCCTTCAACCGGGGCCACGCAGTTGCTTATGGGCTTCTTTCTTACCTGACGGCTTACCTGAAAACTCATTATACTGAGTATTTCATGGCTGCGTGTATGATTACCAAGGAAGACGATTCTGGCAAAATGGGTGTGTTTATCAACGAATGCGACCGTCTACATATTCGTGTCCTTCCTCCAAGTGTCAACAAGTCTGATATGGAATTTAAGGCTGATGCGGAAAAGCACACAATCCTGTTTGGTTTGAAAGCCATTAAGGGAATGGGTGAGAGTGTCGCTTCAGGAGTGATTGCAGACCGTCCATATTCTGGACTGGCAGACTTTGTTCAGAGAGCAAACGGTGGTAAGATTGGAACCTCAAATGTTGTCAAGTTGATTAAGGCTGGCGCTATCCCGACAAAGGATAAGAAAAAAATCTTAATCACTTTTGCGAATATGGTTTTTGAAAATGAGTATAAAGAGAAAGGATTCCATGAGATGGCATCTCTTCCCAAAATCTCTGTTCTTAAAGACGAATATGGGATTGACACAAATTATATTAAAGATAAGCCTACTAGACTTGCTTTATATAATAAGGCAAGAAGGGTGCGCTGGGAGGCAGATACAGAGAACCGCAAAAAGGAAAAAGACAAGAGACGAAAAGATTTCATGCAAGCGTTTGCCGAGAAATATATGCAAGACGAGCACATGTGGGAATTTGAAACCCTTTCAATGTTCTTGACTAGCAATCCCATTAAGGATGCTTGTACCTATATTGATGCTGGTCTTGATACTGTAGAGGATGGCGGTAAGGCAACTGCTATTTGTGTCATCGTAGACATCCAAAAAAAGAAGGATAAACGTGGCAACCAGTTTGCATACTTACATGTTTATACGACATGTGGTATTGTTGAAATGATTTGTTGGGCATCTCAGTATGCACGATATTCAAGTCTGATTTCAAAGGGCAGCGATCTTGCAATCCTTTGCAAGAGAAAAGAAAATTCGTACATTGTTGAGAAGATGAAGCCTTATAAGCAGTGGCTGCAAGATAGAGAGATAGCGTAAGAGGGTTGTAAAGTGGCAGATAAGAAATTTAATGAAAATATGATTCGTTGCTACATCAGGATAAAACGAGTCTTTTATCCGAAAGATGGGAGGGAAGTGGAGCCCGGCGGCTTCGCCACTTTCTCTGCCGAGGTGGTAAAAGTCAAGCAGGGACATCCTATCATGAGCCGATACAGCGACCTCCGGCTAAAAGGCAACGTTCCTAGCCTCGATATGAATAAAACTTATTCGTTCTGTGGTGAATATGTTCATCATGAAAAGTTTGGTGATCAGTATAAAATTATCTACATGAATGAGTTTCAAGAGATTACTGACCCGGAAGAACAAAAAAGCTTTCTCCGTTTTATCTTGACCGACCATCAGTTTGAGATGCTTTATGAAGCATTCAAGAATCCGTATGAAATCATCAAGAACGGTGATGTCAAGTCTCTTTGTACTGTTAGCGGCATTACGGAAGGTCGAGCACAAAAGATTATTGACTCCTTTGAAAACAACATTGATAACAGTGAAGCGTACACAAAACTGATTGAGTACGGTTTGACTCCCAGTGCTATTGAAAAGCTTGTTCGTCAGTATCACGGTGCAGACATTCTGGTAAAAAAGATTGAAGAGAATCCTTACGTCTTGATTGATGATGTGTATGGCATCGGCTGGAAAAAAGCTGACGCTCTTGCTTTAAATATGGGCTTAAAGCACAATTCGCAATTCAGAATCGAAGCCTACGTCATGCATTTTCTTGCCGCTCGTGCCGAAGAAGGTAACTCTATTATCTCGGCAAACCAGACAATCAATAGCTGTATTAAGGAACTTGATTTGAACGAGGGTGATCAAGAAGTTATCAAAATGGCACTTTTCCATCTGCATGATGTCCGTGAAACGCTTTGGTGGAGTGATGACCGTCAGGAATTTGCTTTAACTAGAGTGTGGAATCTGGAAGATAGTATTGCGAATGAAATCAAGCGTCTGGCGGATGCTCCTGTTGATCCGATTGGTCAAAATATGGATGCAGCAATCAATGAGGCCGAAAATGCGCTTGGCATCGAGTATACCGAAGAACAGAGAGATGCCATTAAAAAGGTATGCTCTAGCAACGTCTGTATTTTAACAGGCTACGGCGGAACTGGCAAAAGTACCGTTGTCGCTGGTGTCTTAAAAGTTCTTCGTGGTAAGTCTTTTGCACAGACTGCACTCTCTGGCCGTGCTGCCGCTCGTATGCAGGAGATTACTGGTCAGGATGGAAAGACGATTCATCGTCTCCTTGGATATGACATCGAGAACGGTGGGTTTGTTCACGATAAGGACAATCCTCTGGATGAGGACATCATCATTCTGGATGAGACCTCCATGGTTGGTGCTCAATTGTTTTACGATTTGATTCAGGCAATCGAAACCGGCAAGCGATTCATCATGATTGGTGATGACGGTCAGCTTGAGAGTATCGGTATGTGTAACATCTTCAAGGATATGCTTGCATCTAAGGTTGTTCCTGTGGCTCGTTTGACTAAGATCCATCGTCAGGCAGCCAAGTCTGCAATTATCACGGAGAGCATTAAGGTTCGTAACGCTACGCAATTGGTGCCTTATGGCTGGGCTGGCAATGAGATTCGTGGTGAACTTCGTGATTTGGAGCTTGATATCTATAAAGACGCAAGTGAGTCATTCAACCACATTATCAATCAGTACCGTACCTTATATAATAAGGTAGGGAATGATAGTGCGAAGATTCAGATTGTGCTTCCACAGAAGCTGCGTGGTAGTATCTGTACCTATGAAGTCAATAATGCTATTCAGGAAATTGTGAATCCGAGTCGTGGTCAAGCAGAAGCAAAGGTCACAATCTATGGTGATGGCAAGGATAGAGCGTACACTCTGCGTGAGGGTGATCAGGTCATTATCAACAAGAACAACTATGAGCTTCACACATACAATCTCAAGACAAAGAAAAAAGAAGAGAAGTGTCCGGTGTTCAACGGAAACCGTGGCATTATCCGAAAGATTGAGAATAGTTTTATCCTGGTTGATTTTGACCAGTGGGGAACGATCTTCATTCCACATTACTTTGGTGGGAATAACGTCTGGGCAACACTTGAACTTGCTTATGCTTTAAGTTGTCATAAGTTGCAGGGCAGTGAGGCTCCGTATGTGATTGTTGGCATGGACAACTCTGCGTACCTGATGCTGACGAGAGAATGGCTCTATACGGCCATCACTCGTGCCAAGAAGTATTGTGTGATTTGCGCCGAAACTCATGCTCTTGATCGGGCTGTAAAGACTTCGAGAGTTCCATATAAGCGGACGTTCTTGAAGGAATTTTTACGGAAAGAATTTTCAGAAAAGCATTGACAATCATATTGGTGTCCTGTATAATGTAGCTATAAGAAGTCTCTATCCCAGAGGCTTAAAATTCTCTCTTTAACTATATAATACAGGATACGGGAAAGAAATGGCTTGCTCGTAACGACAAGCCTTTCTTTATTGGCTATAACTATATAATACAGGATACGCAAGGAGGCTTTATGACAGATAAAGAGCTCATAGGTAAGCTTGATGCGATGGTTAAGGCATTGCAGAAAGCAAAGAAGAAGACGGACAAAACCCGCATTTTGCTGGATGCACGAAAGGATTTTGGCGACGAAGATAATGAGCTGATGTTTTTCTTCAGATTTTTGCTTGACCCAGCAATTGTGACTGGACTGTCTGACGCAAAGATCAACAAGAAGGTGGCGGCAAAGCCTGATTTGGATTTTGAGCATTACAGTTGTGGATGTCTTTATCTAATGGGTAAAGGTCACAACACTGGCTCTGATGCATCCATCGCAACAATCCAAAATTACTTACATAAAAACCATGAGTACGAAGAGTTCCTGAAGCGACTGTTCACTAAGAACCTGCCGATTGGAGTTGAAGCAGCTACCATCAATAAGGTGTACGGCGAAGAGATTATTCCTGTCTGGGAGGTTCAGCAGGGATATCCGATTGACAAGGTAAAGCTGAAAGATGGTATTTGGTTTAGTTTGAGCCAGAAGATGAATGGCAACCGGGGCACTATGCATAGAGGTGAAATTATTTCTCGTCAAGCACAGAAGTTTAAGGGACTCGACCATATAAAGAATGACCTGCTTTCTCTATACGATGGAGACGCCTCCAGGCGAGATGCGTGGGTGTTTGATGGCGAACTTATCTATAAGAATCCAGAAGGAATGTCAGATGGAGAGGCTTTTCGTTATGGCACTGGCCTACTTAATTCTGACAACAAGGACAAGGCTGGAATCAAATTTGTGATTTTTGATGTGATTCCTGTTGTAGAGTTCGACCGTGGAAAGTGTACTATCCCATATAAAATTCGCCGTATTTGGTTAAATTGTCTTCGTGCAGAGATTACTCGCAAGCACCTTGAAAATATTGAGATTGTTCCCATGGTCTATGAAGGAAAAGACCAAAGCGTGATTCCAAAGTGGCTTGATTATGCTGTCGAGCACGATTGGGAAGGTCTTATGTTGAACACGGACGTCCCTTATCGCCGGGCTCGTCACAACGGATGTCTCAAAATAAAGCGATTCTACACTGTTGATCTACGAATCACAGCGATTGAGGAAGGTCAGAACCGTCTGGCTGGTACGATGGGCGCTCTTGTTGTTGACTACAAGGGCAACGAGCTTCGTGTCGGATCTGGTTTTGATGATGTTACGAGAGTTGCTGTGTGGGCGAATCCAGATGACTACATTGGCAAAATTGTTGAGTGTAAATACAAAGAGGTCACGATGGACAAAAAGACTGGCCTTGAGTCTCTGCAGTTCCCGACGTTTGTACGATTCCGAAACGACAAGAACGAAGTGAGTTACGGATAAGGAGAAGGTTATGAATCTTTCCAAGAAGTCCATTAAACACATTCTTCGGATTCTTGACAATAAATGTATCGAAGTTCCTACAAAGACATCCGCTTATAACAGTAGTGGATGTAGAATTTTGACTCGTGATTTTGAGCCAAAGAAGTCACACGGAACGAATGGTTGGCAACGAATCGTCTATGTACCGTCCGAAGGATATTTCTACGGAATTTATAACGGAAAATCGGAAGAAGATTGGGATATTTCAGATATCTGGTCTCCTGCCCAGCTTTCTGATTTGTGAGGTTTACAATGTTTGTTTTAACACAGAATCAAACCGGAGTTGCTGATACCAGTAAATGTTTTGGAATCCATATTGTAGATGAATCAACAGTAATCAGAGCGTATACATTTGATGGAGATGGATGGATGAAACTTGGTAAATATAAAACAGTAGAACGAGCAAAAGAAGTAATTCAAGAAATTAACACTGCTCTTTGTGAGAACCGTGTTAGTTTCGATATGCCGGAGGACTAAAATGCTACTTTTAACGCAGGGCGGAGAAATTATAAATCTTGAACGCATGGCGATCATTGATGCCGCAAGCCTTAATGTTTACGCACGACAAGGCATGGGTGAACGTGGAATTATTCTTGGTAGTTATAATTCTGAGAGCAGATGCTACAATGTTATTGCAGAAATTTATGACGAATATGCACATGGACAGGATGTGTATTCTATGCCGAAGGATTAACTATGAACGACTTCCGAAAACTAGCCATTCCAAAGAAAGAACGACTTGAAGTTCAACTTACGGATGGCACAGAAAAACACAATATATTGTACATAATTACATCTCTAGCCACTATTAAAGGTGCTGAGATTTTTAAAAATTTTCGTTTGTATTCTGTAGGCTCCGCCGGGGAGCTCAACTTACTAGAGAAGCAAGACGGCGATCCCTACTTTGATAAGCTGAAAGGAACAGAATATGAGTAATTCGATGAATCGAGAAGACCGGCGCAGAGAGCAGCGTAAGGCACGAATCCTTGCCCGGCGAATCAAAAAGGCCGGTGGTCCCGACTTTCTGGCTGGAATGCCGGTTGAAGAGTGGGAGCCAAAGATTGGTGATGAGGTTACTATTAAGGTAAAGAGGATTCAGGGCAAGAAGGACTTCTTTAAGATGAGTCCTCAGTATCAGGACTTTATCAATAGCCTTGAGGATGGAAAGCCTTACAAGATTACCAGTACCGGTATGAAGGGTCAGGTTTACGGCATTGACGCACATCCTTATTTCCAGATTTGGAAGGGTGATATGGAACCCTACAAGGAGCCCTAATGAGGATGTACTTCAGAACGGACTATTACAGTTATGTTGCTACAATAGATACTTTTGTTCAACTTAAAAAGGGTAACGCATACGAAGTGTTCGCAGATTTGGATGAATATTACATTATTATGATGGATGGTATGCCATTTGAAAAAGAACTAGGCATCGTAGTTGTGATTCCAAAAGAAGATCTCGAAGATGATGTATATGTCGTAACTGGCAAGAGCGAAAAACTTGAGAAAGGAGGTGGGGCGATATGATTGGTATTGACCATCGTGAACAGGGACGTAAAGAACGAGCCCTTGCAGAATATTATAGAACCTTGGCTCGATATCCGACTGAATGTGGAGAGCCGATTACATATCAGTTGTCAGAAGAGCAGCTTAAACAGATTCTCTGTGGAGAGATTACTGTTGATGAATTGATTGAAAGAGGTGAGGTAGATGAGAGACAGGATTAAGATGTGGATCGCCTTCATTAAGATTTTTAAGGATTATCTTATTGCGGTCGGAATCATGATTGCGTTGTGGTTGCTGTCTTGTCTTATCAAATATGAGATTTCAGTATCCAGTTTTCCAGATTGGTTTAAGTTTGCACTTCTAAAATAAAGGAGGATTAAATGGTAACCGATATTCTTAATAGAGAAATTCATATTGGCGACACAGTTCTTAGAGCTAGAACTCGAAAAGGTCGCGGAGTTCTTTGGAGCATTCATAAAGTTGTCTCCATTATGAACGTAATGATTAAAGTTCAAGATGGAAAGTACACTTTAAATGTCGCACCTAAAAATTGCATCGTAATTGGTGAGAACGACATTCCTGAAAACTGGCAGGACGAATATTAAGGAGAATTAAATGACAGTTGATTTGATCGCGTACACACAGCGAGTTGTTCCTACAAGTGATAAGAACCCTTTAGATATTGTGGAGGAAGCTGCGAGTATTTGTTATGACTCTTCAATGACTGACGACTATAAAATTGCTAAAGGATGTAAAGCCAGTGGTCACTATTCTGTGCTTGAACACATCAACTTTACGTTCTACGTTAAAGATGTAAGTCGAGCACTTCTGGCACAGATTAGTCGTCATCGACATATTAGCTTGAGCTGCCGCAGCCAGCGTTATTGCAGCGAGGATGGATTCAAGTATGTGAACCCGTTTACCGGTGAAGATGCTGATGTTTTCGATAATATGATGTCGGACATTGATACCGATTATCAAATCCTCAAGAAGTATCACAACGCCAAAAACGAAGACGCTCGTGCAGTTCTTCCGAATGCTTGCTGCACAGAGTTTTATATTACGATGAACGCTCGCGCTTTGATTGAGATGAGTCATCTGCGGCTTTGCTCTAGGGCTCAAAAAGAAATCCGCGAGATGTTCTCAAAAATGAAGAAGGAAGTTGCACAGGTTTGTCCCGAAGTAGCAAACTGGATGGTTCCTTCCTGTGAGGCTAATCCGAAGTATCCGTTCTGCCCAGAAGGTCGTGGCTGCTGTGGCCGTCATCCTCGGTTGGCAGATGTTTATAAGCCTATTGAAAAAAACAAGGAGGTTATTGATGCAAACACTTGACGAAATTAAGAAGAACGTCGAGCACCCGTCTTATTACGGCGGTGCAGACAATCCCTATGAGGCTATCAAAGTGCTGCGAGAGTGGCAACTGGACAAGGATGCTTATCTTTGGAATGTTGGTAAATATTTGAGCCGGGCAGGACACAAAGATGGTAATTCTCAACTTCAGGATTTAACGAAGGCACGTTGGTATTTGGATTATAAAATCCAGCTTTTAGAGGAGCAACAGAAGATTACTGAAAGTGTCGTAGATACGCTAAAGAAGATTCCTGATGAGACTAATGATAAGCTGACTACGATGCCCAATAGTTCGCATGATTATCCTACTGGCCATGAGTGGGATGGGCTTACTTGTCATCCAATTAACCAATCCGACAAATTGGTAAAGGTAGAGCCAATATGCAACATCGAGACTGCCGTGGTTCCTGATTGTGCTGATGAGGTCAAGTTTTAAGAGGTTTACATAAATGAGATACAACTGGAAGTTACCTATTATCGTTATTTGTGTCGTGTTGATTTCCATTCTTGGCATGACCTTTATGGTGCAGGGGCCTAAGAACACGGCCATCTCTTATGAAGAGCAGATTCAGGAAGCTAAGTCTGGCATTGAGATTCAGGAGAAGCGCAGAGCTGATCTGATTCCAAATCTGGTTGAAACCGTCAAGGCTTATGACCAACATGAGTATCAGACTTTGATGGATGTTGTGAATGCTCGTGGTGCTTCCGGCCAGACCGCTCAAGAGATTACGACTCAGATTGCAGCTATTGCGGAAGCATATCCTGAACTGAAGTCTAGCGACAACTACAAGGAGCTTATGAATGAGCTATCCGTCACTGAAAATTTGATTGCAAACTATCGTGGCGATTACAATCGTGTCGTGAAGGAATATAAGCAGAACGTTCGTAAGTTTCCGAGCTCCTTTCTGCTGGGTCTGACTGGATATGAGGTTCAGAATTATGAGTATCTGTCCTATGAGGGGAATGAGGCGGCACCGGCAGTCGGTGACCTTTTTGGAAATCGGTAATGCCGAAATTACTTATCGTGAATTGATCGTCAGTGTTGGTATTGTGTTTATTATGCTGATACTTGGTAGCGTTATCGCTGGAAATATCACCAGAGATTCGCTTGAGCAGAAGAAAGAATATAATACAGCAATTTCGATTGAGTCCGAAAATATGTTCGATTATGGAATAAGAACTAACGTAGGCAACGCCTTTTGCCAAGGCGCACTAGAAGCAGTAGATACCGTAAGCGATTCACGTATCGACGGACAGTGGATGTACATCTATTGCGAAGAAAAGCATTATACGATGCATACACGAACTGTAACTACTACGGATAGCAAAGGCCATACAAAAACAAGAGTCGAAACGTACTGGACTTGGGATTTTTACAGTTCAGAAGAACACAATTCTAAGAATATTACGTTTCTTGGCAAAGAATTCAAGTATGGTGACATCAAAATGCCATCAAGCAAGTACCTGACAACTGTACAAGTCAGTCCTCATGTGAAATTCGAGTTTTATGTCAAAGAAGTTCATTATGATGGTACGTTGTTTGCAAATTTGAGCGACGAAAGTATACATGATGCACAATTCATTAAGGACAAAAACATCGAAGAAGCACGAGATTATATGATTTCTGCAGCTGGTACACGGGTGATTTGGTTTTGGGTATTCTGGGTCGTATTGATGGTAGTTGCGGTTGGAGCTTTCTACGTGGCAGAAAATCGTTGGTTGGAAGATTAAGGAGTGATTGCATGGAATATGTGATTAAACGCGATGGAACGAAAGTTCTTTTTGATAAGAGTAAGATTGTAAATGCGATTGAGAAGGCGATGAATGATTCTTCAGATCCTGTTGACCACAAGCTGAGTGATAGTATTGCATCTGAAATCGCAGCCATTGACTCTACTATGGATGTAGAAGCGATTCAGAATGCAGTTGAGAATCGTCTTATGCAGAGTGGCTATTACGAGACGACTCGTTCTTATATGAATTACCGATATCTGCATGGTATTGCTCGCAGCAATTACAAAGAGCTGATGGATGCAGTCGAGGAGAAACTTCTCGGCAAAAAGATTGATAACCAGAATGCCAATGTTGATGAAGCATCTTTTGGCGGTCGTATTGGCGAGATGAGCCGGGTGGTTTCCAAGCGATATGCCCTTGATTATTGCATGTCTAAGATGGCTCGTGAGAATCACGAGAACAACGAAATTTATATCCACGATCTCGATAGCTACGCAGTTGGTATGCACAATTGCTTGAGTATTCCGTTTGATGATCTGCTTGCGAATGGTTTTAACACTCGCCAGACTGATGTTCGTCCTGCACAGTCCATCAGTACGGCATTCCAGCTTGTCGCAGTCATCTTCCAGATTCAAAGTCTTCAGCAGTTCGGCGGCGTGAGCGCAACACACCTAGACTGGACTATGGTTCCTTATGTACGGAAGAGCTTTTCGAAGCATTTTAAAGATGGGATTAAATACATTAAGCCTGAAGATGACCCCAGCAGAGTACCCAAAGAATTATCTTTTAACGACCTAGAGGCTAATGATCCAAGGAATGCAAAAGTATATCAGTACGCAATGGATATGACCAAACGTGAGTTGAACCAAGCCGTTGAAGGCATGTACCATAATCTGAATACACTCCAATCACGTAGCGGAAATCAGCTTCCGTTCACGTCTATCAACTATGGCACATGTACATTGCCTGAAGGCCGAATGGTTATCGAAGCATTGCTAAACGCTTCCATTAAGGGTATCGGCAAATTACATAGAACTAGCATTTTCCCTTGTGGTATTTTCCAGATGGCTAAGGGAATCAATCGTGCTCCCGGAGATCCTAATTACGATATGTATCAGCTGGCACTGCGTTCCACTGCACAGCGTCTTTATCCTAATTATGCCAATGTCGATTGGAGCGGTAATGAAGGATACGATAAAAATAATGTAAAAACGTATTTTTCGACGATGGGCTGTAGAACTGCAAATGGTTGGGATGTCAACGGCTTTGAGCAGTTGAAGGATGGCCGAGGGAATATCTGTCCTGTTACGATTATTCTTCCTACTCTTGCAATGGAAGCGAAGGAATATACCATTAAAAACGCTACTGGAGAAGACCTTGAAGGACAGACTGTAGCCAAGTTTATGTCCATTCTTGACCAGAAGTTGCATGAAGCAAAAGATATGCTGATTGAACGCTTCGAGTGGATTTGCTCTCAGTCTCCTGAGTCTGCAAAATTCATGTGGGAGAATGGAACAATGGCCGGATATGACGGAAAAGATATTCGTTCTGCTCTGAAACATGGCACGTTGGCTGTTGGTTTGCTCGGCATGGCTGAAACTCTTCAGATTTTGATTGGAGAAGATCAAACTTGTGATAATGGTCTTGAGCTTGCAAAGAAAATTTGTCAGCTCTACAAAGATCGTTGCGACGAATTCAAGCACAAGTATTCTCTAAATTTTGGCGTGTACTTTACGCCCGCAGAAAACCTTTGCTTTACTGCCATGCAGAGATTTAAGGCTAAATATGGTGATATCAAAAACGTTTCAGACAAAGAGTTCTTCACTAACAGTGTCCATGTTCCGGTATGGCGAGAAGTGACACCGTTTGAAAAAATCGATATTGAGTCTCAGCTTGACGGATATTCAAGCGCAGGCTGCATCGCGTATGTAGAGCTCGACTCGACTGTAAAGAATAATCTCGGTGCGCTGGAAACAATTGTGAACTATGCAATGGATCATGACATTCCGTATTTTGCAGTGAATGTTCCAAATGATACCTGTATGGAATGCGGTTATTGTGATGAGATTGGTGATACTTGCCCTGAGTGTGGAAGTCATAATATTCGGCGTCTTCGTCGTGTGACGGGCTATCTCACGGGCGATTACACTACAGCTTTCAATCTTGGTAAGCAGCAAGAAGTTGAGCTTCGTGTTAAGCACAATCGAGTGATTCATTAACGTGTGAGTGGTGGGTTGGTGGGATTACATATGAAAGAAATTATTGTTTTCTTTGTGATTGTATGGGTTATCGCCTATTACATTTTAAAAGATAACTACAAAGATTGAGGAGATATTTATGAAGAAATTTATGGCAATTTTTGTTGCATTCCTCGTTGCGGTTGGCGCGGTGATTTGTACTGAGCGAGTACATACTGGTTATGTTGGTGTTGTTTATTCCGCAAAGGGTGTCGAGCAGCAAACTATTTCTCAGGGCTGGCATTTTATGAGCCCTCTGAAGCATGTGTCTGAGTTCCCGATTACTCAGCAGCGAGTAGTCTTTTCTAATGCTCCGTCCGATTATGGCGCAAAGGAACACGCAGATTGGCACATTGATGCTCCTGCTAATGGCGGTACGATTGCAATCAACCTGACTGTCAATTATAACTTCCTGCCGGAGCATGTTGTTGAACTGTACACCAAGTTTGGTGGTATGGACGGTGAGAGCCTGATGGAGAGCAAGATCCAGAATGATATTATTGCTTACGTCAAGGAAGTTACTCCTCAGTTCAGTGTCATGCAGATTTATTCCGATGACCGTGCAGGTGTTAATACCGCAATCACCAACTATCTGAATGAGAAGCTGACCGCAGAATATGGTATCAATGTTTCTTCCGCACTGATTGTTGATGCACAGCCTGATGATACCCTGATGCAGAAGATTCGTGCCAAGGAGCAGGCAAAGCAGGATGCAGAGATTGCAGAGCTGAATAAGCAGACCGCTCTGGCTCAGGCAGAGACTGATAAGGTTAAGGCACAGACGGAAGCTGACGTTAAGATGATCGAAGCACAGGCCGAGGCTGATGCAAACAAGGTACTCTCGGAGTCTATTACTCCTGAACTGATTCAGATGAAGGAAGCAGAAGCTCGTCTGAAGCATGGTTGGGTCACCGTTCAGGGTGCAGATACAGTCGTCACCAAGGGTGAGTAAATGAGGCTTTAAAAATGAAAATTTTCGCAAATATCTTAGGATTTATTTTATCCTGGTTTATCACAGTCCTTATTCTCTACGGTGTTTGGAAAATGCTTGGACCAAATTTTAGACTGTGGGTTGCAAGTGGAATCTGGTTAATTCTACTTGTGTTTGGAGGTTTTAAAACTAACAAGAGTCAATAAATAAATTAGTAGGGTGGGTGTGGTGGCATGAAAGGAGCTATATGGATTATTGGTCTGTTGAAGTAATGTACTACGATGATGGGCATCAGGAACTCAATACATATATGGTCAAAGCGCAGGATCAAAATGATGCCATGAACAAAGCACATCATCGCTTTGAAAAATCTCATCCCGGTATGAGTTGTATGGTCCAGAACACAGAAAAGGTAGGTGGTTAAGATGGAAGACGAAAATATCGTTTATGAAAACATCAATCCTGAAGATGACAACGAAAGATATTTTCTGACTCCTTGGGGTTGCCTTTGCTGTGCATTTGGAGATTTTGGCTTAAAACCTCCAGAAATCTCTGGAAAGATGGCTGATGCTCTCATGGATGATTTCTTTGAGATTATGGAAGCAACGGGTATTTTAGAGAAGAAGGGAAACGATGATTGTTAAATTCTTAGAACATCTTCTCCGTTGGTTTCTTCCAGAGTGCAGTAGATGTGGCGGTGTTATGCTTTACGATAACACTCATAGCTTGCATGATAAATGGCACTTTGTATGTGATACATGTGGCCGTGAAAAGTGGGGTGCATTATGAAAAAAATTACAGGAGTTCTAAAAGCAAAAGGATTTGATGACTGTAATTTTGAATTCTATGTTGATGACAATATGACAGAAAAACAAATTGAGATGGAAGTCTACCAACGTGCTGGTTTTAGTTTGGACTGGACGGAAGAAGATGGTTATGAACCGTATACTGTTACAATGTATCGTAAAAAGAGGGATGAGTAATGAATTACGGGCAAACACGTGTATATGGCGTAAGCCTATCGTACTTGATGGCTAATGGTGACCGTAGTTTTTCATACTATGAGGTGCCCGCCGACAGCGAATATGAAGCAATCCAATATGTACGCGGTCAATGGCATCGTGAACATCTGTTTGCTACTTACGAACCAGACGTGAGCGCTCGACTTTTATATACTGATTATTGGAGTGCTTGATAAAAGTGCCGTTTTGTGAGGTAAATATATGAAGAAATGGACAAAAGACCTTCTTGAAGCTAATGGATACGAGCTGAGAAACGCATACATTAAAAATGTATCTTTTGGAATAGAAGATTACGGATTTCTTTCTCTTACACTCACTTTAGAAGGTGATGGATGGGGAGTAAATTACACAGGTCCTTCCATCGGTAGAAAATACTACATCAACGAAGAGTCTATTAAAGATGGAAATGCTGCAAATTTTGAAGGTTATGAAGACGGAGCTGAAGCTATCGTAAGGATTTTAGATGTTGTTGATTGTTCTAAACTTGAATCACTTAAAGGAAAATACATCCGTGCAGCTATCGAAAGAGGAGAACCTGTGAAAATCATCGGTAACATCATCAAAGATCAGTGGTTTGATTACGGTTCGTTCTTCGATGATATGAAAAACAACACTGCCGATGATAAGGGTACTGAGGTAATATGGAGAAAAAATACGTAAAAATTTTCAAATGCCGTGGATGCGATCGCAATATCATTAAAAATGATGTTGATTTATCTGCTGTTGAGGAATGGAGTCTTTCCGAAATGTTTAAAGATGGTTATGAATACGCTGAAGTGTCTGGCGGTTCTAGGCTTTCTGGACAGAATAAATTCCTGCTCCACAGGTGTGATCCAGAGAAACTTTGTATTTGTGATTTCATTGGATGGAAAGAAATTGAGGCTAAAAATGATTAACAATCCTTTTGCAGAAGATGGCATCATTTCCTGCCAGTGCTGTGACAGTGGTGAATATCTCTTTAATGAAGATGGTAACCGTAATGGTTACTGTGGTAACTGCGGAGCTAGAATCGACTGGCCGGAAGATAAAGACGGTTGGAAGAATACAAATACTGACCTGCCGAAATATGGAGTGCTGTGCAAGATTAAATATAAAGATGGTCGAGAGGATACGGCTGTTTTAAGTTCTTGTGTTGGATGGCATACTGAAGGCGTACTTAATACTCTCAAAGAGCCGGATTATTGGCGATACATGATTGAGGAAGAGAAGAATGGGGCTTAAGGAACACAAAACCGGATGCGCTTTCTAAAATTCCGCTTTTATTAGAAAGGAAAAGTATGTTTAAGACTTTCAAAAATACTGCCGTATGCGTACTTTTAGCAGCGATTCTGCTAACTGGATGCTCTTGTGAAACTGATACTAATGGCAATGTTGAAACTGGAGATTTTAACTGGTGTTATCAAATTCGTGACACTCCACTTGTATACGATAAAGATACCAAGATTATGTACTATCGAGAGTATAGATTTGGAATGTGCCCTTATTATAATGAGCACGGTCAGATGTGCTACTACATTGATGGTCAGATTATTCCTGTCGAGGAGGTGTTAATCGATGTTGACTGAAATTGCTTGGCTTATGACAAAAGCTTATTTTATTTTGATTTTCACCGCTGCGGTAATTCGTTCTGAACAGATTTTGTATGATACCTCTACATATATTTTCCGAGGGAATAAGAAAAATGGAATGTATGGCTGTATTGCGCTGAATATTTTTATCATCGTATGTGCAAGTATGTGGACGAGGTTTATTTGAGATGAACTATGCTAAAATCGTTCCATGTGATATAGCGAACGGCGAAGGGGTGCGCGTCACATTGTTCGTGCAGGGTTGTACACATCATTGCCCCGGCTGTCAGAATCCTACTACATGGGACCCGAATGGTGGTCAGCCATTCACAGATGAAACGCTCGATAAAATTGTAGATTTACTTCGACCTGATTATATTCAGGGGCTTACGCTTACTGGTGGAGACCCATTGTATCCAGAGAACAGGGAGATGATTTGCAAAATTCTAATAAGGGTCAGACACGAGTTTGAAGGAAGCAAAGACATTTGGATGTGGACTGGATATACATGGGAAGAATTGATTCAACAGGCGGCAGAAGAATTGAAATATCAAACTATTCCGACAACGGTAACAATTATTCGAAATATAAACGTGCTAGTCGATGGCCCATATATCGAATCTAAACGAGATATCTCTTTACCGTACATGGGGAGTTCCAATCAACGTGTAATCGGCTGTAATAAGAGTTTTGCTTTACGAAGACCAGTCCTTTGGTGGGCTCCAGAAGATAAGAAAGGGAAATAATATGGATTTAGGAAACGCAACTAAGTATTTTGGACGTAACGGAACTATTGAGGCTTGTTCTCGTGCTTATCGCCCTAACATTAAAATCAATAAACTGCACGAAGATTCTCATCTGCCGACTTATGGTTCAAAAAATGCTGCTTGTGCAGACCTGTATGCCTATATCGGTTTTGATGACGCAACGATGGTAAACAAGAACGGTGACCGTTGCATTATGATTCAGCCTGGTGAGACAGTTAAGGTTCATACTGGTCTGCGGATGGCTCCGCCGGAAGGTTGGTATGTCGCTATCTATGCTCGCAGCGGTTTAGCAACTAAGTTGGGACTTGCTCCTGCGAACAAAACTGGCATTTGCGATCAGGATTACCGTGGAGAGTACATTGTAGCATTACATAATCATTCTAACTTCCCTCAGATGATTGCCCACGGTGACCGTATTGCTCAGATGGCGGTAGTTCCGTTCTGGCAGGCTGATTTTGAAGAAGTTTCCGAATTGGACGAAACTGAGCGTGGCGCTGGTGGATTTGGATCTACCGGAAAACAGTAAGAAAAATAAAGGAGAAATAATTATGGCTAAGTATTTTTATGTTTATTCTATTGCAGGTGCTGCGGATTCTATTGTGAAGATGTTTAACACTGAAACTGGTGCAGTAGGCGAAAAGTCTGTGCCGAAGGACCGCATCGACGGATTTGTCGATGGAATTAAGGCAAGCGGATATCAGCTGAATAAGGAGCTGGCTGAAGCTGATGTTGCTGAAGGTGAAGCAAAGCGCATTCTGGCCGAGAAGATGAGTGACTATCATGCAGCTCGTGATTGCTATTCCGAGAAGGCTGATGTTCTGAAGAGGGTTAAGGCTAAGTACGGCATTAAATAAGGAGATTACATAATGAAGTATTATACTATCGAATCTCATGCCGAGAAGGAAGCACCGTTTGGAATTGCTTGGCAAGTAAAGCTGTTTGATGAACACACTCTTCTTGAAGAATATGACCACATCTTCTATAACGAGATTGCTGGCTATTGCAAGTGTCTTGAAGATATGGGATTTATTGAGAATGTCGAGGTAAAAATTGATATTCAGAAAGAGTTAGAAAAACTCCAAAAGAATATTGACGATATTAATAATGCGACTTCGTTTGTGAATCGCTTTGGGGTGGGCACATTTGAATCGCATATGAAAACAATTAGCGTTGATGTCCCTAGAAGCACAAGATATACTTTCTTCTAAAAGGTAAATTTTACGGAGGATTTATGGAGGGGAATGAAATCGGTTTCCTGCAAGCGACAGACGGAATTTACAACGTAGATATTGGCGTAAGGGTCTCGAATGGCTCTGTTGAACTTGCATATTATAGTGATGCTCCAGATATGGAATTGAGTTCTGCAACGCTTACAAAAGAGAAGACAAAGACTTTGATTCTGTATTTGATATATGCACTTGAACAATTAGAGTAAATATGTTTTATGGGTGGGTGGGAGGAATAAATATATGAAACGGAATATCACAATAAATCAGACTCAAATTTGTAATGGCGATAACTGTATTCAAATTGGAATCATTCACAATGATGAAGTGTATACCATGCAAACAAGTTCTCCGAAAAGAGATGGCTCAGCGGAATTTACATGCAGTATGCCTGAACAGAAACATTATTTAAAAAATATCCTTTATAAGATTATAGAAAAACTAAATAGTCTTATTGGATGGACTATAGATGCGTTTAACGATATTTGATCAAGGAGATTGTATGAAAGCACATATTCGAGAAGAAAAGAAAACAACTCCATTAAAACTTGGCGAGGGAACATTACTTCAAGAGAAAGACGGCAAAATTTACAAGGTTTGCGACACAGTAGAATATGATGAGATACATACCGACGATGAAGTTATCAAGGTTGCTCTATCAGAAGAAAATATGATTCATGCGACGAACTTTTTTAACACACAGTTTGTATTTGCAGATTGAGGTGAAATGCTATGATTATGGTTGTTCAACACAAAGGAACTCCAAAGAAAAAGAGATACGCTGCAAAATTTTCGTGCCAATGTGGATGTATATTTTGGGCTGATGACAAAGATATTAAACTTCCGAGTTATTCCGTTATACGAGAATACGCACCAGGCGTAAAACTAGCAGAATGCCCAGAGTGCGGAGAACAAGTTGTTTCTTGTTTTCCAGCAGTTCCAAGAGAAAAGATTTTTGTGGATTGAGGTGCAGATATGTATAAAACTGATAGTTTGAAAAATCCAGTAATCGTATTCCATTGCAAGAACTGCGGTTGTACAACTAAGATTCGAGTGGCTTCTTTTGAAAATCCTGATTTGGACATTCCTGAGAATAATGTGATTGCGTGCTATGTGTGTAGAGCGGAAGTTGCTGGATCTGAGTTTATTTCTTGGAAAGAAGCAACTAAAACTATTTTTACCGTGGAGGTGCCAGATGGCTGTTAAGATTGTCAAGCACGGCCATGAGCCAGAACCTCAGAAATTTGCTATCGAGTTTAAATGTCCTTGTTGTCATTGTGATTTTTATGCCGACGACACATTTGATTCAATCTACAAAGACTATTATACCACAGCTGCTAATTTTGAGTTGCGATACGCTTGCCCTGAATGTGGCGAGACTGCTAAACAAATCGATATTGCAGATTATAATGAAGTATTCGGCAAACCAACACTTTTTGAGCGGCTGAGAGCTATTTTTGAAACACCGCTAGGTAGATACTATAGGATTCAGAAAGTCTTAAAAAGTTTGAGCGAAGGAGAAGAATGATGGCAATTAAGATTATTCAACATAAGCGAGCACCAAAAGAACTTGCATATCATTTTAAATGTGGTTGTGGTTGTGAATTTTGGTCTGATTCAGAAGGCGTTCTTGTTCCAAGGTCATTGAATGTGATTTTGTTTTATCAAACACAATGTCCAGAATGCGGCAGTCGTGTAGAGAGCCACGATGAACCGGTTCTGCGAGAAGAAGTTTTTGACGATTAAAATGTATGTTTTATGGAGGTTTTTATGATTGTTATTGGATATCCATGTATTGGTAAAAGTACATACGCAGTTGGTCATCCGTATCGTGCAATCGACCTTGAAAGCAGCAATTTTGTAAAGGATGATAATTGGGTCGAGTCGTATTGCAACGTCGCTATTGATTTATCGAGACAGGGACATGTTGTGTTCGTATCTTCACATGATGCAGTTCGTAAACAGCTTTTGAAGAGTGATTACGAATATGTTTTTGTAGTCTATCCAGCTATTGATATTAAAGAAGAGTGGCTTGAACGGCTTCACGAAAGATATTTAGAAACAGAACTCGAAAAAGATTATCGTGCATGGCATCGTGCTCTGAATTATTACGATGAAGATATTGCAAAGCTAAAAGAAGATGCAAAGGGCTTTAGTGGTTTTTATGAAATTAGTGGTGGTCGATATGACCTCACGGTAATTCTGGATGAATTTGAATATAGTTCGACTTGGGATCATTCGTGATTGCTAATTAAATTTTATGGGTAGGTGGGAGGAATAAAGAATATGACTTATACACTTATGTCTGTTCCAGAAGACAAAGAAGTCTGGTGCACTGGATTTCGATTTGATGATACAAAGGCTGGCATCAATTGTAAGCCGGTACAAGGAACTATTCATAACAAGGATTATTGGGACTCGAAGTTTAAAACAAAAAATCGCACAATCAGCGTGAATACAAATCAATCGTATTATGCATTTGCTGATACTTACGAAGAGGCCGCACATATTTATAATGAGATGATAAACACATTTCTTATTAACCTTGATAATAAATACCACAAAATTGCAAGCTCATTAGAGAGCTGCTATTTATCAAACGATCATGGTGTGATGTATTAAAAACTAGACTTTTATGAGGTAGATTGAATGGACGATAGATTTTCAATCGAAAAGAATCACTGGGAAATACAAAATCCAGAATGGGAAAGCCATTCTCATTTTATCTGCTCTAAAGACCATTATTGGACTGGTGTACACGGTATCAGCAACTATTTTCTTCAATATAAGAATTTTGGCAGAAGTAAACCAGTCGAACGATTTTCTGTAGAATGGCCGAACTTCGTAGAGCACATGTGGTTTATCCATTGGCGTGGCCCATGGGATTATATTTTTGCTTCATATAAATTATCCGAAATCAAACGATTTTTAGAACTTGATATTGATGCTATTAAAAAGAACCATTGGCCTGATGGCCGCTGCACTTGCTACAGTATTTATGACTACGTGACGAAAAAATGGTACTATTTTAAAATCGAAAATTTGGGAACGTTTTATGGATGCACGTGGCCGTTGGGTGATGATACGGGGGAGGTGATTAGTTGTGACTAAACAAATAGGCTATTATAGATCCGACTGGTACATTATGGGCATCGACGGTAAATACAACAACGCCTGTATCTCACATACAGAATCGCAGCTTCGATATACAGTCCCAAGGTCGCCAGAATGGACCATCAACGGATTGGGTTTTGCTTACCTTAGAGAACATGGATTTGAAGATTATCCTGAACTCTATGGTATTGTATTCTATGATATGGAGTGGTGGCGAAGAAAACGCTATCCTGGTGACTTCTATGTAGAGATACCAATTTGCAATTTGTGTACGGATGCCTTTCATTTAAAATGGCATTGTAAGGAATTTCGTGTACATCAGTGGTCCAACTTGAGGAAAGAAACAAAGTGGGTGAAAGGCAGAAGTAACTACACTATTTGTGAGCTCGCCCATAAATTACCACATGAAGAGTTTATTGAGTATTTGAAAGACAACGGCATCTATATTGTAAACGAAAGTGGTGTTGAACTTGGATGGTAATAATGAAAAACTCACTCTTGGAGAAAAGATCTTGTTTTTGACAGTCGGTGTGCTCATTACTCTTATTGTTGGATATTTTGTATGGGCGATTGGCGACGGTATCTATCGTCATTATAATCCGATTGAGTGGACTGCCACTATTGAAGAACTGGAATCGGGCATCTACGGATATACATCTACTATGGTATCTAATGTCCCAGCAGAAAATTACGAGATGCTTACGGTTCTTTGTAATGGCAATTATATGAATATCAAAGGCCATGTAAAAATTGTATATGATAGCAACGCTCCATATATCGAATATAAATCAACCAATACTGTTAATGCTGACTCTGTAATAATTCATGTTCAAAAAGGACAGATTAAAAATAATGGAGTTAGTACAGTAACGAGGTGATTTTATGGAAGAATTAGGGTTTTATGAAGGAGGACATCGATGAAAGAGCTTGGATATTATATTATCTCTGCTGACTTATGTGGCATTGCTCCATACCGTAGAGAAATCTTTTATAAGAAAACTTTGCTACAATATGTTGAGAAGAATTCGATTGAAGAATATTCAGTGAAATTTTATAACAGAGATGGAGCTGGACGTCCAAATTGGATAGGGGAGACAATTAAAAACCATTTTTATGTTGCCGTCCCAAATGTCGGTGAGCACTCAGAAACAGTAAAAATCAAAAGAAATAGTGACAGTTATATTGAACTGAAGAAGCAATTTCGATACATCTCTCCGAATAAAGTGTCTACTGCGGAAATTATGCACGATTTGTCTTTTGAGGATTTTTTAGAGCTTGCACGAGATATGGGTTACGATATTACTAAGCGACCTTGATAAAACTTGGATTCTATATAGGAGGTTCATAATGATTATTGATTGTAAATCTATTGCACAAGATATCAAAAATAAAATCAAGAATATTATCGCAGAAGATGACTATGCTCCTATTTTACATATTTATCAAGTAGGGGACAACCCTGCATCCAACGCTTATATTAAAGGTAAATTACGTGACTGTGAAGAGGTGGGAATCGAAGCAAACCTTATCAAACTGCCAGAAAATATTACGGAGGATGAATTAAATAATAGGATACTGGAAGATTATAATTGGGAAGATGTGGACGGTATCATTGTCCAGCTCCCGCTGCCAAAACATATCGATCCTAAAAATATTTGTATTCCAGATGAACTTGATGTTGATGGCTTTAATTCCACATCCAAATTTCAGCCGTGCACTCCGCTTGGCATTATGAAGATTTTTGATTCCATCGGTTACAATCTGGATGGCAAGAATGTGCTTGTATGTGGTCAGTCTGATATTGTGGGTCGTCCACTGGTCGATATGCTGATTAAGCGGCACTGTAATGTGATCTCTGTGAATAGTACAGGGAGCTACATGAAGAATACTGCTTACGTTACAAAACTAGCAAATGTTGTCATCTCTGCGGTTGGAAAACGCAATTTTATTTCTCATATAGATCTATTCAACACAGACATCTGCATTGACGTTGGCATTAACTACGACGAGAATGGCAAGCAACATGGAGACTGTGCTGATGAAGTTTATAAAATGAATAACATTAAAGTAACCCCTCGTATCGGTGGCGTTGGTCTGATGACCAGGGCGATGCTCTTATATAATGTGTGTGTGGCAAGGTATGGGGAAGAGAAGATGGAGAAGGTGATTGAATGAAAGAAGTCCCAATCTGGGAAAAAGCCACCCTGACAATAGAAGAAGCTGCAGCATATTCGAATATTGGTCAATGCAAACTTCGAGAAATGGCGGAAGAACAAAACTGTCCATTTGTGCTTTTTGTAGGCCGAAAACGTCTTATCAAACGTAAAGCTCTTGAAAAGTACATAGATCAGTCTTATTCGATTTGAAATTTGAGCCTTGATGTGGTATACTCATGTCGTCACATCAAGGCTCTTTATTATAATGTAAGGAGTCTAATATTATGGAAAGACGTAAAGATAACAAAGGTAGAGTTTTAAAAGAAGGTGAGAGCCAAAGAAAAGATGGCCTGTATCAATACCGCTGGACAGATAAATTTGGAAAACGGCATACTATGTACGCAAATGATTTAAAAGCACTTCGAGATAAAAAGAAACAAACTTTAGAGTCTGACGTGGAACAGGCCGATGTGATAATAACAATGTATGAGTTGATAAAACGATATGAAACTATTCACAAAAAATCACTTAAGGAAACTTCTGCTTATACACGAGGGCAATATCTTAGAAAAATAAAAAACGATTCATTTGGAGAAAAAAATATATCATCAATATCGACATTAGATGCGAAAGAATGGTTCTTATCTCTTAACGAAAATGGAATGAGCCAATGTGCTATCGGAAATATGAAAAATATAATTTCTCCTGCTTTTCAAATGGCCGTTGACGAGAATATGATTTCTTATAATCCGTTTTCATTTAGCTTGAATAAACTTATAAAGCCTACGAAAAAGAAAAAAATTCTATTGTCAGAAGAACAGTATAAAAAACTTATTGACTTTTCTAAAACGAGTAAAGTCTATAAGAAATATACGGATATGCTTATTATACTGCATGAAACAGGAGTTCGTGTTGGTGAGTTATGCGGAATAACAATTGATGACGTTGATTTAAAAAATAATTGTTTAAACATAACACATCAAATATCATATGTCCCAGGAATTGGAACATTTGTGCAAGAGCCAAAAAGTGAAAGCGGGAAAAGGAAAATCCCCCTTACTGATAGCGCAAGAGAAAGTTTCGAAAGGCTTATTTGTCAAAGAGAAGCATTAAATGATCCTGGTCCAGAGATGGATGGATATACGTCGTTCCTATTTTTGAAAAGAGGAACCCTTTCTCCAAAAGACAAAGATTCCGTCAAGTCAATTATTGAAAGTATGATTGGAGCATACCATAGAGAAACAGGCGACACTCTACCAAAGACGACACCACATACTTTTCGGCACATGTTCTGCACAAGACTGATTTCTGCTGGTATGAACGTTAAATCTGTTCAGTATTTAATGGGTCACGCTAATATACGAATGACGTTGGATGTATATGCTGAGTACAATCTACCTGTTACAGTTGACGATTTTTTAAGAATAGCAAATGGGTGA